ACATGAATGTGTTACCACTGTTATCTTTGAAAGTAACAACAGAAGTAAGCTTATATTCTTCACCAATAACAAATTCTACATAAGGGAGATATTTAGCAAGTTCCGCCATGTTTTCGCCGCTCATGTCTTGATTTATTGTACACTTACCAACAATATTTAGGTAATCTATTGAGTTACCTTGCAAGTCAAGACCTTTTAAGCCATAACCTGTTCCAGCATCAGATACAATACCAGTATCAGTATCGCTAATACCTTCTGCATAGCTCTTCTTCCAGTAATTTCCATTTTCACCAACATAATAATCACCAGCTTCTATACTAGATGCTTTTGGAGCATAAAGTTTTCTCAAATCAGACCAATCATTTATAGTCCAATCTATACCAGTTATATATACGTTAGTTAAATTTGTTGTTAAATCAGAATTTAAGCAAGCTCTAAATATGCTAGTAGCATCTAGATTAGGACAATTTGCTATAGTTAATTTTGTTATGTTCGAACAATTAATAGCGTCTTCTGATCCAATGATAACATTTTCAGTAGTTATCTTATGCTGATTTTTTAAAGTAAAATCTACCAAAGTTTCAGGTAAGTATAATTTTTGCAAATAACCAGCTGCAGGTAAACTTACACTCGATATTTTAGTACCATGAGCATAAACTTCTTCAATATTAGGACATGCACTAATATCAATAGAGCCAGTTAAACCTGAGCAATTACTGATATCTACATATTTTAATAGTGTATTACTACCAAAATCTAATTCTGTTAAGTTATTATTATAATAACCTTTTGTTCTATTACCTAACTGCAATCTAGTAAGTTTTGTTGCAGCAGATATATAACAACGTTGACAATATAAAGGCGATAAATCACCTAAGTCAGTTATTTCACTAGCACCGAAGATTTGTGTTTCAGTATCATTTGCAGTGATTGCAATTCCATCACCAAAAGTTTTCTCTTCGTTTGCTGTTAATCTAAAAGGTCCAGAAAGTGAGGAACCATACTTGATTCTGCAATACATATCAGAATAAGGTTTAATGGTAATTAAAGGACTAGGTGGAACTACTTGAGTTGTGCTCTCAGTAGAAGGTGGTGTATTAACACGTAAATCAATGTAGTTGTCTGCTTTATAATCAGCTGTATCCCACTTACTATCACAATATTTAATTCTGTTTTCTACAAAATATTTTAAGTGATGCTCACCATTACCTTTAACCTGATATAAGTTAGAAGTGTTTACAGCAGTGTCTTCATCAATATATCTAGCCATAGATAAATATTTATACTCAGCATCTTCATTATATATAGAAGCGCTAAATCTACTTGAGCCATCTTCAATAATCTGATTAACAATAGCATCATAAGTAATTTTTTCATCACTTCTGAGTTTAGCATACATTTCAGCAATTTCAGCGCCAAATGCCTGTCTAAAGTTAACCCATAATGTAGAATTTTGACCATTGTATACGTTAACACCTGATCCATAAGTATCAATATCTTCGTGATAGTAATCAAATACTAAATAACCAGTGTTATTAATACCCCAAGAGGTATCGTTATCGTAGAAATATGGATACCAATGACCAGCTATAACAGGTTTATTATCTATTAAAACCTGTATCCAAGCATCTTGATTCTCAGACTCACCTTTAGGTATTACATACCATGTATTATCTTTAACTTTTATACCATCATAGTTACCAGCATAATACTCAGTATCAACACCACTTATTTGCCAATAGCCATCATCATTTACAGTTATGCGCTCAGCCCAATAAGTTAAAAACATGTTTTTAGCACGTTGGTCAACCATGAGAGCAACAAATGTGTAAATATAATATATTAAGCAATAATGCAAATCAAAATAATCAGTGAATTCGTCTTTGAATTTTTGGATATTATCTTTTGTAGATACAACCCAATCATGCATTTTCTTAAATCTTGCAATCATGTTATATCTCAAAGTTGCAAGCTCAGATTGCTCATCTGGTGTAATAACAGCAGTAGCATTTTCTTTACTTGCTTCTTCTTGCAAATCTTCTAATTCTTCGAGTCTATCAAAATCATATGGTGTGTATCTAGGCTCGAAATCATCTAACCAATTTTTAGAAGAATCAATTTCACCTAAGAAATTACATGGTTTAGATGTATTGTTACAGAATTCCCAGCATTCTACATCATAATCACTATTAAAGCCAAATGCGTCTTCTGCACCCTTATCGAAGTTAAAATTACCTTTAGAAGAGAAAACAGGCTCGCTATCGAAATCAGCTCTCTCAAATATTACGCAAGGGAAACCTGTGATTGTTGTACGCACTTCAGGTGTATCATATTGAGCAGGTATTTTATTATAATATAAAGTTTCTACAAAGTTAGCGTTTTGGGTGTTATGAGTACCAGTACCTTCTGCATAGTCTACTTTGATACAGAATACTTTAGCTGGTAATTCGTTGTCCATGTGTTGATAAGCAGGGAAATTTTTAACCTTATTACCCTCAGAATCGTAACCAAGTTTTATTTTCCAGTTTTTACGAACATAATATTGCGAAGATGTACCTTGAACATCAATTTGCACATCAATAGGTCCACCATACACATTACTGAAATTTTTAGACTTATCAAACGGATTTTCAAAATCCATCTTAACGATTCTCTTATCACCTTTATATGCAGGCATTTTTCCGATAAAGGTGATAGTAGGTATCTTTCCTTTTAATTTTTCATAAGAAAGATTTCCATATTTATCATATATATCATTATCAGCATAAACCTCAAGTTTAGTACCGATATCTGTAGTATCTGCTATATAGTTATTAAGTATTTCTTTAGCAGTTAAAGCTTTGTTATATACTCGAATAGTATATAAATCTAAAGTACAACCAACGTCACCGAGCTTTATAGCTGTATTTGAGTTAAAGCTATCTTGCTCAGTATATCTAAATACGCTAGATAAAACACCATTTAAATAAGAATAGATAAATCTATCTGAACCAGCAACTTTACTATCAATTACAAAAGATATTCTTATTTTTTCAAGATCATCTTTTTTACTTTCTCTGTAATTGCAAGTTACTTGATCTAAAGCTGTACCTAGCATAGCAGTATCTGCTGTAGCTTTTATACCAATTGTTCGCTTTTCTGTTACAGTTGTAGTAGTTTTGTTACCTTCTGCATCTTCTTCAGTCTTATCATAAGTAACATCTTTAGTTGTAGAGCAATCTATAATTACAGTTTCACGGTCATTAACATCTCTAACTGCAAATTCAAACTCAATTGTTTTACCATAAATATTAAGTTGATCATCTAGATTTGCAAAAGGACTTAAATTAACAACAGCAGTAGCACCACCATTTATTCTTAAGCAAGTGTCTTTATTATCATCTAAAACCCAGCCGTTTGATGACCAGTTAAAATCATTGAAATCTGTAGTTATAGTGTTATTAGTTTCTGGGTTAGTGTATTCCCAAACATTCGGATTAGCTTCATTATTGCTTCTACCCTTAGCGCTTAAGAATAAGGAAGCACCTTCTTCAGCAGAAACTTTAATATTACTTTCAACAACTTTTACAGTATGACTCTTTACTAAATTTTCGTATTTAATAGAAAAGATTACAGAATTTTTAGCTGGATAATCTCTAGTAGCCCAGGTTTGTAGAGATTGATCTACTTCTACATTTTTTGAACTATAGAGTTTTGTTTCACCGTTTTCTATATAAGTTATTTCTAGAGTTACATTGCAGATAGCATCATTTGGATCATAAACGAGGTATGGAATAGATACCATATCACCCTCATTTATCTGTTTTGTTTCATAAATAGATGCTATCATAGGAGCTGTTTCTTGATCTACTGTTATTAGCACATCGTAAATTAAATGATTACTTTCTACTGGAGACCCATCAAGGTCAGCTGTAGCATAAACATCTAATCTATGTACACCATGAGATAAGTTTGCTACAGAAATTACCTGTTTTGTTTCTTTACCAGAAGAACTTTCTGATAATGTAGCTTTTCCAACTGCAGTTCCATCTATTTCAAAATGCACTGTTTTAGTTACTAGACCAACAGCTTTATATCTAAAATCTATATCTGAACTATAAGGAACATAAGGGTTAAATGTAGAAGATAATTCTAACTCAATTACAGTTATTGAGTATACTAAAGTTCTAGAATTACCATAGATATCTGAGCAGGTTATTTTAATTGAGTTATCACCTGGTGCTAGATAACTAGTTACATCTAAAGTATTATCGCCCTGAGGTATAGAATAGCGTTTCTTCTGTAAGCCATTTACCATGATTATACAAGTACCTTCGCCTGTAGATTCGCCATCTTCTTCAGATATAAAATTAAATTTCAAATTTACAGCACTATCTTCTGTTACTGAGAATGTATTAGAATCATTTAAGCTCTTTAATTTTATATTTATTGAGCTAGATGTTCCACCACCTCCGCCAGAGCCTCCAACAATAGTTACTGGATCCGATACGATTACGCCATCAGCTGTCAAATACAGCTTGCTGTCTTCGTAGAATAACCCATCAACCGCATCAGCATTTATAAATTTTTGTAAGCTACCTCTCAAGCTTGAAACATCTTCGCCAATAGCTCTAACAGCATCACCAGCAGTATCATGTTCGATACCATCATAACCGATTCTTATATCTTTAAGTTCGCTAGCATGATATGTGTTATCAGAATTCTCAGTATCAGCTTTAATTATATCATTTATTTCTTTTGTTAAAAGCTCGATATTTTTATCTGATTGCGAAGTTACATATGGAAGGTCTGCGAAATAATGTTCCCCATCACCGATTTTAACCTTGATAACCTAAGTATCTACAGTTGTTTCAGCTGATGTTTCAGTATCTATAATTGTTCTAGATATACACTGATCAGTTTCTTCAATAACGAGCTCACCAGCTTTTGGTTTTACATCAGAGGCTAACCATTCTTCAGTTGTTCCACGTCTATGTTGTGTTATAATTTTAGGCATGTGAGTTACCCCTTCTTAAATTAAAATAGAGAGGAGGAAGTTTGAGTTCCTCCTCTCTAAATAAGGCTTTCTTTTATTATTTATACAGTTTTATTTATTACATAACTGTAGTAGATGTACCGCAATCAAATACCCATACAACAGCGTTAGTACCTGATCCAATATCATCCATAGTTAAACCAGATACAGTAGATTTAACTTTATTAACTTCTGTATTAGTATAAGTTTTAGCACTAGCTAATGCAGCATCTGCTTTTGTTTGAGCAGTACCAGCTGCATCATAACTACCAAAATCAGTTACTTGAGATTTAGTAATCTTAATATCCTGGAAAGTAGCAGCAATCTTACCATTAGCTTCTGTTAAGGTTGCGATAGTTTTACCAGCACCCATTCCAGTAACAGTTACATCTAAGTCAGCAATTAAGCCATCAGCATAAGATTTAGCTGTACCTTCAGCAGCAGTTTGTGCAGCAGAAGCTTTTTCTTCAGCGTAAGTTTTAGCATTTTGTTCAGCAGCATCCCATGCAGTTACTTTTGCAGCAGTAATTCCATCAAGTACAGTTTTATTGCTGTGACTATGTTTCTTACTTACAGCATCAGCTAAATCAACTTCTGTTTGGGTATAAGTATCTAATAATGCTTTATTACTGTGAGTATGGTTTGTGCCTTCAAGACCATCAATAGCTTTTTGTAAAGCAGCATCAGCAGATTCTCTTGCAGAAGTTTCAGCAGCAATAGCTTGTGATAATTCTGTAGCGTTAACACCATCACCCTCAATCCATGTTTGGATTTCTTTTAATGTGTCGAAAGTTTTAGAAATACCTTCACCTAAAATTGAGTCTTTTAAGTCATCTGCATAATCTTTAGCAGCTTGTTCAGCAGCTGCAGCAGCACCTTTAGCATCATATAAGCCATCAGCAACATCTTTAGTTGAGTAAGCCTCTAATTTAGTGTCAGTGTAATCGTTTGCAGCAGCTTCAGCTTCATCAGCATAAGCTTCATAAGCAGTAGTAATAGCAGCTTCTCTAGTACCAGTATATGCTTTAGCGTCTGTTAAAGCTTTATTAGCTTTAGTAGTTGCGTCTGTAGCAGCTGCAGTAGTTGCAGCACTTTGTGCAGCATTAGCTTTTTCTTCTGCATATTTCTTTGCACCATAAACAGTATCTGCGCTAGAAGCATTTGTGCTAGCACCAATTACAGCGTTTTGAGCTTCTGTTTTAGCAGCAGCAATGTCAGATTCTACATCAGCAGTTTTAGCATAATCAGCTAAATCAGCAGCTTGAAGAGCGCTGTCAGCAAGATCTAAAGATGCTTGAACCCCACTAGCTAAATCTGTCTTAGCAATACCGGTGGAAGGTTTTACATATTTTTTTGCAATTTCTGTGCTAAGCTCAGTTTTAAGAGCTGTATCAGCAGCTGTATAAGCATTAGTTACTTCTGTTTTAGCGCCTGAAATAGCAGTATCAATTTGAGCTCTTTCAGCATCGATTAAATCTTGAACAGCTGCTGTGAAATCAGAAATTTTACCAGAAGTAATTGTAGGAATATCAGAAGCTTTAAGAGCTGCTCTAGTAACAGTAATTTTACCATCAGCTTCGCTAACAGCTGTTACAAACTGACCTGTTACTGCTGTATCAGTTACATCTAAAGCTTCGATAGCTGCAGTAATTTGAGCAGCTACACCAGTTGTACCAGTTAATTGTTTGATGTTAGCTACATCAGTTTTTAATGTGGAAATATCACCACCTTGAGTGCTAACAGTTGAGCTTAAGCTTGAGAATTCAGTTACATCACTTAAATGTTCAGATTTAGCCCATGCATAAACATCTGATGCAGGAGCAGCAACCCACTTTAATTCACTGAATTTTTTGTTACCATGACCTACTTTCATCAAATAAGTAGGAACAATATCACCGCCAGCAGTAGTAATTTCGATATATGCAAGAGCGATTTCACCTTGCTTTAAAACAGGATCATTTGTAGTCCAGTTAGCAAGTGAATCGTTTTTGTTTATAATTCTTGTGAAAATAGTTTTTTCAGTAGCCATAAAATTAATCCTTTATTAGTTATAATATATGTATAGTTTTTATGGTAGCGCTAAAAACTGTAGCGCTACCATATTTTTAATTACCTTATTAAGCGTTACCACCGTTAAGAATGAAAGTAGTACCTTCAGGAACAACAAGTTTTTCAACAGAAATATTGTTAACTTCCATAGTGCCATCAGATTTAATAGCTACAGTGTTCATATCAGTAGCTGATTTAACAACACCAGCAAGGTCTGCAGTACCATAATTTATGTTAACTACTTTATTGTTTACTTCAAGTTTAGTACCAGCAAGGTTAACCTGTTCGATTACGTTAACTTGAGCGCCATCAGCGATTCCTTCAAGTTTAGTTTGGTTGCTAGTTGAGAATAAGCCAGCAAAACTATCTCTGTTACCAGTAATCCATATATCAAGGTTATTAACGCTACCAGCTTCAACACTACCCGAAATTGTAAGGTCATCACCGCTTAAAGTTAATTTATCTAACTTAGCTTTATCACTGTCAGCTAATAAACCGTAACCATCAACTTTATCTACTTTACCAGCTAAAGCAGTAGTTAAACCAGTAACTTTAGCTTGAGCTACTTCTTTAACCTCTAACTTACCAGCTTCAGTGATGTTAAACTCACTTTCTTCTACGCTCTTAATTTGAGCAAGAGCATCTACTTTACCTTCTACAGCATCTAAAGCAGTTTGGTCAGCTTTCTTACCAACTTCAGTATTGATTCCACTTACAGTAGTATCAACTTCTGTTTTTGTGTAATAGTCAGCGAATTTAGCTGTGTTAGCTTTAATATCAGCATCTAATGCTTCATGTTCTGCTACCAAATCAACTGTTTTGGTGTAATCAGCGAATTTATTATCAACAGCTGTAATACTACCTTGAAGTTCAGTCTTAGCTTCGCTTAAAGCGCTAGCTGCAGTTGCTTCTGCTGCTGCTTGAGCTGCATTAGCCTTAGTTGTAGCATCAGTAGCTGCATTTGTTGCAGCAGTTTCGATAGCAGTATTTAATTCTGCGATATCTTCACCATGAGCATCAGAAACTTTCTTTAACTCAGCATCTGCATAATCTTTAGCATTTTGTTCTGCTGTGTTAGCTTTAGTAGTTGCATCAGTTGCAGCTGCATCGATAGCTGCTTGCTTAGCTGTACTAATATCAGCAGAAACTTGAGTAGCATCAGCTTTCTTAGCAAGATTTTCGTTAATAGTAGAAATATCAGCTTCTATAGCATCGATATCTTCTTCTGCTTGAGTTAATCTCTCGCCTTCAGCGCTAATATCACCAAACTCAACAAATGCAGTACCATTAAATACATATTCTTTATCACCAACAGCGATAACATCACCAGATTTATAACCAGTTACATCTTCTGGAACTGCATCTTCTGTACCGATGAAATGCATTGCGCCAGATAAACCTTTAATTTGTTCTTGCAATGCATCTATTTCACCTTCTGCTGTTTGTAATCTACCATCAATAGCAGTTACATTTCCATTAGTTGTATCTACTCTAGCATCTACTGCATCAATAGCATCAGCATTTGCTTTTATACTAGCTTTAACATCAGTATCATCATAAGCTTCTGGAGTAGCAACATATAAGCCATCTTCTTTAACAGAAACAGCGTTACCTTCTTCTGCAGAAACTTTTACAGCTACGTCATATTTAATATTTGTAACTGCACCATCTCCATCTTTTGTTTGAGTAGATTCTACAGCTATTGTGTTATCTTTAGCTGCAACTTCAGTAACAGTATTACCATCACCAACAGGTGCAGTACCAATTTCTTTAAGTGTACCATCAAGCTCAATGCTGTATTGGTATACTTTAGCATTTTCAAGGTCGATATAAACAACTTTTTGACCTACATAAGCAGAGTTTGTTAACGCATAAGCTTCAAGAGCTTCAAGATCATACCAAACTTCTGATTCATCAAGAGGTTGACCATTAGATCTAGCAAAAGATTTACCGAAGGTCATAAGGTCAGCTGTTTTTATGATTTCATCTTCTCCAGGAACATAACTTCCTAAATTACCAAATTTTTGTGCCATTCGTTATACTCCTCTTATTAACCATTCTTTAATGTAATTCTAAATTGGGTGTCTGCTTTCAAAGGACCAGCAGGTGTGTAAGCCCAAACTTCGTAATCGGCAAGACCATTATCACCACCACGTTTATCAGCAACTTTAATTGCATCAGATACTTTTACGAAGTCTGTAATAGTTTCCCATGACATTGTGAAATATTCTTGCTTACCAACAGTGTATTTTGCAGGGAAAGCTAAAAGAAGTTTTTCAGTACCAGCAGGAGCTGTAAAAGTTTGAGCAGAGGTACTTACTTGCGCAGAAATTCTGTTAGCACTAGCTACGCTATTAATTCCCCAGATAAGAGCAGAATCTACAGCAGCGTCTTTAGCCACAGGACCCATAAACATTCTTCTCCAACCAGTGATAGCACTTGACTTACCAGTTTTTGTACCTTCTACGATTTGTTTAGTTGTATCAGCGCAATCATTACCCTTATTAGTTTTAGGAACATCACCGCCAGTATGTGTAGCTTTTGCACTTACTGTAAAGTTAGTACTATCTTCTACGAGTAAATCAGCTAAAGCAACATTATTTAAACTAGAAGCAACAGTTGTATTTCCTTCAGTAGGCTCTACAGTATTGCTATATCCAGCAGTAGATGTAATTTCCCATTTAGTAATATCTGCACCAGTGGGGTCAGGACCAAATTCATAATTACCATCGCTGTATGTTGCTGTATAAGAAAGACCAGTTAAGGTTGTACCAACTTCTTTACCATCGGTTGCAGATAAAGATACTGTAACAGAAGGATCTGTTTTTGTTGGATCTGCTTCTTTAACCCAAATTGCTTCGAATACTTCTTTGAGGTTTTTACCAGTTGAAGGAATTGTACCCTTACCACCAGTAAGAGTAATGTAACCAACTTCTTTGGTTACCATCATATCTTCATCAAAGTAGACATTTTCTGCGTTGTAGTTACCATCAGTTGCTTTCCAATTTTCACCATCCCAAACATAAGTGGTTACAGATTTAGCATCACCCGCAATAGTTGTTCTAACAACACCGATATCGCCTACAGTATTACCAGTTGTTGGAAGAGCAGCTGCTGATTCAGCTTCTCTATAATGGTTAGTTACAGAACCCAAATTGATAGTAGATAAATCAACAGCATAATTAAGTTGATTCCATTCAGTTGCATTATCACCGAACTTAAACTTACCTGTGTCGATTTCTACACCCATTTCACCCTTTCCTAAAACAGGGTTAACTGTAGCCCAATTTGCTGAAATATCATTTCTTAAAAGAATTTTAGTTTTTACTTCTGCCATCTATAAATCTCCTATAATTTATTAGTCAAATATTATCAGGCGCCATATACAGAATTTGCATCGCCGCCATCTATTACTTTTACGGAATGTATTCCAAAATTTACCATTTTACTATTTTCAACATCCCAAATATAAGTTTTACCATCTGTTTCATTTATATAAAAATATCCAACTTCTCCAACATTTGGTAACATAGAGCTGATGTTAATTATTTTAGAAGCATCTACATCATTTTTTGTAGCATAATTTGCTTCAATATCTGCTGTTTTAGCATAATCATTTAAGTCATCTTTTGTAGCATAACCACTTAAGTCAACTTCTTCCCCAGCTAGTTGAGCTTCAGCTATTTTATTTGTTACAAAAGTTTCAGTTGCATAGCCTTCTAAATCAGCTTCAGTTAAGTAGCCAGCTTGTGCAATTTCAGCTTTTAATGCGTCTATTCTAGCATCTATAAGCGCATTTACTGCAGTTTCATCTACGCCAGAACCAGTTCCACCAGCTTCTAATGCTGATACTCTATCAGCTATAGCATTGATTTCAGCTAAAGTTCCTAATTTATGCCAATTATTAGTAAGTGTTACATCGGGAGCACCTCTACCATTCCATTTACTATCATAAAAATAATAAATACCATTGTTAGAAGTATCAACTCGATTAGCAACAGCTACAAGCATACCGTTGTAAGCATAACCATGGAACGTATCTGCTATCAATAATTTATCATAGCTATCTGTGAGCATCTTACCATCAAATGGACCTAGACCGCTGTGGATATATTGACTTCCAGTTAATAAAGCCATTTATCAATTCTCCTTATTCTATAATAAATCTATATATTTTACCTGGCGACATAGTATTTGGATCGATTAACCACATGTTATAGCCAGGAAGCGCATCTTCTTCTGCTTTGATCTCAGCATAATATTGCGTATCATAAAGACTTTCTATTACAGTCAAATCATCAGTAAGTGTTATTAATTTAGTTCCAGTCGAAACATCCCATACTGTGCTGTATTTTTTACCAAGCTCGTCATATTCGTCAACTCTACCTGAGACATTAAAATCTACAGCTTCTGGAAAAGCAATATGATAAACATGGTTCAAATTAACATCACTCACTTCCTGATAGCCGGATTCAATAACGTTACCACTAGAATCTTTAATTTGATAGAAACCACTTTGAGTAGGTTTAACAATTTCGCCAGCAACTTCTGAGCCAGCAGCTATTTCAATATAAGTATAAGGTGTAGCTGTAACATTACCATCAGCATCAATAGAATAAACAGGTAATTCTTCTGCTATAATTTGATCTGTTATAGAATCATAAACTACTTTCAATGTTGCACCTAACATCTTAACAAAAATTTCTCTGATAGTCATTCCTTGCAAGCTTTCAGTACCATCACCTACAAAATTGCCAATTGCTTTTGTTACAAAATAAGTATCAGTGAAAAGTACATCATCTGCTTTAACTGAAACAGCAGCAGTTACATCAGCTTTTGTAGCATAATTAGCTAATTCTGATTTATCTGCTTTACTATTAAGGCTTAAAGTTACAACCTATTTAAAATCTTCTAATTCTTCGCTTAATGCGGTATCAGTAGCTACTAATTCTTTAAGCTCTTTATCAATAGCTGTAAGATCTACTGTATCGAGAACCCACATAGGACCTCTATCAGTAAGTTCATATCTGTAAGTTTTCTTTTCTTCTGCAACATAAACAGGACTACCATTTTGCAGAACATTATTGTATTCATATGTGGCTTTAGAAGTTAGAGCATTTCTTTCAGCGATAGTTTGTACAACTATATAACTACCCTGGATATACTTACTCTCAACTACATATCCACACATATCAGCAGGTGTTAAAACGCCGATCAATGGAACACGAGTAACAATATTTTCAGCCATATTATTCTCCCTCTAAAGTTATCTTAAATTTATATGCAACACCAGGTATAGCTGCAAGTTTTGTTGTTCTGCAGCAGAAGAAATAAAATTCTTCACCCTCATAAGTTAAATGTAAAACACCATCTTGCTCAATCGTATTTACTTGATAAGTCAAACCATTATCAGCCTCTACTTTAAGCACAGGTTTTGTTGAGCATATCCAGAAATATCCATTTGATGTTGGCGCATATTCGATCATATATTCCTTAACATCATATGAAAGCTCCATACGGTTTAATAATGCAAGCTAAGCATCATCTAATGTAGTTGTTTTTGTCATTCCATAACAAAGCACGCCATCTATTACCCCAGGTATATCGTGAACTGGAGCCCATACTAATTCGCCATCTACTAGCTTTCTTATATAGATAGCTGCAGGATCTGGATTTTCGACTTCCCTTACAAACCCTTTCAAAATATCACTTAATTGCGAATGGGTTACATAATCTTTTGCTTCCAATTCTTCTTTTGTCACATAGTTAGATAAGATTGATGGAGAAAGTTTTGGATAAGCTTTTAACGTTGTTTTTAAATTCATTAACCTTTTCTCCTCACTTAATTATTAATTTATAATCATCTGATGAAACTAAAGTCTAAATAGTATCATTAGAATCTGTTAAAACTAATTCGCAGCTATAAACACCTTCTACTAATTGTCCATTTATATAAAACTTAACAACAGTAGCAGCTGGTAATGATTGCGTATACATGACTTCATGTCTAAAATTATATATAGATAAAGTCATTAATTTACCAGATAAATAGGTCTCAGCATCTTCGTAAAATTCTAAATCTTTATATGTAACATCACCCTCAGTAGTGAACTCTAAAACAATAGAATCACCACAATTCCATGAGTAACCAATAAAATCACCTTTTATATTATATTCTGCTAAAGGTGTTTTATACTCATTGACTTCAGCTCTCATGTTATTAGGTATATATGAAGTTGGAATGTTGTGATAAGTTTCAAACATAGTCACCTCATAAAAATCCAGAATTGCTTTTCACAAATAATTTAGCAATTATTTTATGTATCATTCTAGATTATTTTTAATTTATTCGAATAGGTCGCCTTAAGAATTACCTCATGGCGACCTATTATTTTTATAATACGTTTCTGTAATAATCTCTCAGAAGCTCTGCTCGGTCATCATAGGGTGATTCGTCTTCTATAGCATAATTATCCCAATTATCATAGACTTTATCTCTAGCTCTATCTTTATAATAATCCTATAAAGCTTCACCTAGATTTTCCCAAAGCTCTTCGTAATTTTCTTTTACATATTTTTTCCAGTTTAAATCATCTTCTAATTCTGGATGTTTATCTATATCTATGTCAGCATGTTCCCAAAAGAATGTTAAAACTTCGTCTGAATCTATCTGTACATAAACTGATCCAGAAACTTTTCCAGAATCTTCGTCATCTACAACATCATCTGCGTAGTATTCTAATTCTTCTGAAAAATCAAATTCTTCTGAAAAATCTTCCACTAATAAAATTTTCATATAAAACCTCCCGAAGACTTATTCAGCGTCTGGAACTTTCTTTTTTACAATATAATTTCCATCTTCTTCTGCTACATATAGACCCATTTCATCTAAGTCATCATATAAGCCACCGCCAATTCTTCCAAAGCATTTAATAGCTGCATCAACTAAAGCTTGAGCTTCTTCTATTTTATCTTCTTTTACTGCTTCTTCTAAAGGTTGCTCAGCAACCTTTGGCGCAACTTCTATTACAACAGGTTCTTCTACAATAGGTTCGCCTGAAATTATTTGCTCAGCTTCTTGCTTACCATCTTCAACTTTTTTAGCTTGCTTTGAAACTTCTTCCATAGCATGTTGTAACATACCAACATGGATTTGCTCTTCTTCGTTTATATGACTTACAACAGCTGCTAACTCTGAATATCCTGTGTCATTTAAAATAGCTACTAAAGAATTATATTGAGCAATTGTAGCATACTCATCAGTAATAGCCTATATGAGCATGTCAGCTATTCCTATATCTTCTGTTGGAACAGATTTTGGTTCACCTGGATCGTTTTCTTTATTTGGTTCCACCACAACTGGGCACTCATCCATTACTGGAATAGAGCAAGGCGCAACTTCTTCTGAAGTTACTACAACTACTGGAACAGTTTCAGCTTCTTCTTTCAATAAATTTTCTTGAAGCTGTATTTTTGTTTTACCAGCTTTTTTTAATTCTTCATAGAATTTTATTCTAGCTTTTCTATCTAAATATCCCATCATGTACCTCCAGCTTAAATTGTTTCTTTAAGCTTTTTCATTGGATTACCATCTGGGCCAATTACTGTTTCATAAATATCATCATCAGAATCATCAGTTTTTTCAATTAAACCTAAAGATTCTAAAATCCAATCAGATTCGAATTGAAGCATGTCATTTAACTCATTAGCACCAACCCCGTTTGGATACATATCTTCAAGCATAAATTCTAAAGTATCTAATTTCTTAGCTTCTACTATTCTTTGATAAGTATTTACTGCACCATCCCAGGGTCTGAAATTTCTTAGGCCTTCTGTTGAAATTCTAGCTTCTGTAAGAATTTCCTTTTCGACATCTTCGATAGATTCCTCAATTTCTTCGCTGGGATGGATACATTCCTCTTTAGTCTCGATATCTGTATTATCTTCCTTAATATCTTCTTCAAGCTCTTCTACTTTTTTCTTTGAAGGCTTTTCAGACTTAGCTACTGGAACATTTGGATCAAAATAATGACCTTCCCAATCTTCTTCTGTCAAAAAGATATCGCAATAGAATTTATCTTCTGATTGAACATATTTATCAGAACCAACTTTATAATCTTTTCCATATTTTTTAGCAATGTCTACAGCTGGTTGTAATGCTTCTTCATCTTTAGCCCAAATTCTAATTGAGCAAGAATCATCTCTTCCAAAGACTACGCCAATTTTGTCATCTAAATAGTTAGCAGAAGGTAATCGGGTAGGTGATGTTGAACCATCGGGGTTTTCTACATAACCCCATTCGCCTTCTGTTAATTCTACTTGAATAATTTCTGCTAAAGAATCTCTCTTTTGTTTATAAACTAATTTAGATCCTTCCTGTCTTTTATACTCAGTTAAAAGCTCACCTTCAGAATCTTCTTTTTTACTTTCTGAAACTGATTCTATTTTTTCGCGAAGAGTTATAGCAATATCATCAATAACTTCTGAAGCATCCATAAGCTCAGCTTCTGATCTAAAAGCGTCTACTACAGCTTCTACAGATGTATAATATTTACAAACAGCTTTATAAGAATCTTCTATGTATTGTATATGCTCATCTGTATAAGCAGCTTCAGTTATTGTAGCTTCTGTAAGGTCTTCATCGGAAATAAATTCTTCAAAGAAAGATTCGCATAAATGCATTTTTTTCATGTCATCTGATTTAATATCTTTGTGAGCTTCTATATCTTCGTTAGGCATCTCAAGCTTTCTATCTTCCATAGCTTTTTCTGCTCTTTTCTTGAGTTCTTCAGATTCTCTATAAGCACCAGCCATGACATGATCCATAGTGCTATAATCAATATCACTAACCTCAACAGCTTCATGCATTGATTTATATTTCTTTAATTTCATAATTTTTACACTCCCATTAATGTTGTTAGGTACTTACTTTGTATCTAAATAATTTAGCAGTTATAAAAAGTAACACAACACTAAATAAAAATTTTTATATCTTATGCAGCAATAGAATATTTTGCTTCTAATTCGTCAAGAGCTGCAGTAATTTCATCTATCGCTTCCTGGATATCTGCATAAGAATCATAAGCACCACCCCTATTAATTTCTCTAGGTGCAGTTTCTTTGAGATACTTTAGCATATCTTTGCAATCTTCAATTTTTCTTTTCATTTCAGCTAGCCAAATATCTTTACCACCAGCTTCTTCAATTTCAAGAGCTATATCTTTGACAGCGCCTTCTTTTAAACACTCAATAATAGTATCTTCTGGAAGATTTTTTCCTTCTTCTTCGTTGCAATTAATTACAGCCCAGAAACCTCTTATTTTTTCTTCACCATCATAAACGCCATCAGCTGAAACAATATAAGGAATTTCTTTATTTGAGAAATCATAAGAATGCTTTTCGATGTGAGTAACTTTTATCTCATCTCTAAATTTTTCTCTATAAGCTTTTTCTATAGATTTAGCTAATTGCTCAGCAGTCATACCTTCTACTTGCTTATATTTAAAATAAACATATCTTCCAGAAACATATTGACTTTTTTCGTTCTTATTTACAGATTCATCTAAATCATCTGCGAATCCATTATAGCTATTAAACCAATCTTCAGCTGCTTTATATGAATCAAATTCGGCATCAGCGTGAGAATCATCTGGACCATATAAGTCAGAGTCACCGAAGATAAATATATGTTGTTCTTCACTTGAAGGAAGAATTCTTTTGTACCAGGTGTAGTCAGTCATGAATCCATCTGAATCTTCTAGTTGTTTAGATGCTACTTGTTCCCAATCAAACCCATCATCAACCCATTCTTTAAATAGATTTTCATTCAATAACATTTTCTAAGCCTCCAATTAATAATCAAATTTCTTAGCTTCATCTAAAGCTGCTTGAAGCTTTTCTTGAATATCTTGATCATAATCAGCAGCTGATTTTGTTGCTGATGATTCAGTCATAATATCATGAAGCATTTCTTGAACATCTCTTAAAGATTTTAATATATTTTGAGCAACTGTTTTATTTATAGAATCACTTGAAGAACCATATTCAGAAGCATCAGGTTTCTTTTCCCAGAATAACTCCCAACCATCTTCTTCTATTTGCTGTATATCATAATCATAGCCGCGAGTTGTTAACCAATCTACAGCTTTATCTAGAGACATTTTATCATATATAGATACTGAGCCGTATTCTTGACCTTGATCTTCTACCATAGCAAAAAGAAGTTGTTCGATAGTCATATCATCTTCTGAAATTTCTTCTTCATCCTGATCTTCGGTTAAAACAAAATCTTTATCTACAATTTTTTCTTTGAGATATTTTTGTAAAGAATCCTTTGAGTAACCTTCTTTAATCATTTCAGCTATTTTGCATTTTTCATCAGTAGTGAAATGCTCACTTAAATAGCAATTAAGAAGATCAAATTTATTGTTAGAATTCTTATCTAAAATGTTTAAGCATTCTTCTATAGACATAACATCACCGAATTCTAAAATTTCTTCTACAAAAGGATTTTCTTCGATTTCAAATGATCTTAAAAATTCATCAGATGCTTTAATAAATTTATTCATAATATCTTCGCTAGCAAAATAAATGTAAATTAAACCATTTGTATATTCTGCGACGATACCTTGCTCATCAAAATAGATTTCATGCTCACCAGTTTCTTCATTTACTACGTGATATCTACCATCAGGGAATAATTCAGAAGGATCTCTCTCACCTTCATCTACCATAACTAAAACATCACCAAAATCTTTAACATGCAGTATTCTAGCAAATTTCTTAAATTTTTTCATCTCATCATCTAGTTGCTTTTCTGGAACATTTCCAATCATGTCAGATAATAAATCCTGTACAGTCATAAAGCTAACCTCAGAGATACTAGAATCACTAGCTTCAAGAATTTTTTCATTTCCACACTCATTTAATTCGTCAATAAAGTTTTTCAAATCTAATTTTCCTCCAGTTATTTTATATAGAGAATAAATAATTTCGCGACAATCTTCATTATCGTTACCAGATATGTTAACAGAAACTTTTTCGTTTGTTTCTTTATTATTTATTATATACTTCTCACCATTTTCTATAATATCTATATAGTCAGGTAAATAGGTTTCCAAATCAGCAAAATCTTGCAAACTTTCTATAATAGTCTAGCCAACTAATCCAGATCTCTTAATTATGATAGCTTGCTTCTTCTGTTTAGCGTTCATACCTTTATATTTGTTATATCCATAAACCTTACCACCAATAATGAAAGCAAGATTTTTAGGATCTTCTGATATTGTTTCAGTTTCACCATCAGCATTTGTAACACTAAAATTAAATGCTGTTACATTTCCAGATCCATCTACTGATACACTTCTATTTGTTTTCTTTTCAGCTGTAAAAGATCCATCTACTGCAAATTCTTTAGATTTATAACCATTCTTATCAAGAACTTTTCTAGCATAACTTTCAGCATCTTTTGGTGATTCGAATCTTTGTTTTGAAATTTCAGGTATCTATGCAACTTTAGCGTAATATTTTCCAGCATCAGTTTTTTCAATGTGGATTACTTTTTTCAAATTTCCGTAATCATCCCGTTCTTCTCTAGTTACAGATGTATCTGCTGTATCAGAAACTGTATCAGTTTCTATTGTAGATGTATTTACAGATTTACTTTCTAAAAATTCACTAAATTTTGTAAAAGATCCTCTATCTTTGAAAGCAAACATATCTTGAAAAACAACACAATTAAAAGCTGGACATAGCATAGCTTTTCCTTTAGCATTCTTTGTTTGTTTGCTTAAATCCACTTCCTTAAATTTCATAGATACTGCTTGCTTAAAAATCTTTTTCACAACAGTTGCTAAGTTTGCTGATGATTGCACCTTACTCAAATATAATCTTATCTGAGAATACATAGCAGGATCAGCAACAGAATACACTAGAATATCTGATATGTTTTTTATGTTTAATAATTTGCAAGCATATTTAATTTTATCTTCTTTATCTGCATATATGTTAGCAGCTTTACCATCAAAAAACTGTAAGTATCTGTCACCTGTAATAAGCTTTTGAGGGCTAAGAGCTTCATTTATTATACCTTTCATAAATACTCCAATAATAAAGCAAAAAGCGTATCCGTAAAGTAAGATACGCTTTTCTTATCGAGAATCTTCTTTACACTATAATTTAGCCTTAGAGCATAAAATTATTAAGTAAAGAATAAAAATTTAGTTTTAATCTTCTATTGAGTTTAGATAATTGAAAATATCTCTTTCGCTTGAGCTAGCATTAGGTGTTTCGATTTTATCATGGAAGTACTCATCAGATCTTAATTGATCGATAGCAGCATCCAGCTCTTCTTCTGATTGAGCATTTAAAATATTTCTCCACGATAATGGACTTAATACCTGAAATTCTACTTCATTAGGCTTTTTAGCGAGAATGGTTGTCCATTGCCAACCTGAACCGAAATCTAAATAAGTGTTGCCAACAAAATATTTATAATTTTTAACGCTCAAATCAGTCAATTTATCTGCTGCTTTTTGTAGTTGAGCATATTCTTCAGAATCTTCTGCGAACACTTTTTCAGAGCCTACTTCATACTTTGGTTTTTCTATATCCGCAGCATCTTCATTTATTTGAGCATCTATTGCATCTTCTTCATCAACCAAATCTCTATATTTCTTTGCACCTGTTTTTGGATCAATTGAGAAGTGCGGTTGTTTCTTTAATTCTTGCTTTCTTTGCTCTTCAGCATCTTTTGCTTGTTGAGCTTTCTTTGCATTTATATCATCAAGTTGTTTCTTAATGCCAGCTTGATAATCAGTCATAATTTTGTTATATTTGTCTACAGGGTTACCTTTAATAACTTTACCATTCTTTTCGATGTATTCGCAAACTTCCCAATTCTTTGGATCTATATGTTTTATCTTTTCAATAAACTCGTTTTCTTTCTTTGGATCAAGTATTGCGTATTTTGGGCCTTCACCACTATGTTTATTGAAGATGCCAATATTTCTACCTAATAATCTATTAAAGACGCCTTCTGTCACTGTATCTGAGTTCTTTCTTAATTTTTGTGCTTTAGTTCTTGCTGTGTCGATGGATTCATCCAATTCTTTTCCAGGTATTCTATATACTTCACCATCGGATGCATCTTGATGCACTCCATTATATATGTTAGGGCCATCACCAAAATCTTCTACATGGATTACAACAATATCATATTCTGAATAACTTTCCCAATCTGAACTATCTCTAGCTTTTTTCGCAATTTCTATTGCACTGTCTTCTGTGGGAGCACTATCTATGAATTCATACAAAAATTCATAAGAATCATTTTCCTCACCAAGAACAAATCCGACCTCATACCAATCTTCATAATAGGAATCATCATAATCTTCATCTTCATCATAATCTTCATCATCGAAGGTCTCTGTTAGATCTTCCTTCCAGAAGTGGATAACATAATCGCTACCTTCTTTTCCTTTATACTCACATTCGTAGTGCTGAGAAAGTATTTCCATAGCAAAATCTTTTTCACTTTGGAAGCCATATCTAATAGTATCTTCTTTAGTTTCCCAATTATTAGTTTCGCGTTTTAATTCAGCTTCTACTTCTTCTTTTGTATAAGGGATATCGCCATCAGATTCTTCTTCGATAACATTCTCTTTAATAGCGAGTTTTTGTACTTTCTTAAATCTATAAAGATGTACAGTGCCGTTAGGTTTTTCTTTTCTTTCAATATCAGGAACAAAATCAAAGTCTTCTGCTACTTTTGTTACAATTTCATCTACCTGTTTCATTTTAGTAGGATCAACTGCTTGGATAGCAATAACATAACCATCTTTAGCAGCGACCATACATTCGATACCTGATCTAGTAATCTCAGCATCAGCTTTTTTAGCTAACTCTCTTAAATCATCTGTTAAAGTATCTATAGTAGGTTTATGTAATTTCTCTTGGAGCTCAACTTCGTTATTAGTTTCTTTATCAATGATTCTATAATCTTGATAAACAGCTTCTACAGCAGCTTCACCAGCTTTAGTAGCTTTTTCGATTGTTGACCAACAATTTAACTTGTGCCAATCCCCTTCATCAAATACTTCTACTTGATAACGACCTCTAGCGCCTGTTGCTTTTGTTTCGGTTAAGTTTTCATCTAAGTCATCATCGTCGTTATATGGATCGCCAGCCATACAGATATAATAATAATCCCAATAGAAATTTTTGTATGCTTCTGCTTGCTCTTCTGTGAAATCATATTCGGTCATGATGTTTTTCTTATCATCATTCTCCCATTCTGCTGGATCCATAGGATGACCAGTTTCCCATGCAAACTCTGCATCTTGCTTTGCTATTTCTTTAGGATCCCAAGCCTCGTTTAATTCTTTTTCTATATATTTTTCGCTCATGTTAACCTCTCAGTTATTTTTTAATTTTGCTTAGATTTTGGAAAATTTCTGTCATTGACTTATTTTCAGAAACATTTATCTTTAATAATCTAGCAGGAATTACTTGATTAATGTTGCAATCATCGCAGCATCTACCAGCCTTTACAGGTTCAGCATTATTTCCATAACCATCATATTCTTTTCCACAGATGCAACAAATTTGTTTTTCATCTTTATCTTCGTTAAATTGCTTCTCATCAAAATCATACCATTCTACGTCTGGGTCTGTACTTAATTGATACTCAAGATCTTTTCTGTTTTTTGCGATTCTAGCTTCTAACTTTTGAGCTGGCTCATCTTTATATTTAACAATTACTTGATAGACTTTTTCTTCTCCAGCTTCTATCAAAGGTTGTTTTTCTTCTGATTTAATATAATGTGGATCATCTGGTGTCATAAAATAAACTTCTGCATCATCCCATAATTCTGGTCTATCATCGATATATCTTTGACATTCTTCTTGAGTGCCTCTAAATATAATAGACTCAGTAGAGAATTGATGTACACCCCATTGCACATTATTAAAATCAACATCTTCTTTTAAAGTTTCTACATCCCAATCCTCTACATCAGGATACATTCTAATAAATACCTCAATAGCATCTGTAAAAGATACGCCATCGATTTTATATTCTATATCATCACCTTGCTTATCTTTTCCATAAAATCTAAATACTTCTTTATGCATATTTTCTGTTACCTTATCTTTTTCATCTATATTTTCAAGAATATAAGCTATCTGCTCATTATCTTCATATACAATATTTTTTGGTCTAGATATTTCTTTAATTTTTATATCCCAACCAATTTCATTTAATGCGTATTGTAAATCTAAAATTGTTTCTTCTAATTCTTCATACTTATCTTCTTTATATGCGAAGATAGCATCTTTATTATCGAAATTTTTTGGAAATGTTGTTTTATATTCTAACTCGCTTAATGGATCATTTAAGTAATCATAATATGGGTCATCTGCTTCGTACAAATCATTTATTAGATCATTTAAGCCTCTAAATAATCCACCTATATGTTTACCATCATGGAAAACTTCTACTCTAAAATATGTTTCTTTTTGTAAGGACTCACCTAAACCAGCGCCACAATCACCAGCTAAAGCTTCGCCAGCCTCTGCAACAAACTCATCTGTTGTTGTGTTTCCCATTGCATGATTGAAAAACGCATTATTAAACAGTACATTACCAGCATCAGGTGTAAAAGTTTGCCACCAGCCTAAAGCTTTTTTCTTCTTCTTTTTCTTTTTAGCTTCTTTTATTGACACATTTTCATTAATTGACATATATTTATTATCCCAAAAAGTTACATAATATTGATTATCATCATTAGGCCCATCTTCATCATACACTTTACCTAATTTTTTATAAAGTTTTATAGCATCATAATTATCAGAATTTACAAAACAATAAATAAGATCAAAAGTATCTCTATATCTTTGGATTAAATCTTTTAAAACCTATGTTCCGTAACCTTTACCTCTATCTAAAATCATAAAGTTGCCGAAACCTAATGCTTTATTATAACCCTCGATATCATCAAATTCTTCGAAACTTATGTAACCAACTAATTTATCATCTACATATATTTCTTTAGTATTATCTAATATTCCATTATCAGATTGGCTACCCCAACCGCCAAGAATCTCATTTGCAGATTTTTTATAGCGATCGAGGTCTGAAATATCTTTATAAGATATGCTACATTTACTCTCATATAAAGTACCTGATGTATAGTATCTTTTTATTCTTTTGATAATGTACTCAACATCTTCTGGATCATATTTTTTATATTGAATAAATTCAGGTGTAGCTACTATAAGCTCGCTTCTATGCGTAGCATTTTCATATATCCAATTTTCCAAACTTTCATACTAATCAGAAGTGGGTCTTATATTGCTTAATTGAACAAAATTATTATCCGCTAAGTCATTACATCTTATAGCACCTAAGCTTTCTAAAGTAGGGCTACCTGATACATCTACTACTTGATTAGATAAGCCAATATCTAAAAGAAAACCTTCTACTTCAGCATGACATGGAAAATCTTCAAAACTATTTTTAGGATCAAAAGTTCCAGCTATATCTAAAAATGATCCATCGGGAAGAATATATGTAGGTCCTGATACTGGATAATTAGAAGCATTAAATTTTTCTTTAACAGCTTTAATTATATCAACCATATTAATCCTCCAAAAGTACTTTTAAACAATCTTTAAAAAGCTTTTCCGCATATTTTACTATTTCATCTAAGTTTGTAGCGTAGCCAATTCCATTTACACCAATAAAGAAAGGTGCTGCTGGATGTTCATCTTGCAAAGTAGCATGTGTTATACCATTAGAATCTATTAAATCGAAATGAAATTCTAGATCACCACCTATTGTTACATAAACATAACTAACAACAGTGCATATATCATCTAAATATTTATTTTCAACATAATCTAGAGAATCTTCATACGCAAAAGAATAATAAGCAATTATATTTCTTCTAACTAACTTATCAATATTTTTCTCTAGCTTTGCTTTAGGAATTTTAACTTTAATTCTTCTCTTAGTATCATCTACTAAAATATCAGCATACTCAATATTATCATATTCTGGCTCAAAATGTACCCCAGTAAAGCCAACAAATAATTTTCTTATCTCATCTCTAGGTATTGGTGACTCTAGCTCTTCTAGCATCTAAGCTACTAGATTTATATGATATGTAGCTGTTAATTTTAATAACTCAGAATAATCTCTGCTATCTAAAGCTTTTACCCAATCATCTTTTGTGAGGTATCTATTTAATACTTCTTTTTGTTTATCAGTTAATTGCATAAGATTACCCCAAATATCTTCCTACTTTAGTAAACACCGCTTCTATAATTTTCTTTATAGCTGACTCATTATAACCATAGCCTACATATGGTATACCTTTGAAATATTTATAAGTAGGTAAAGCACGTTTTAATTCTACTAAATCTTCGCCTGTTTCGCTTATAACATAGCAGTAAATAATTAAATCATCGTTTTCAACTATTCTAGCTGAAATAGACATTATATATGGGATATCTGAGTTATCAGCATGATTAATTACATTATCGAAAACTCTATCTTCGTGCAGACTTTTTGCTATATCATCTAAAAGATTTCTTGAAATATCATAATCTCTCAAATCATATTGCTGCTCATAAGGAAAACCCATAAATAAATCAAAATATACATCCCAGCTATATTTACGGTCTAACATAAAATCTTTATAATCAGAAAATAAATCAGAAATAGATTCTTCTGGAATATCCTCATTCTCAGCTTCTAGAAGCTCAATAAGTAAATGCAAGTCTTCTTCGTCAGTTAACTAGAATAATCTACCATATTTCTTATTGTCTAAAGCTTCGCAATACTTAGCATCTTTAAGATAATTTTCCAATATTTCAGCTTCTGCTTTATTCATAATATACCCCCATAAAAGTAACCTCTAAATAATTTAGCTTATTATCTAGAGGTTATTATTTTAATTATTTAATTTTATGTTTAGTTATTCTGTTAACTCACCATCGTCTACACCTGATGGGAGCGTGAAAGTAGTAACAATTGGTGTTACAGTATGTCCAGATGCTTCTATTCCAGTTATAGCTTCAAAAGTGTTTCCATGAGTTAACTCTGTAGCTGTACCAGCTTTAGCTGTGCTAATAGTTACTGTTGTCTCTGTTGGAAGTGTATAAGTTGTTGTCTTTTTCTTTATACCATGACCATCAGCTGTTATTTCACTTATAGCTGTAAAAGTTCCACCATGTTTTGGTGTCTATGTTCCAGCAGTACTATCAGAAACTGCGACACCTGGTGCTGTAGGTAATGTTATACTAGTTTTCTCAACAGATATATTATGGCTACCAGTGCCTTTCGATACATTTGTGACTACAGTAATAGAATCACCATGAGCAGGCGTTTCTGCGGTTCCAGTAGCATCAGAAGTACTTATAGCTGTTTCACTAGGTAATTTATATTTTACTTTATGATCAGTAATAATGTGATTAGAAACAGTTGTGTTATCCATAACACTTAAATCACCACCAAAAGTTAAAGTTGATCCATCTGTTTCTGCTGCAGTACCTTTGCTTAATTGAGTTTCCGGCTTAATTGTATAAGTCTTTTTTGTTTCAGTTATTTTATGATTATCTACAGCAACACTTTCAACAGCAGTAAATGAATCACTAGGACCGATCTCATCAGTACTAGTAGAATCAGTTCCCTTACTTAAAGTAGTTTCTTCTGTTAAAACCTTTTTACCACCACTGTAAACATAACCATCTTGCACATAAGCATTTTCATATGAGTAAGTTATTCGACCACTTTCTGAGCGTTCAGCTGTACCTATGAGATATATTTTCTCAGAAGTATCTCCAGAAGATGCTTTTGAGTCATTATCTATAGGAAGAGTTATATCAACAGTTCCAGCTTCTGTAATTCTACCATGACTATCTACAACAAATCTAGGTACAGTAAATATTCCACCAGGCTGTGGTGTTCGTTTTGTTGAGTCAGGCTCATAAGTTCCTGCTATTACACCGCTATTACCTAGACTAAATTCTTTTGTATCAGAATCTAAGACTAAGCCACCGTTTGCTTTAGCATAATAAAGAGTATCATTATCTGGTAATGTTATATCGGTTGCTACAGCACCAACCCCATCATTAGAAAAAATAAGTCTATTACCATTCAATGTCAAATAATAGTTTTTATCAAGGAATGGAAGCTGATCTGGAGTAGCACTCCCATTACCAACTTTTAGCCTACCTGAATTATCATAAACAATGATTTCACCATTTCTAGGTTGATATTTAGAATTAGCCCAGTTATCATCGGTATCATGTCTATTTAATAAAATAACATTAATATTTTTATCCGCCATTGTTATTTTTCCTTCTCATATTATATAGCTGCTAATTTTTGTTTTAGCAACTCTACTTTTTTAGTTTTCTTATCTATTATAGCAAGCGCTTCTGGTGATGTCGAGTCTATAAGGTATGGGGTTGATATTCTTATCCAGTATTTGTTAGCATTTACAAACTCTCGTCTAAACTCAATCGAATAAATGCTATCTAGAAAGACTTTTTTAAGTCCTGACTCGAATTTTTTAGCAAATTTATCAGAATTAAATTCTATATATAAACTAATGCGTATATCATCACGGAAGACAGATATGCAATATGATATTAAATATTTAACATCTAGTAAAGACAATTCACGACGCACAGGGGTTGGATCTACAAAATATTCTTCCGGAGTATTCTCAACATATTTTCTTAATTTTTCTAACATTTCTTCTGCGATAGCTGTATTTTTATCAGCAGTTAAATTTCTTACATCTTCTGTTTCCTCAGGTGCTGTGATTTCTTTTTCAAGTTTATTTATTTCATTAGTATATCTATTTTTTAATCTGCTTATTTTCTTTTGATCTGGATCCATATATGGTTCGAAAGAATTTATAGCTGATGTTGTTGCAAATGCTATGCTGCCTGGAATTTCTATCTATTTCCAATTATAACCTGCAACAGTCTCTGGAAGAATTATCGATACTCTAGCAGAACCAAAATTGTTATCTATATAATTCTAAGCAGCTTTTCTTGACTCAAAGCCAATCTGATGTCCACCTTTCATACCTTGATTTGATGTGAAACCTACATTATACATTGTTGGACTAATAAGTGCTCTTAAAGCTAAAGTATGACTTGATGTTTTTACTCCATACAAAAACCCTGTAATAGAATATGGTAATTCGATACCTTCTTCTGCTAATAAATCTGTAAGAAGAATTAAATCTTTTCGCTTAAGCTATGCTTTACATATATCATAAAATTTTTCAAAATCACCAGTATCTATAAGATGTATATTCTAATCTATTAAAGAATCTAAATCTATTTTTTCTAATAATTTCATCTATAATTTCCTTTTGCATCAATAATCATCATCCGGCTATATATAATAATCTTCTATAGTTAATTTCAAGTCTCTAGCAAAAGACTTAAATTCTTTATTATGTAAAATAGAATCTAATTCAATAGCAAACTCACCTCTAGCATCTACATATGCTGTAAAACTAGCTTCTGTTATAGGTTTATATTTTTGGATTTCTCTTTCAAATTCTTGATGTATAAAGCCAGGATTAATAGTAGGTGTGATAGCTTTAAATATTATGCAGCAATTATCTAACCCTTTTATCCAATAAACTTTTCCATCAGGTTGATCGAATGAAAAGAATTGCTAATTATTTAACTCAATATTAGCTTTAAAAAGTGTCCCTTTTATCACAACATCATCTTTTATTTGCCACGCTTCTATTGTAAATTTTTCTACTAGTTTAAATTTCATATGTCATCATACCCTTAAAATAATCCAGCAGCTAAAACTTTAATAAACGTATTCAAAAAATTAACACACTCTATCTAGAAATCATCATCTGTCATATTATGTATATCTATTGTTACCACATCTGCAAACTCACAATATATAAAATCTTTTCCAAAAAGACATGCAGTTAAGCGATCTGGTACATTTAGATCATCTATCGATAATGTTATATTATCTATTGGTGTATCAAAAACTTTGCCATCTACTATTTTATAATCAGCAACTTCTTTATAATTTTTCAATAAAGCATAATTAAGTGAAATTAATATATTTACAGTCTTAATAACTTTCCTATCAATTATAGAATACTCATGCTGCCAATCTGGGGTAGTATTTAACATTGATATATCTGCTTCATGGATATTATCGATAAGCCATTGTTTAACTTCTTCAGAAGTTTCAGAATCTTCTAATAAAAGAGAAAAGAATTTATATCTATCTTCTATATCAACTATGAAGAAGCATGTACCTATATTGTGAGCGTCTAAATTCGCAATAAATGTATCATTATTAAAACAATTTACTAATTTCATTTATTTAGTGCTCCTAAAACTCTTTTATCTATCTCTTTTATTAAAGTATCAATCGCTGTATCATTTATAGCATAAGTATTTTCAGCCGAGTCGTAGTAACTTTTACTAAAACTGTAACCGAAACTTTGCGGTAAATTAATAATAAAGCAGATGTTATTTGTTATACTAGGATTAAAATTTCCATAATCGTCATATGTAAAAAGAAAACTCAAGACTATCTAAAATAATCCACCACTGTAATCCATAGATAATTCTAAAGATTTGGTTTTGGAATAATCACCTAATATGCTTCTAGCGTCAGATACATTAATTTTATCATTATCAGAATCTACAATATAATCGAACAATGTATGAATATCAGAATCAATTAGATCATTAAACAAAGCTAAAGTACTTCTGCTCTTATCTATTCTGTTTGTATATTTATAAACAAACGGGCTGTTATTTCGTGTACATAAATCTTCGCAATATTGATTCTTTATAATAACATAATTAGAGTCTTCTTCTGCTTCGTACAATAAGCCAATTCCAACTTCTTCTATTAATAGTTTGTTCAGATTTTCAATTACATTATCTTCTAACTTAAAAATATCTTCTGAGTCTACTAACTGCTTATGTAAGTCTTTAAATTTTAAGTTATCTATATAATTAAAATATTTATCTATAAATTGTTCTAATGTCATAATTCAATAACCCCATCTGTGCAGATTATTTTACTCCAACCTTCACTAGAATATCCGAACATAGAACCTCTGTGGGATATATTTCTCCACTGCTCTCTAGTTCCATTATACTTAATGCTTTCTAACCTATAGCAACTTTTGAACGCTCCACTACCTATAATTTTTACACTATCAGGGATTACTACATCTTCTAACTTATTACACTCAGAGAACGCTTGATCACTTATCTCTATTACAGCGTCAGGGATAACTACACTTGTCAGGCTTCGACAACACCAGAATGCCCTTGAATCTATTAATGTTACGCTATTCGGTATTTCGATCTCAATTATTTTTGAACATGTTTTTAAAAACTGCTTAGGAATTATAGTAAATCCGGATAAAGGATTTAAACCTTCTTCCTAAATTAGTAAAAATAACTTTTCTCTTTCTTCATCCGCATCCGTATAACCCAAAAAAGAAAATGCTTTAGGAAAATCATGAGTATCTAGAGCTAAATTAAATTCATCATTTTCAAATGCCTGTTCGAGAGTCATGATTAATTACCTTCAATTATTTTCATATTTAATTTGATTTATTTTTTCAATTAATTTAGTTATTAAATTATCTACTTTTTTATTAATCTGATTAATAACATCACTTAAAAGATGTTTAGGAACTCCGCATAGAGATGATCCATTAAAGTAATACCGCTCTGAAAGCCGTATCTAATATTCTACTTGATTGTAGTAATTATCAAGAGGAATTTCAACATATAAATAAATAGACTAAAACTCTCCATTTCCAGAACAAGGATCTCCTAAGGATTTCTTGTCAAAGAATCCTTGAATTTTTTCCCGAGTATCCTTATCCGCCCATCCTCCAAACCTTGTGTTGGAAAACATAACCGAATGTAAAAAAGTTAACCATTTAAGTTTATGGGAAATAGTTATATCTGTAATTTCAATTCCATAAGACCAATGTGATCTAATAAATGTGATATCCTAATTAGTTACTGTGATTTTAAGATTGTTAACCCAATTACAAAGTTGATCGGATGCTTCAGATGCTATCAATTTAAGTATTTCATAAAAATCTTCTCTCGATAAGTCTAAAGAATTAATTTGATTAAAAAATATACTCCAATTTTCTCGATCTAATGCATCAATAGCTTTCTAATCATTTAATATTTTATTAAAATCCATTACATGTCTCCTCACCATCAAGCGTAGCAGAAGAAATAGCTAATTTCTCTAAAGTTAATTCTTTACTCTTATAAGCGTATTTTCTATCTTTTAAATCATCAAGATAGCCTTTATTTCTGAATTCTTTGAAAACTAAATTACCTTCGCCAAACTCACCATCATTAGCTAAACTTATTTTTCTCATAACATACATATCATCTATAAATTTTTCGATTTCATCATCTTTTAATTCTTGATATTTTTTGTATGCATCTTTATATAATTGAGAATCTTCTATATTTATTTTCTTAGGCTCTTCTTGAATAGGAACTTTAATCCATTTATTTTGTTTTAGAGAATATATACCATTAGTCACTGCGCTAGTATTTATATCTTCTAAGTATAGTTCTACTTCGTGGCCTTTTACTTTAATATCATATTTATCATTAAAGCTGCTCTTGATATAATCATAAAGAAGTCTAAGAATATAAGGATTGACACCCATATCCATATCAACTATAATGTGTATATCTATATCTGAAGTTGGTGTATAATTATAAGCTGCATTAGAACCCACCAACCAATAATCATATACTTTTAGTGGTACTTGATCTTCTTGCATAGATCCTACAAACATGTCAGCTATTTTCATTAAGGTATTTCTTACATCTTTGCGGAGAATATGATCTTCGTCAAATAGTTTTTTATTTAATGTTTCATGTATTTCAAATTCTTCTTTCAATAATTTCATAATATTCTCCAAAATTTTATTGCACAAATAATTTAGCGCACATTTTACATAATAAAAGGACATGAGATAAATTTTTAATTTCTCATGTCCACATTTTTACCTTATTAAATTTGTTTGTATAAGGCGCGTAATCTTATCATTTAAATCAATGAGTAACTATCTTAGCTCACGCAAGTTTAGCCCAAAGCCAATTCCTGGAAGATATCTTAAAACATTAGTTGGTATTGATTGCTCTAACTCGTAAACTGTTTGATCATCAGCCTATAAACGCAATACAATAGTACAGGGTGGAGAATTAGAATCATCCCTAAATATACCTATACACCCAGACTTAAATTTTGCATTAGTAAAAGATCTAACAGGCATTGTGTATCTGTTATTTCGTAAATTTAAACTTGCTTTAGCGTCATCTAATAAATTTATTACACTAAATAAACTATAATTAGAATAAAAATCTTCATCTAAAGTTACAAAAGCATTTTCTATCAAATAATCATCAAATTTAAATACTGAGTAATCTCTATTAAAGCATTTTACTTCTTTGAAATCTGGTTTTAACCAACTTAAAATATCAACATTAGACTCAAGAAGCATTTGAGTGAAATCATATGTATAGACATCACTTAAATCACTTAAAATAGCAATACACAAATGCTTTGTATCTAATGGTTTACTATCTAAAAGGTTTTCATATTTTTCTATAAATTGTTCTATAGTCATAATTAATCCTTATTAAGCTAAATGTGAGTTAAAGAAATCTTTTAATGCATCAGCCACGCTAGCTAGAGTATCTTTTAGAGTATTTCTATTTAAAGTATAACCAACTGCGCTGTTTAATGAAAATGCATCATGCTCTAAATCTAGATTTATCTTATAAAACAAATTTGTGGTTGTTATAAAACTCACATTTATATAATGTGTATCTTCAGTAACAATCACTGATATTATTATTTTATCTAAATATAGATCAATATACTAAAATGGCTCTAAATTAGAAGGTGAGATGGTAATATCTAAATCATCTCGGTATTTTTCTAGAAGCTCAAACATATCATTTAAGTTATATTTAGAATAATCTCTTATATCTACTTCTAGTTTAAAATTTTTATTTAGATACTCTTGCAAATCCCTTAAAGTAAAATCATCACTAAACAATCTTACCTCATCATTATCTTTTTTGAGGTGTTCAAGCATATTTAATCCTAGTATGTCAAGCTCTCTAGTGAGTTTACTTATATCTTCATCACTTAAGTTCATATTAGCATAAAAAAGAAGATCATAAGTATTTTTAGAATCTATAAGCTCTGCATAAGTATCTATAAATTCGGTTAGTCTCATATTAATTACTCTCTGCATTATATTTTGAAACAAACTCGTTCATCTATTTTTGTAATGTTTCAAATTCTTTATCTATATTATCTGGATCACAACCATAGCCGATTTTACTATAAAAAGTTAACATAGTGTTATTTGGAAAATATTTTAATAACTCGAATGATTGAGCTTTTTCATCTTCTACACATAATAATGCAAATAGTGAGTTTTCATATAAATATGGTGCAATATGTAATGCACAAATATCACCGACTAATTCGCCAGCATTGACGCTGTTTGGATTATGTATATCAAATCCAGTACTAGCATAATTCTTAAGCAAATATCTTCCAAATTTTTTAGCATCTCTATCTTCTGGAATATTTAGTGGTTTAATAAAATCATTATAAATACTTTCTTGAAAATCTTCTATAAATACAAACTCATTAAATATTTTTGATACTGGATAAATGTCTTTCAAGTGTTTTATTATATCAAAATCTTCTTCTAAAAGCATATTTATAAATTCAGCAGCATCATCAGTAGATAAATTATCTTCTATTAATTCGCATAATGTTTCTGTATCACCAGAATCTATTTGAGCATGATACTTTATTATAAAATCTTCTAAGTCAATCATTTCTTATCCTTAATTCTACTAGTTAAATAGGATCTTACAGTATCTACAGCGAAATCATAGAAAGCATTTATACTTTGACATAAATAACTAGCAATTTGATGTTGATCTTCTTTAGGTAAGTTTTGAAAAACACCATATGCAACTTTAGAATAACAATTCTCTGTTGGAATTATATACCCATAAGTTAAAGCTCCACCCACAAAGGGTATTCTCAAATAAGTTTCCGAAAGTTGCAACTTACTTAACTATATATTTACAGTAGTATAAAAATATACATAGCAATCAGTATCTTTCATACCGCTGTTTATTTCAGCTTTACCTTCAGGTATCATTACTGATCTTAAAGCATGCAATATTTTTAAGTTATCAGAGAATCTTTTATTATCAATATCTAATCCAGAGTATCTGTTAGATTTATTGCTTATATCATCTGGTGATAATCTAGTTGCATCATTAAGTAAGTTTCTATTAAAATAATCAGAATCCTCATTAATTATAATATCTATAAAATGCTCAACTATCCCAGAAGTCCTAGAATTAAATAATATTTTTAAAACAGTATTTAAATCACCGCTATCTACAGCTGTTGAGAAATCATTATTTGAAAGTAGCTCATCTAAAGCTTTATCTAATTCTGTCATACATGCTCCGATACACAAACTATATAATTACCGCTTGAGTATGATTTCATACCTAGCTTATCTGATATTTCTTTATCGAAATACAATATTCTGGGACATTCTGATTTTTCTATTCCAGAATAATTGCAATATTGATTTGATGTGTAGTCATAAAGTCTATTATTATGATAAATTACACAGTGGCCATTTGCTGATATTAATCCATCTTCTTTTGATAGGACTAGTACAGTATAATATAAACCTTTTACACCAAATTTAGTAGAGATATATTCTGTAACTTCTTTGCATAAAGGTTTGCTATCGAAATCTGATCCAAATTTATCTTGCAATTCTTTTATTAAATTTTTATCAGTTAAATCTGATTCTGTTACTATATCTTCTACTAATCGAAATTTCATCTTTATTCCTCGGCTAAGCAAGCATCCATAGCCCTATAAAATCTATTTATATCCCATCTATCAGCTCTGCAAATATACCAATCATCACCTGAGCCATACCACGCATATTTTTCCTCTAGATTCTCTACCAAATAGTATGAATCATTTTGATAGTAATGTAGATATAAAGCTGCTCTATGAGCCTGTCCCTCACCTTCTATTAGCCACCACAATCTTTCACCCCAATAACTAGCACCTGTAGCTAAGGTTTGTAGCTGATTACTCATAGCATTTATTTCTCTATCAAAATTAGGAAAATAAGAGTATAAACTTTTACCTAGACTTTTTAATTCTTCGTATAAGAAATCAACGAAGTCAATTTTATCTACTAGTTCTAAATCACTGCTTTTTAAAATCTCTTCAAATTGATCATTATCAATCTACTCAGCAAATTTATCTATTATTTCTGATAATGTTAACATAATATATTTCCTTATTTACCATCTACTATCTCTTTAAATTTATCTATATCCCAATGTTGTGCAAGACATATATAGTAATCATTATCATTATCTTGACACCAACTATATCTCTTCTCTAATCTTTCACATTTAAATACTGGGTTATGCTTAAATTGATACAAATATAAATATCTATAAGCTGAGCTGCCAAAACCTTCTATAAGCCAATCTAGAGTAGCTCCATTATAAGAAGTGCTTTCTTCTGGCTATATAGCTAACTCCATTTCAGCTATGTGATTTAAAACCCAGGGTAACCCATCTAGTGGGTCTATTCCCATATAATATAGCTCATCAGTTAACCACTCATTTCTAGGATCATTACGCTAATAAATTTTATCTAAGTTTCCTTCATCTAAATCATCAGAAATCTCATATAAATATTCTTCTAACTATTCTTTAGTTATAGCCATACTATCTTTCCTTTCTTATATACACCTATTAGTCTCTACATGATCTTCGTAAAACTCTTTTATAGCAGAATCAAGAGTATCTAATACTAATGTTTTAGCTTTTGAAACTTTTCCATCTAGTTCATAAACTGGATCAAGGTCTGTTCCACCAGCTAAAACAACTGAAAATTTTTGTTTATCTACTAGAAATTGATCTAGTAAGTTATCATCTTCAAAAATTTTAAACCTACCAGAAGTTATTCCATTTGATGGTAAATCTAAAACAAATAATTTACTAGTGTAGATAGACGCATAACCAAACATATAAGCTAATAAGATATAAGTTTCTTTATTGCATGGCATTGGATCGAAACAATATACAGCATGACCAGCAACACCGTGTTGATCATCAGCATCAAAATTAACTCTTAATGTTAATTCTGTTTTAGGTTCACCAAAAATATCTTTTAATGGAACATCACATAAAACTAATTCTCTGACTATATCATATAAGTCTTCTAGCTCAAAATATTGTTTACTTATAGCTCGCTCTAAAGCTTTTAATATTTCACCAGAATCTAAAAAACCTGTGCAATCAGAATCTTCTAGCATTTTATTAAGTTTTTCGCTTACATCAGCTCTCATCTTTTAGATCCTTTTAAGTTAAAAATTATATTATCATTTGTACATTTAATAAGTAAATTCTCATTTGTCCACTGCGTGAAAGCAGCACTTAATCTGTTGTCATGAAATTGCTTACATGTACCACTATAAATAACTTCTTTTATTTTCTCACACCATTTAAATCCATCATCGTCTATTTTAATATTTGGATTTTCTATTATAATTTTTTCTAAGTCAGCACCCATAAAAGCATAAGGCAAGATTTTTTCTACATTGTTTGGAAATCTTATTTCTTTAATATCCGAATTATAACCAAAATGTTCAGGAACATTTTTAATATGATCTAAAACATTTACTCCGAAATCTAACATGAGAGGATAAATTTTAGCTATAAGGTCTTGACCTAAACCTTTTTCTGTAGCTAACTCATATATTTTTTCAAACTGATATGTGTCAAATAATTCTGGATAATTATCTAACAAAACATGTTGAAATTGATATTCCTCATAAGTAGTTAAATATGTGCTCATAAAACTATTCCTAAATCTCTATAGTTATTCTTTTCAAAAATTTCGTGCCACGCTTCTGATATATGTATGTTAAGTTGTTGCTCTAAAATATCATGAGCAGTGTCTTCTCTTCCATCTATATCATATACAGTAACTGATTCATCCTCGGAGTAAGTATTATCTGGATATGTGATTATATAATCAGATATCTCATCAGTTATATCTTTTATAGCATAATTTCTTGTCACAAATAATGAATCACAATAAAGAAATGCTTCTGGATAAATTCTAGAATCATCTGGAGCATAAATCCAAAAATGCAATTTGCAATCAGTATATTTTATTCCATGAAGCAGTGTTAAAAATAAATTTAATTCTGGATCACTCATTACATCAGCTGCATATCTAACACTTAATGCTTTATATTCTCCATTATTCTCTAGCTGTACGTCTGCTGTTTCTACTAAAGGTATATTTACAGAAGGTCTTGCAATTAAGTCTACTAAGGTATAGCCTTCTGCTAAAAATAATCCTAATAAAGCTCTAATAGCATTAATATCAAATGCTGGAAGCTATAATGTTTTTAATATCGCTTCTTTTATATTTCCTGCATCTATTAACGCTATTATATCTGGTTTAGCTAACCATTTATTTAGAAGCTCTACAGTTTTTTTATTTGTATTTTGACTCATCAGTCCTCATCCTCATAAATAGAAAATATGCCATCTGCGCATCGCACATTTTTTGTCCTAGCACCCTTAAAAGCGTCACCTGCTATATCTATTTTTCGCCACTCATCAATAGTTCCAGTATATGTTATTATTTCTAACTGAGAGCACTCACCAAATACATAATTACTTATATAACGTAAATAATCTTTCTCGAAATGAATTTCTCTTAGATTTTTACAACCAGTAAAGGCCCATTGATCTAATACTTCAAGACTTCTAGGAAAAGTTAATTCTTTTAAGTTAGTACAATCAGAAAAAGCTAACATACCTATCCGAGTTATTCTTTCTGAAAAATCTATTTGACAAATGTTATCACATCCTATAAATGCTTCCTGGCTTATTAAAACTATATTTTCTGGAATACGTATCAATCTTTTATTGAAACTTTTATCCATATAACGTTTAGGAATAAGACACATATAATTTAATGGATCAATATTTTCACTATAAAATAACTTGGTGAGTTTAGGTCTTTCAAATTCTTCAAGCAAGTCATAAGCTTTTATAAAGTTTTCCTCGTCTATAGCTTTAATTCCATCTTCACTGAGTAATAATTCTTCAATAGTCATATCCATAATTACCACCTATTTAACTCATCGATAAAATTATTAATTGCATCTATGAGAGCTTCTTTATCTACTGTATAATAAGACCCTTTATGTTTATAGAAAGATTTATTATCTGGAATAATTATAGTAGTCATATAATTTTTTATTAAGCAATGTAATTTTATATTACTATAAGCATTTAAATCATTAAATCTATCAATGTCTATTGTGTAACTATCTACAGCAAACCATGCTTGATTTATATTTTGTATTTCTATATCAGTTTCTAAATCTAAATCACAGCAATAGATATAATCATCTAATAAATCAGTAAAATATACTAGATGTAAAAGTTTTAATGTTTCTGCTTTTGATTTTAAATTAACTTCATACTCAAACATAGGCCCATCTTCTCTAGAGCTTACGTCTTGATATAATTTGAAAGAGTTTTTATCTACATGCTGTATTTTAATATCTTTAAATCTATTATAAATATGAGGTATTTCTAAGTTTTCTTCCTCTAAGAGATGACATAACCAGATATAATCTACTACACTAGATAACTTAAATACTTTTTCGAGATCAAAAGAATCTAAAGCATTTACCCACTCTTCGTTTTCTAGATATTTATTTAATCTCAATTGTATATTTTCATTATTTATATTAAACATATATTAATCCTTATATACTCATAGAGTTTATAAACTCGAATGCTTCATTAAGGGATTGTATAAACTTATTTATGTTTACTTTATAACTATAACCAGTTTCATCAAATTCAAAATCACTAGTTGCATCATAAAAAGATCTATCATAAATTTCAAAACTTAGAATAGTATCTAAACCATCTATAACTATCCGCACTTTTGGTAAGTTATATCCTGTTATATTAGTTGGATCTAAGGGCTTATCTAAAATAATACAGATACTAGCATATTCTATATTAAAATCATTTAAAAGTAAAACATCCCCAAAAGTTTCTAGATTATCTATGTTATTAAACAATCCAGAATGATTTTTATAATAGATTAAATTAATTAGTTTTATAATAAAAAGAGAATCAGGCGTTAGATGTAATTCTAGATTAAAACCTAATTCTTCTTGATTTAGTATATTTACTTTAGAAAAAACAGGACATTGTGATCTAGATAAATCATACATATTTAAATATGTTTGTGGTACTTGTACACCTTCTTCTTTTAGTATATCTATAAGCCATGGAATATCGAATTCATCAACTCCCGCAAATAAATCTACCACATTATGCTTATCTAGAAGGTCACAAAAAGTTTCATTATCTAGATACCAATTTAATTTTTTCTATATATTTTCATGCATTATATTACTACCTCAACAAACCTTTACCATCAGAGCATTTAGCCAGTCTAGTTGGTACATCTCTAAAAATAGATTTACCCTTAAATACTCGCTTCCATTCTTCTATCGTTCCAGCATAAAAAATATCTTTCAAGTTTTTACAACCATTAAAAGCAGCTGCCTCTATTTGCTCTAAAGATTTTGGTAGATAGATCTTTTTAAGATTTAAGCAAGATGAAAAAGCCCATGGCTCAATGGTTTTAATACCTTCGGGTAAAGTTAGTTCTTCTAAACTCTCGCAATCACCAAAACAGAAGAAACTTATTTTTTTAACTTTTTGAGGTATATTTATTTCTTTTAGATTTTTGCAATTATAAAAAGCATAAGATTTTATAAGCTCAATATTATCTGGTAAGGTTATATACTCAAGGTCATCATTATGTGAAAAAGAATGCTTACCTATCTTTTTAATTCTATCTGGAATATTAAAAGTTTCGAAAGATAAATGTGAAAATAAAACATCAGGAATATAGTCTAGATCTTTTAATGGATCTAGACCTTCTTCTGCTAAAAATAAAGCTAGCTAATACCTTTCAGTTTCTTCTAGCGTTTCATAACATGCTTCGAAGTTCTGATTATCTAAATTTTGTATAAACATTTCATCTTGCAAAGCGTCTGTTAAATGCATAGTTATCTTCCTTATTTTGATTTTATGAAAAATTCTTTAGTTAATTTTTGCCCATGTAAATTATCTTTTAATTTATCACAATCATCATCTACAAATAAAAACCAAACTGCCCCAGGAACAGTTAGAATTGAAACAGATCCACCTTGATTATCCATATCACCATCAGTCATTATAACAACATTATCTGCTTTAGTATCTTTTATATGTTGAAAAATCTCTCTAATAGCTCCAGTCCCACCACCAGAAACTTCCGATCTCTTTTCAGATACATGGTCACCAAAATAATATGTTTTTATTTTAAGTTTACCTTGACGAACATATTGATTAAGTGTAGCTACACCACGTTTACCTACTGCAATTTTTGCTTCGTCCCATGATGCTGATGCATCGAAATAAACATTTATAAGCGGAATATGTTGTTCAGCTCTTCTAGTTATTCCAGCTCTGATAATCGGAGTGTTAGCATAGGTCTTATTTATTCTACCATAAGATTTACCTCTACCAACACCAACTTCTTTTCTTATAAATTGATTAAGCGAATCTACAAAACGTCTTAATGGGTCATTTCTAAACTTAGCTGTTTCTCTAGCTATTTTTATTTGTTTTTCTCTTTCAATTTGACTAGCAGTCTCATCTTTTATTTTATCACCTAGCTGAACATCAGATAAAGCTTTATTTATTCTCGCTATTCTTTCAGCTATCTTATCTAACTTACCTTCTGTATCTTTACTAAAAACAGGTCCATCTTGATTAGCTGATTGATTATTTTTAGAAGAGCTATCATTATTATTTTCTGCTGGTTTATCTGCATCAGATTGATCATCTGCAGATTGAGTTTCTGCTTGAGCTTGCTCGCCAGCTTTTTTTGCTTGATCTTTTGCCGCTTGAGCTACTTTTTTAGCTTGCTCTGCTTCGCTCTTTTCTTCTTGCGAAGCCGATGGGTCCATAATTATTTCGTCAGCATCATCAATGATAGCTTCTGCTTCTCTTTGAGCAGCTTCTGCATCTTGAGTAGCTTGATCACCTTTATCTCCGATTCTGACAATCTTTTTACCAGCTTCTTGCTTTTCATTTTTCATTTCTTTTTCAAGCAAGTCATACATCTCTTCCATAGAAAGGTTTACCCAATCTGGATGATCTATATCAGTAACTAAGCCTTGCAAAAGCTGACCATTAAGCATAATACTTCTAGCAGTTATTTTATCTGCATCAGTATAACCTCTATTTGAGATTTCATAGTCAGCAGCCATATTAGCTCTTTCATGCTCTTGAGGTGTACGTTTATCCCATTTATCTTTACCTTTATGTCTTTCCATACGTAATTGATGAGATAAATATTCGTGCAATATTTCATGTCTAACAATCATAGAAACTTGCTCTAAGTCTAAACCTCTATTTAAAACTATTCTACCTTTACCAGGTTCCATAAAAGCAATAACTTCGGGGTCATTAGTAAGGTTTATATGAAAATGATCGAGTAATCTAGAATATGTTGGATAGCCCTGTTTGTTGAGAATGTCTAGCAACTGTCTTTTAGCTGCTAGCTCTGTTGCTGTCATCATATATGCTATACCTCCAACTAGTATTTATTAATTACCTTGAGAAGCCAATCTATCTCTTAATCTTGAGCTTAAAGGTTTAGCTGTACTAAATACCTCTGATTCTGTTCCACCTTTAAGTGCGTCATTTGCTTTATCATCAATATCTTTATAATCTTTAAGAATTCTTTCTACCATAGCTTTAGAAGACATTCCGCAGTTGCTTCCCCAGACAGCTAATAAATCATTTTTGGTACCATCACAATTGTTTATGGCTGCTTCAAAAGATCTAGGTGATAAGCTCTTACGTTGACCATTATCTTTTGCTTTTGCTTTATCTGCTAAAGTATCAAATTTGAAATCTTTATGACTTAATAAAGTAACAGCGAGTTGCTTTTGACCTTTTAATATTTTAGTATCTTCTTCATCAGTGCTAGCTGCAATATCTTTATCAAAAGAAGAAATCATATATTTAAGAAGACTGCGTTTATTAGCTACAACATCTACTTCTTTAAATCTATCATACTCAGCATCATCGAGCTCACCAACTTCATAATCAGCGCCAGATGGATTGATAGCTGCAATAGTGAAAAGGAAGTTAGGAAGGAATCTTTCACCAGACTCACTATGAATATCTGAAACAGTGTGGTTGTTAACTAGAGTAAGTAATTGACCTCTAACATCTGGAGCAGCTCTATTTAACTCATCTAAGAATAAAACTGAGTTAGGTCTATCGAGTGGATCCCATTCGCTAGAAGTAAGACGATTAACTTTCTTCCCTTCCTTATCTGGAGTAATAGCACCACCCATATCTGTTACATCAAGGTCCATCGCTTTTCTTACATATAGATTTACACCACGTTCTTGAGCCCACTGTTTACAACGTGATGTTTTACCAGTACCAGCCTCGCCAACTAAAAGAATATTTGAGTAACCATCTTTTTTACCACGTTTTTGTAATCTTTTAGCAGTAGCTAAAGCTCTATCTAATTCTTTCTTTACATCATCTTCATCATCAACAACTTCTGCATCAAGTTTTTTAGCTACTTCCTATTCTGCAGAATCACCTATAGATGGAGCTTCCGTAAGCGTTTCCTTCTCTTCTAAAATAGCTTCTACTACTTCTTCTTTCTCAAGATAATTTCTAGCTGCAACTTTGTTTACAACATCGCTATCAATATCTTCTTTAGCTACAACTGCACTTTCATCAAGATTTGCAAGTTTTTTATAATCAGATGCTATCCAACTAGTCTTGCTAACATTCTTTTCTTCTGTAAGCTTAAATTTCATTTTCATAACTATAAAATTCCTTTTTTATTTTTAAGCTCTTCCTTAACGTAGTGTAGTTAGAGCTATTATGTATTTTATTTTTCACATTTAATTTAGCAATGTAATTTAGTTTAAGCGATTATAAATTTAATTTTTAGATTCTTTTACATTATAATTATACTATAATACAAATTAATAATCAACTATTTTATAAGGAAAAAGCTGAGATTTAACTCAGCTTTCTTTTTTATCTCTTATCTTTTTATATGTTCCTGGCTTCAAGTCATATATTACTGAACCATATGCGAAATTATCTGGTCCAGCTAACCCTTGAGCATCATGATTAAGATGAGTAACATCAATACCTTCGTAACCTAACGCTTTCATAAATAATGTTGAAATACTATCTGCATCAGTTTCATCTAAGGACTCATCTTTAATTAACTTCCATATGATACTTTTAATTTTATCTTCTGCTATTTTACCGATAAAAATTAAATGCAAATCAAATATTGCTCTTCTTAGCATATCCTTAAACTTATCAGCAGCTTTTATTATTTCATCATGAGCGAATTCTTCTACTACTCCCCATTTTTTGTGATCAATTGCTTCTCGCAAATAATAATATTCTTCGATAGCGTTGGGGTTATATTTATTTATAAACTCAAGAATTCCTTCATTATCTTTTTCATATTCTAAATCATCTAATTCTCTTTCAAGCTCATATGCTCGCTTATTAAGTAATTCCTCAGACAGATGTCTGTAATGGTACATATAAAAGCAATTATTTAAAGCTTTCAACGCATCATGTAGGTCATAAGCTTCGCTATTTGATCTAGGTTTATACAAATTGTAAGCTGAGTAGTCTATATCCCATAAAGCACGATCATGGTAATTTGCATTTTTATATCTATCACTAACAAAATAAAAGCCAGTGCCAAAATGTCCTGTTCCTCTATCTGACATTATTCCGCGTGCATCAGCTTTTTTAGCTATCTCTAAATCACCAAAATGTAATCCACTAGCCTCATTAAGCATTTTCATTCTTCCTTTTTTATATACTCAACTAACTAATAAAGCGTTTCTTTAATAACGTTTTGTTTTTCAGAATTTATGTGGTCAAAGTTATCTTCTAGTGTGTACAGATAATCAGAAATGTCTTCAAGCGATAAGCCTAAAGACATTTTCTTTTCTTCTACTAATTTATCTAAAATAGAATTGATTAATTCCTAATTAAACATTTTTATTCTTTTTAGCACCTAGCATTCTGATTGATACATTTTCTTCTAAGCAATCTTCGCAATTTTCATCTTTCTCAGAATTTTCTTCAACAGATTCTGCTTGCATTCTTTTCTTTAATCTATCAGATAATTTGCCTAGAGTTTTGTGTAAATCTGGCTCATCATCTTTAACTACTGGGTCTTTTGGTAATGGTTTCCCAGCAACAGCAGCGCGTAATCTATCTGCTAAGCTTTCGTTTTTAGCTTTTTCTTCGCAATCAGGTAAAGTACATTCTGCTTCTTTCAAAATTGATTCTACTAGTTCAAGCTCACCACTTTCATACACTGCTATAATAACAGAATTTTCTTTTGTAAGCCCTAATTCTTCTCTTCTTTCTTTTGCTTCGATAACTGTATTAAATTTTTCTCTTACTTTTTTACCATCTTTCTCATAAGATAATTCTGCTGAGTCTAGAATTTTTTCTTCTTCTGGATAATCATCATCAGCATCTTCTCTCAAAATTTTATCGCATGCAGCATTTGCATCATCTAAAGCAGCTTGAGCTTTTTCAGTTGCAGCTTCGATATTTCTAGCATCTTCTGCATTTAATGCTTCATCGAGATCATCCCAATCTTCGATGTCATCATCATTAAAACTACCTTCAAAAACAATTTTACCGTCAGTTAAATCTTTAATATAGAAAATATATTCGCAACCATCGCCATTTGATGTTTCAAGATTTGAAATAATTTGCTCTAAACTCATATCATAATCGCAACCAATATATTGAAAAATTCTGAGACGATCTAAAAATTTAACAATAGCATCCTTCAAATTAACGCCGCTAATTTGAACAGTTTTTGTTGGATTATCTCCATAACGATTATATACTTCATACTTTGCTTCGATTTTAACTTTAGAAACTTGATTATCTACTGCTTCAGTTAAATTTTTCTTAGCTGATTTATCGTCAAAATATTTATCTAATCCTTCGAACAAATTTTTATTATACATGTTTCAATTTCCTTTCTTTTCAAGAATTTGTTACTACACACAAATTTAGCTTAAGTATTTATCAAAAATATTTGAAAAAATTTAATTTACTTCGCGCACAGCTTCCCAGGCTTTATGTAAAGCAGATTTCTTTAGCTTTTTAAATCCAACATTTAGCTGCTTGATAACATACTTCTGTAAATTATCTTTTTTTCTATTTTTTGAAATTTCAGGTATTATAAACTCAGCTAAATGTATTTTTGAGCGCTTGCTGTAATGATCAGAGATTCTTATAACTGGTGTTTGCCAATCTGATTCTGGAATGCTTATTTGAAAATAAATGCTTCCTGACTGAGCATTTATCTCTAAATACCTATAACCATGTTCAGATAGATATCCTCGAATTGTCTTGCAAATAATATCCTTGAAAAGTTCTGGTTTAGGCTTTTTCGGATTAAGTTTTCTTTCTATTTTTGCTAGCATCTTTTTATGTAAAAACTCATCTAGCCATTGTTCATAATGTCCCATAATATTTCCTATGTGGCGAGAAGCGCGGGGCGCTATTCACTGACCTAACTTTCATTTAAGCTAAAATGTAGATATTTCTTCTGAAAAAAAAATTATGGATCTGAGGAAGTGACTACTGTACACTTCCGATTTAGTACACTTTCCAAAAACCAACTGCGCTCTAATCTATAACAAGTATATATATTATATTATTATATATTATTTATTATATATATATTTAAATATATTAATATTATTATTTATCTAAGTATATTATCATATACTTATCTAAACAAGTAATATTAAGATCTGGACGCTCTATATAAAGCGCTTTATCTGAAGCGTCATAGGAAAGTGGAAAAAGTGGAAATTCCACATTTTTAGTACATAAATTTCCACTTATATTTTTATTCAGATTTTAACTTTTCAAGAATAAGTACTTTAAAAATTTCATTTAAGATAGTTTCATAACCATCTTTATCACCATTAGCTTCAGAATATTTGATTCCAAAATTATCTAAATTTTTCTTGATCTTTTTATCTAGCTCTATAGCTTCTTCTTCAGTCTGATTTCTACCCTTAGGGTTATATGGTTTAACTCTTCTCAAGAAATAATTAAAATTATTAAACTCATTAAATTTCTTAATTACAGTAGAAGTAAACTCTGGTTCAATTTCTTTATCATCATTGTACATAGCAGATAAGAATAATGGGCTATCAGTGACAATAATATCTACCTCATCTGCACATCTATCCATTCTATAGGATTGTTTTCCAAAAACATAGGGTTGACATGTAAGTGCTTTAGAATTATGTTCCCATGTCTTATCTTTTGCGAATTCAGTAACTAGCTCAGCGTTCACCCCTGCCATTTTTAATCTAGCAAAAATGAACGCTGCGCCTGTACTTTTTCCGCAACCTGGGCCACCAAATAAATTAATTACCTTAGTCATCCCAGTTATGTACCTCTCAATACTGTCTCGAAGCAGCTTCTCTAGCAGCTTTCTTTCTCTCTTCTTTAGCTACTCTTGCTCTAGCTAATTTAGATTTGAGACGTTTCTTTTCAGCAGGTGCTACATATTCTTCATGCTTACGCATGTCTTGCAATACACCAGCTTTCTCAACTTTCTTCTTAAATCTACGAATCATAGATTCTGCTGACTCATGAGGATACTTTTGTTTAATAGTTACGTTGCTTGCCATAATGTGAAAATCACCACCTTTTAATTTATTTATTATTTTCGGCTATATTGATCCATTCCTTGGCAATTGGAGTGTACCAGCCTTTAAAAATTTTTACATTATCAGCTTCTGTAGGTGCCCAATTTCTAACAGTATCAGCTTCTACAAAAGCGTATTTATAATTAGCATTACTGCTTGCATGGTTTAATTTATGATCATCTACAAATATGCTACCTGACATATCAATGAGAGATTTATCATAAGGCTTATTTATATCAAGCATAATCTTACCAGTAAAATATCTATCGAATTGAAATTCATGCAACCACTTCAATTTTTTAGTAGCACTTTCTGCTGAGCAATTTGAAACTAAATATATTTCAAAAAGATTTGTTTTTTGCAATTGCTCTAAAACATTTCTTACACCAGTATAAGGTCTCAAATATTCAAATAATCTATCCGAAGAAAAAGCATTGATAAGTTGATCTTTAGAAAATTTCATCTGATCTGAAAAATCGTATTGTCGAACTGCAAATGGTGAAATACATACATCATCAAAAGTCCATTTAGCATATTCGCAAAAAGCAGCTGTAGTGTTTACTAAAGTGTTGTCAAAATCAAAAAATATTTTCATGAATTACCACCAAAACTCAGCATGCCATTCTTTAATTAAGTCAAATGCTTCTTGCAACTTTTCTTCTTGTTCTTTAGATTTTTCCACCATAAAGTCATAGATAGCTTTTATAGAAGCAGGCATTTCAGCATATTTGACTGTAACAGATCCATCTTCATGCTCTTCTCTACTAATTACATGATCTTCTTTATGGTAATTTTCTAATAAGTTTTTATCATCTGAACTTAAAAATGATTCCTCATCTCGAAAATAATAATCAATGTTATCAATGATAGTTTGTATTATATCATCCCACTCTTTAATAGCCTGGCATTCTTGATCATGCTTTTGAAAAATTCTTTATGGAATACCATTATTAAGCTCTTTAAATCTTTTCAAACCATCTCTAATGAATATAAGCAAGGTGATGTCAAAATCCCATGTAATAGAATCCGAAAATTTTTCGAGCTTTTCATTTTTAATTTGACCTAATTTAATAGGTTTGTCTTTTTTATTCTTCCACATTTTTAACTGCCTTACGTTTAGCCCAATTATCACGCATACGTTGTGCTCTAGCATCTTTTTCTTCTTGAGTCATATTTTTACTTCTAGTGTTAATAGCTTTCTTTAGCGCGATAAATTTCTTCGGCATTGAGAAGAAATAGCCAGTCATATTACCTTCGGAATCTCTGCTTCCTTCCCAGCATTTAACTTCATCAGGACTGGTAGCTAAAGACTTTTTTAGCTTAGTTAACATAACTTGATCTGAGCAGAAAACTTCGAAAGTAGAATCTTTTCGATAACCACATACAGTAAATTCTTGCTCATCGATTGGACATACAACTGTTTCAATCTGATCTACAGTTACAAATTTCTTTTCCATATTTTCACCTGTTATTTTTATTTTATATGATTCTCTTTATTCTCCCTGAATTAAATTTTCAAGGTAATAAAATATATTACTTTAACATTCTTAGTATAATTTCCTTCAGCGAATATTACCCTCTCTGAGTGAGAATTAACTGTTACATACTAATTTACAAATCAAGTCTTAGAAAATTTTAATTGTAAACAGTTTTAACTTATCCGAACCACATTTTGAGCATTTATATTCGCTTATAGCATACTTTGGCTTACGCTGATATCTATACTCATGATTGCAGTGTTCACATCGAATAAGATATTTAGCAGGTTTAGCTTCTGCTTTATCAACACCAAACTCTTCTGCGCTTACACATCTGCAGATATCATATTGAGGATATTTTCTTTTAACCATGCGCCCAACTCTTTTAAAATTGTTTCCATGATTATTGCAACCAGGAATAGTATGTATAAGCTCATGTATCATGCATGTTTCAAATCTAAGTCTAGCAAGATTTTCATCTGGAATTTTCTCAAAAGTTCGGCTGATGTGCATTCCAAATCTAGATCTAACTTTTTTATCTCTTCCAATATTAGCCCAATAGCTAGTTGCGTTAGTTACTTTTATGCTCCAAATATTAGGAACTTGAAATGTTGGATACACTTCGCTTAATATTTTAGAAGCATTTTCGATACCAGAATTAATTACAGACTCAGTTAACTTAAACATACACTACCTGAAAAATTTTATTTCATTTTATGTATATATTATATGATAAAATCAAGTTTAAATCAACTATTTTTCTTACGTCTCTTTAAACATTTTTGACAATATTTTTCTTTATCTTCGAAATGCTCTAAAACACTTCTAATTCTAGCTGTACTATCTTCCTCATCTTTACAATCTCTTAAATGATAAATGAGATTATAGATTAAAGTTTCTTTAGATAAAATGCTTTTATAGCGGATATCTTCTTCCATTTTTAATTTTTCCTCATCAGTCTAAATCTCAATTTAGACATTTTCACCCACTCTTTTCCAGTCCAGTAGTAGCCTCCAAACCAAACATGATTGTTAATAATCTCTACATACCTATTATTACCTCGCACTTTAGGTGGTGCTGGAATTTCTTTTCCATTAAGAATAATGCTACTACTAGTTATTTGTGAGCTTGATCCAATTCTACTGTTTTGGATCTTTGTACCATTTCCAATATAGATATCACCACTCACCTGCACACAATTATCACCTTTACAGATTTGTTTAGTTACGAACTGCTTTCTCACCTCTTTCCCCTCCATGCCTTATAGTGTTTCCAAATGAAAATAGATAAACAAATGAAAACAATAGCCTCAATTGATAAAATAAATATGCTTAAAAAATAATCTAAAAACGTCTCGTATGGGCACAAAATAGCAACAGGAATAGCTAATGGAAGTATGCAGCAAACTAGCAGTTGCAAAAGAATGCATATGAGTAAATCATCATTAGGCTTATTATCCATTTACTACCTCATTAACTAGCTGAGCAATTTTAGACTTATCATATCTGTTACCAACTTCTTTAACAGTTAAACCAATAAGTTTACCTTTATTTGTTTCTTGAGTAAGAAGTCTAGCAATGACTTCTTTAACTTCTTCTGCAGTCATTTGTTTAGGAAGATATTCTGATAAAGCCGCAATCTTTACATTGATATCAGCGTACATTTGATCTTCTGGTTTGTAGAATGTTTGAGTTTCTTTTAATTCTTTTACTTCTTTTGTGATGATAGCAACTACAACATCATCAGTGAGAGGAAGCGTATATTTACCTGATTTTTCTTCTACTAGAATTTTTGCTTTAACCATCGAGTAGGCTGATTTCAAATTTTCATCTTTTGCTTTAAATGCTTCCTTCCATTTTTCTAAAATAAGATCTTTTAACATAAATTTTCTCCTCAATATTATTTTATGTAGCACCAGCTTTGTGGTGCTTTTTCTAATCCAAAAAATTTCAAATTTTTAGAATATTCGAACATTTCCAAATTCGATATCTTATATAAAAACAAATCTGCATATTGGCCATAGTCGAGTAGCTCATCATAAGTGAGGCACTCATCACCTAAGCATGGTAGCAGATATCCATCTTCGCCATCGATATCTGTCCAGTAAGCTCTTCCAATTTCAGGGCAAAAGAATCTACCAACAACTGTTCCTAAATATTTCTTAAACCATTCTCGATCTTCTTTAGGAATGCGATTGAAAGATCTCAAATCTTTACTGCAATAAATATAAATATATTTAGACCAATCTTCTGCTTTAGGTATATTTTTACCAACCTCAACAGTCTTTTTACCCTTCAAAATAAGATACACCCAATATGGTTTTATACTTCTTAAAACATGTCTCATAATTATACTTCCTCACTCATATCAACCTGTGTAGCAATAAGCGCTAACATATTGCGAAGATGTTCGATAAACTCATTTGCTGCATCTCTATCAATATAAAATTCCCATAGAGGATCATTACGTTCCTGCAATGTTTTACTTACATATTTATATACAGAAATCCCATTATCTGATCTAGTGAGATTTATACGCTCATCATTAGAATCAATCTTAGTATACATCAATTGCGTACTATCTGGATTAAGCAAATCTTGCAAATGAGAATAAAACTCATAAAAACCTTTCACGTCAAATCTAAAACCAGAATATTTGAAATTATCTTTACTAACACTTCCAAAATATCTTAGATTGATAATAGCATCATCAAATTTATCAGGCTTAAAATAAGCGATTTGGATAATAGATAAACCGCTAGCAGATTGTATGTAAACAGATTTATCATCTCTTAAATTAGTCAGTATTTCTTTTACCATTACTTGACCTCAGCATATCTATTTCTTTTTGTTTGTTTTGTTTATAAAACTCATTTAAAGCAATACTAGCTTTAATGAAATCTTCTTTAGGCTCTTTATCTAGAATAGTCTTTATAACGCTTAAGCAAGTAGCTAATACGCTAATAGCTCTACACCTTTCTATTTCAAGAGCATCATAATCAAAAACAGTGTGAGCATAGTAATCCATCTCAACAGTCATTTCTAATTTTTCAAAATCAACAGGTCGTTTTTCTGTGTACCGAATATTAATATCGCTACCAAAAATGTGTTCATTATTATCATCCACAAAATCAATATAAATATATGCGTTTACTAATTCTGCAGTAATATAATTAGGCTTAACTGATACTTGAGCGTGCTTACAAAAATTTGTAGCTAAGATAGTTTCAATATAGCTTTTTACATTATCTATATAAGCATCTTTAGCTTCAGTATAATTTTTAACAATATCTATTGTTTCAGTCATCTATTACACCTCTCATTATAAATCATCAGCATTTGTACGCACAGCTTTTGCTCTTAATGTATCATAATTTTCTTTCGATATTTGTCTGAGAGCTTTAATGTTAGAATACTTTTTAAATAATTCTTCTTCTGAGTTAGCAGACCTATATCTAATTTTATTATCAAAAGTATGTACTTCGAAAAACAATGCTGGTTGAGATCTATTAGCATTAAAATTTATTTTACCAATATCAGAAAGCTCGTCAGCATAAATAACATCTGAAATCATAAAAGTACTTTTATTCTCAAACTGTTGTAAAAATTTTATTCTATCAACTTCTAACTGAGCTGTTTTTTCTAAATCAGAATCTACAGAAATAGGACACCTTTCTGCACACTTCTGTTCCCATTTTCCTGGATTAAACATATTCAATCACATCCTTATTCATAATTAAAATAGAATCACAATCCCAACCATATAAAGCTCGATATAATCGACTGTCGGAAGAAATAAATACTTCGATAGCATCATATTCTTCTTTCAATTTGTTAAAGTCTAAATAAACAGTCTCAAAAACTCTTAACAATTGAAAGCATTTTTCAGGCTCATGTTTAGGTAAAGCTTCCAAATCCTCAATAGATTTTATAGTAAGTATTCTAGCTTCTGGTTTAAGACTAAATTCAAAACAATTATAAGAAGAGCAATCCATGTAGTGGTTAGAAGCATTCCATTGAAACCATCCATAAGGAACATGCTTTCTAGAAGCCCATAATCCACCTATAGGTTTAATCCAGTGCGTATCTATTACATCTTCCCACTTATTAATATCAAATTTTGTATCACCAAAGTGAATAAATTTGTTTTCTAATTTTCTCATGACTTAATTTGGAAAATATGTACCACAACATTTACAGAAGCTATCATATCTGTTCACTTCTTTCATACAACAGTTACAATAAAAATGTGTAACTTCTTTAGTTGTTTTATAAGCTTGCTTAATGGGATAAATTTCTTTCACTAATACTCTTTCTAATTTTTGTTTATTTATACGTTTACCTACTTTGTATGGTACTTCTTTTATTTTCAAGCCCTTAGCATTTTTACGTAAATTCTTATTAGATCGATATAAGGTTAAGGCTTCTTCAGCATTTTGAGCGATAATAATTTCTGGATTGCGCTCATAATATGTTCCCCAACCATTTTCCTCAATAAAGCATTTAAAAAGTTTTAGTCCCATAAACTAATACCTACTTATATATTCTATATATTAATTATATAATAAAAATGAAAAAAGATCAACTAAAATTAACTAGTTGATCTTTATTTTTCTGTATAAATTTTATTTTACAGATCCATAACCTCATAAGCAAGATAACTACCGCAATCAGGACAAAAATCAGATTGCTTAATAGTTACAAAGTTACGTCCGCAATTAGCGCACTCATGGATAACATTTCTTCTTACTGTATGAGTATCTGTTTCAGAATTAATTTCATCCTTCCAACCATCCCCAAAATAAGTCCGCATATAAGAGATATTGAAAGGAATTTCTTTAATAGAAATATTATCAGGAAAAGATTCAAGATACAGTTTCTTGCAAAATAACTCTTTAGCCTGATCTAAATTCTCAGCTAAAATGTGCTGCTTATAAATGAGATCAATATCAGACATATTTTTAGTAAATTGCGTTTGATAAATTTTTATTGACATAAAATAATACCTCTTCTATTTTATATCTATATTATAATATACCTAAAAGAAAAGATCAACTATTAACAAAGGAAAACCTTACAAAAGATTTCTCTTAAGTAAGGTTTTTTATTCTATATTTTATAATATCTGAGGACTTGGCGTTATAAGCCACTCAGCCCAACTCATAGGTTGAAAATTTGAATCAAGAGCCTCATAATAATCAGTACCGCTTGGCTAATAAAAATAAAAATTTCTAGTAAAATCCCTTAAAGAACAATCAACATCATCTATAGAACCTGATTCAAAAGCAGAAAATAAATTGTACAAAAAAGAACCTACATTCTCAGTATTATACTTACAAATAAAATACTAATCAGTTTCAGCATTTAAGCTTTCTTGACTTGGCTTTATTATTAGTAAATTTATACCAGCCTCTTCGAGATCTGGTTTTAATGGTTTTAAAGTAGTATTTGATATATAAATATCTGGTAAAATTAATATAGTATCAGTACCATAACTAGATGCCTCATTAATACACACCTCTAGAGTATTTAATAATGATGTCTAATCACTTCCAGCAAAGTTGTATATCTATACAACATTGAGACTATCTAAAAGTTCTGAGTATATAGTTAAATAATTTAATTTTTCTGTACCATCAATATTTGTTAAACGACTACCCTATTCGATAACACAAATATTCGACATTTCAGAATTAGTACTAATATTGTTAATTAAACTTTTAGCAGCATCTATTACACCATATAAACCACTTCTAATAACATACATATTATAATAATTTGAAAGTATGTTAGGATAACCAGATAAAATTAATTCTAGATTAATAAATATAAAAAAATACTCCTCAGAAAACTTATCATGAAATTTTTTAATCAAATCAATAAAAGATTGCTCATCAGTAGTGTTAATATAAACAAATATTAATCTATGATTATTATTTTCTAAGTTTGATGCTAGAGTATTTAATGCTTCAGCATCAGTTATAAGTCTCTAAAGATTTACAGGAATATCTACTGCATCAGATCTTATACTATGTATCATATAGTAAAATGGATCATAAATACTAGGTTGCTCATACTCATATTCGGATACCAAGACTGCTGGAGGCATACCCTCTCCTAAAAATGTTCCTTGAGCCATTACATAATCCGCATCTGGCATATGTAAAAAATCTCCCTCTAATCTAGGAAATCTTCTAACTAGTTGATCATTTACTACTAAATCAAAAACTCTATGCCCATCATCTGTGCCGCAAATACTATATTTTTCATCTATTATAACATTCGCCATAATTACACCTCAATAACCAATCTGCCATCACTGTTTATAGACCAACTAGTTGTAGCTGTAGCTCGTTCTGGTGGTGTAATTGTGATTGTATTACCAGAAAAATCAAATTCACAAGTCATTTCAGCATTACTGAGTTTCTCGTCAACATAAGAAATAGTAGCGTAATTTGAGTGAGAATGTGATGAGGAAGCAGCACCAATCGATGATGGTGTTATATTCACACTTGCTGCTGAGCTACCATCGAAAGTAGCTGCTGTTGTTCCATTTGTCTTAATTGTAAGACTGTTTTTCACACTCCCGGCTTTTATGGGAGCTGTCTAATTAACTGCCCCCCCCCTTCTTACCTACGTAAAACAAACCTGTTTCGTAGTCATATAGAGGTTGGCCTTCGAGGAGTGTAGCTGTGCTGCTGCTTATTGCAGATGTTGTTCCTCTAAGGAACTGAATTGCGTTGTTACCTGCCATTTTGTGTAACTCCTTGAAATTTTTTATTTGTTTTCTTCTTATATTTTTATATTAATGTTGCGCACCCATTAATTTTATATATAATTGAAAACGTCTGTGTTCGTTTAATTTAGCTATATTTTCTCACTAAATTATTCTATGTTCTCATTTTTATACAGAAAAGGTCTAGCCGATACTTGACTAGACCAGGAAAATTTATTAATGGATTTTTTGACCAATTCACTTAATTTAGCGTAATTGTTTGATTATTTTTTCAGAGATTTTTGTTTTAAGGTTGTTTCCCTACAATTCTCTATATGTTTTCTTTACAATAATATCTTTTATTAACAAATATGTTACTTTTAATTTTGTTTGTTTATTGTAATAGTTTTTATTTGTTTTGGACTATACTCTGTTGCTTTATAGAATGCTTCTTCTAAATTTTCTGCATGACCTGCTTCGCCATAATTATATCCATCATCTTCTTCTACAAACCAACTATATATTCCAGGCTCTGATATTTTTTCTATATTATCCCAATCTTTAGGAATATCTTTAAAATGTTTATAACAAAATTCTTGAATCGGACAGCTATTACTTCCACATTTTCCTTCGCTTACTGCTCTTTCACAAATTGTTTTTATGTCTGTTAAATTATAATTTTTCACTGACTTCTTCCTCATTACCTGTTTTTATATCAGCCATATTTTTATTTAATATTTTATTTGCGAGGTCATCAAAGTCTAATACGCTAGTGTATTCTTCATAGAAAAATTTGATAGGCTTTTTTGTTTCTTGAATCATTCCATATCTTTTTGCGATGTTGTATGTAGTTACATCTCTTGATAATCTTTCTGGAATTTTACTTAATTGATCTCTAAATTTTTCTATTGTGAAAGTATCTTTATATTTGTTACAGCTACGGCAGGCTGGATATAAATTTTTTATATCAATATTATCTCCAAACAAATATACAGGTGCAAAATGATCTACTTGCATGTCTTTTATATTTTCTAGATAACACCCACAGTAAGCGCAGTGTTTTCCAAATTTGTGATAAACTAACTCTCTCACTTCTTTTGAGATAGGTTTACGTTTCATTCTTCATCCTCATCATCTATATCGAAGTCTGATTCTTCAAAATCTTCATTATCTTCATCCCAGATATTCTCTTCTTCATCTTCATCTAAGCAATCGAAATCAGATAATTTTTCTCTCTGTTTGTTTATGACAGATTCTGCTTCAAAAATAGCTGAATCCATCTCTAACAATAAATTAAAGCATTTCTCTAGAAACTTTTTACTGGGTTTTAATTCTGGGCAATCAATAGCATTAGCTAAACCTTTAGTAACTTTTTCAAAATTATCACAATATTCTTGTGAAACATAAGTTATATTTAAATCTGATTTAAGAAAAACACTCATTTATTACCCCGTACTTATCGAAACTCAACATAATTTTACTAAAATAACCAGATAGGATTTCTAATATAGTATCCGACTGTCTAATATAATTATTATGAGTTAAATATAAGCTTCTTTTATATGTACAACCATCTTTCAAGATTCTGTCTATGAGATCCTTATCTACAAATGGAGCGAATCGCAGTGATTTTTGAAAATCATTAGGAAAATTTGTTAAATCTTCAATTTCTGGATTGAGCTTATCTTTATTACATTCAAAAGCTAAGGGACCAGCACCATGTCTAGTGAAATATGTTCTGCTTACATAAATAACTTCGATATCATTTGTGTAAGGTTTAATCTCTTCGATAGGTACTTCTGAGCCAGTTTTACTAGGTGTTAAATATGGAAAATCGCTAATATTTGTTTCGCTTAAAGCTAAACCCTGTCCACCCTCATAAATAACAGCGTCATATTTTTTAATTAAATCGCCAAAATAAATTATATCTACTAACTTACACATAGCTCTAAAATCAGAAATGTAAGCGTTAATTAAATCAGAGCTTATACAAATGTTTCTGTATTTTTCAATTACAGAATCTTTTATACCATACTCTTCAATCTTTTCTGGAAGATATTCTTTAGCAATTTTTTCTAGGTACATAAAAAGTTGTTGGTTAGTAGAACAACGCATTTTTAAAAGCGACCAGTCATACTCAGAGCTTTCATATCTTTTTCTAGTTTCAAAAATACCCCAACCGCACGAACCATGTCTGCTTTCATCTCTATTAAGTTCGAGCATCTGATTTAAAAGTGCATCATAAGGGGTAGAAACTCTACAATCTCTATGACAGAAACATTTAGTCATTTCTGAGTTAAAATATTCTTTATCTAAAGAAGCTAATTGTGAGTACTCAGTCATGAATTGTGTCGGATTTAATATAAAATCTTTATTGAAATATGTGTCTGCGCCATCTAATGTACCACTACCAAAATGCTTAAAAACATGTTTAGCACCATTTTTGTATTCGACGGTATGACCACGTTGACAACCGCCGTTGTATAAGATGTTTAATACCCTTTCATTTTGCTTTTTATATTGTGAGGTAAGGACATGTGTTACCAAGCCCTTACCTTCATCACCATAATTCGCACCAACAACAATTTTACATTTCATATATTTTTACCAAGAAATTGTATTAAGTTCTCCATTAATAGTCGTACCGGAACTAGCATGTCCAGTAATAATCTCAGAAACCATTTCAGCAAGATTATCAATCTTAGCATACTTGAGATGTTCTTCATCAAGGTATTCTGGCCAGCTATTTTTGATTCCTTGCTTATGCCAGCTATAGCTTGATCCACCATCTGTTACTACAATATGATAAACATCGAATTTTTCAGTTACTTCCGGATAAAGATCTTTAGTTTCAACATCTGCTTCTACACTATCACCAGTAGCTCTATTAAGAGCTTCTCTAGGAAGATAAGGATTGAGAGGTTCGTCGCCGAGAGTGATAATAATACCTTTCTTACCACGCTTCCAGCAATCGAGCTTACAATGTCTCGAGCCCATATACCATGCTGCAGTATAAGACTCATACCCATTACCGCCACCACCTCTTTCGAAGTAAACCTTTTCAAGTTGCTCAGCGATACGAATATCTGACTCAAATTGAGAGATTTGGATAGGTGCATCATCGCAATACAAATCACCAATACCCATAATCATAAACTCAACATCTTTTACTTCTTGATAGATTCTAGTCATAATTTCATTGAGCTTTTTAGCAACCAATTCGAGAGAGCTTCCCATTGAGCCTGTTACATCAAGACCAAAAATAACAGGAATAGTTTCAGGATGCTCTTCTGTATCACAGCATTCTCTCATAACTTTATGAGGCTTAAGCGCTTCATCAAGTCTGCTTGCTTTATAAAATTCTTGAGTAGAATAAGCAGAATTAGCAAGCGAAGCTGTAGCTACGCCATTAACATAAGACGTAGAAACTGTCCTACCTCTACTCGCAGAATAATTACAATAAGCTTGAGTAGTCCAACTTCCGCCGCCCATTATTCGTCATCCTCCACTGCCTCATCTTCTTCTACAACTTCAACATCTTCCACTTCATCATCAGATGCATCATCAAAAATTCCGCTGAACATATTTTCGAAATTACCGCCAGACATCATCATGAAAGGAAGCATTGAACCCATACCGCTCATACCATTATTACCTTTCATCATTTCAGACATCATCATGTACTTCATCATGTTATTTGCGCCGCCTTTACCTTTAAGCGAATCACCAAACATAGATACAATCTTACCATAGAAGTACGTGTTACCCATAAACATATGTCTTTCAGGAAGAATAGTTTCAATTGTAGAGTTTTCGTAATTGATAACCGTGATTTGATTCTTACCTACTTCCTTTACAAAGCGAGGTTTCTTATTTACCAAAATAATATCACCTACTTCTACCTTATTAGTAGGAATTACAAAGAAGAAATCATCACCAACAGGGAGGACAAAATTACCGCAGTTAGTGAGCTTACCATTCTTCGGATTATAAGATTTGTATGTACCGCCGCAATTTACCGCAATTCTACCGCTCGTCGTGAGCTTGCACATACCGCTACCTACTTTACCAAACATACCATTAAACATTTCATTTACCATAATAATATTATTACCTCCGATTTATTTTTATTATTTTATACAATTATGGATTTTTTTTTTATTTACCACAAATAGGACAATAATCTTCTACCAGCATATATGTACCTTCGCTGCAATAGATACTGTGCCCACCTTTTAATTTAAGCTCAACACCAACCTCATTATCGTGCCAGCTTTCTACTTCTACGCAAACACCTTTTTCTCCGCCGAGATAAATATGAGCTCTTTTGAAGCTATAATTACCCATACCCAAACTTTCATTGCAACCTGAAAATGCGAACACAGATGTTAGCGCAATAATACTTACTAAAAGCTTTTTCATAATTACATATCACCTCCATTTATTTTCTACACATATATTATATAATAAATCGAGAAAAAGATCAACTAAAAATGACCTGGAAATGAAAAATAATTTCAAATCCAGGTCTGTAAATAAAAGAAGTGTGTAATCAATATTAGGCACTCTTTAAGAATGCAAGCATTTCTTCTGCAGTATCCATTAGATCATAACGATCGTTGCTGCAGCTATTTTTACTTTTTTCCTTTATGATAACCTAAATTAATATATTTAGGTAATTCTTCTTCAAATATATACGTTCTATGTCCAGTAGTAGTATTATATATACAGATTTTACCAAAATTTCCAGGCTTTAATCCTTTACGCTTTTCAGCAGATTTTCTGTTCTACTCAGGAGTCTTTTTAAATGTTCTACCTCTCACATATCCATTAGCTAAAAACTCATCTAGTAAATCTAACTTTATCATGCGATCTTCTATTCCATTTGTAACAACAACACAGTTTCTTTTACGTTTTCCTATATTATCGGTATGTTTTTTCCATAAATCTGGATTCTCAGTCTTTATTCTCTAGATAGATCTCGATGTTGATTCTGCGTTTTTAGCAACTCTGGCATCTATTTCTTTTGTCAAACCCTTATTCCACGCAACCTTTTTATTAACTCTTTTTGCTTCACGTATTTTTTGTTTTGTTTCTTCTGATCTAGGTTGTCTATCAAATTTCCAACCATCTTTCAGATATTTTTCTACCTAGTCCCTTAAAACAAAAATTCTTATACCATCTTTTATTAATCTCTTTTTGCCTGTATTAGTTCTAACACCATCTGGGTAACGTTCAAGCCTAGTTGCTATTCTTTTAATTTTTGATTCTTCAGACTATTTTCTGCCTTTATATAAGGTTGATTTAAGTTTTAAGCCTTCTTCAATTAAGACCTAATAATCATCCATTATATTAAATATGTCACAGCTTATATTTTTGTTGAGACGCTGCTGAAGTTGAGTAAATGCCTAAATAAGATAAAATTTTAACCAACCAGTAGCACATTTAGCTAGGTAATAATGTGCTAATAAATGATTTTTATGTAATAAATTAATTAAATTCTCTTTTGAATTATCCACAGGTAATTTCTATGGATGCCTTTTAAAATAACATCTAGGAATTATATGATGCTATTCCGTTTTATATTTTATTCTCTTCTGATTTTTATTTTGAGCTATTAAATCAATATATGCATCATAGAATTCATTCCTCTCTAATAAATTTTCATCAAGTAGTTTCTTTAACATCTTTACTTCTTCCCTTAAATAATGTTGCACTACTTAATTTAGCATGTTATTTATGTAATTTTTCATATAAAAATTTAAGCATTTCTTCTGCAGTATCTTTCAAATCATACCTGTTATTTGAACAACTATTGATAGCAAATTTTCTTTCAACTAAATCTACAAAAAAAGTTGCACTCATATTATTATAATCCTCTTCTTCAGAATCTGCACCCATATAGAAACGATTCCATTCCTCTTCGGTCATATGAGACCTAACATCAAGTTGCTTTAATGCAAGGTTATCGAAGCTAATTACCTTAAACCAGCCTTCCTTAATAATGTTAGGAAGAAGTTCTTTGAGCATTGACTTCTTTTTCTCAATGCTTTCGCTTGCAGTTTCATAAAGTTTCTCACCACGTCTAAATACTTTATAACCTAAAACTAAAACTTTAATGTTATTGTTAGCTAAAGCCTCGAGCTGCTCTTTTGTTACAATACCATTTATAACATGGATAACAGCAGTAGGAATTTGCTTTACTTTTTCAATAAAAGAATCGGTTACTTTTTGCAAAGAAATACCTAAGCCATAGATAAGCTTATTTTCGCAGAGATTCTTTACATACTCAAAATTCTTTTCAAAATGCACCTGATTAACAGTCATAGAAGGAATATGTTTTCTTTCTTTACATTTTTCCAAAAACTTAAGCAGATCAGGGTGTTCAAGAGGATTACCACCACCGATAGCTAACTCACAATAAGGGTGCAATTTATCTAAAAAAGATGGACTCAAAATATCTGCATGCTTACCATCAGGTGTACTATTCTCATGGCACATAGCGCAACCAACATCACAGCAGTTAGTGATTTTAACATCCATGCTTTCTACAGTATCACATTCGAAAAAATCTAAATTATTTTCTCTAACTTTTGTACCTGTTTCAAGGTCAATGTGCACATTATAATTTCCATTTTTATATCCGACCCACTTAGCCATTTTAATTAATACCTCTCTTAAAAATTTTTCAACTGCTCATAATCAGGAATTTTATAATCTTCTTTCAAGGGATAATTCGGATTATTATCATCCCATAATATTTTAATATAATCGTAAATAGTTATATTGCTACCAAATTTTTTGAAAACTGTTTTATCAGATTTTAACCATAAGATTAAATTTTTTATTTCTTTATTAGTTAATCTATCTTTATATTTATCACCATAATCAAAATATTCTGCAACATCGATTCTTATACAACCCTTTCGTTTAGATTGTATATGATCAAAGTGAAAATGTGGAATGTTTCCTTCTTTTCCATACACTCGTATTTCAATATTATCACTAGTTGTTCCAACTAAGGCCATTTCTAAAAGTGTGTGGTTATCGTTAATAGAAAACATATCTTTACCTCACATATTTCTTATATTAATATTATATAATAAAAATTATAAGAAATCAACTAGATAACTTATAATTTTAATGATTTTTAATATTATTCTGTTTTATCTGTAGATGTCCATTTTGTTGTTTTATCTTTCTTTAATTTTAATGTAGCTAACCAGAAAAATATATTGAGTAAAAACCAGATAATTAATACAAAAGGTATAAAGAGTATATAATGCAATAATATCGCAGGCAAAGCTACTGCTGTACTTATAATATAAGAAAAAATCTTTCCAAATATATTAAATGAGCTAATGCGTCGTCTTAAACTTTTATAAAATGCTACAACAGCTTTTATCAAGTCATCATGATAATATTCTAAATCTATTATTATATAGAAGAAGTATAAACCAAAAACTATCCAAAAAGCTAAACCAAAATGTAAATAAATCATATTTAATCTCTTCTATTTAGAAACCATGTATCAGTATATGTTACAGGAACTCTCAATTTATGTTCGCTCATATCATGCATTTTCTTCATCTTTTTGTTGAGAGTTTCATCCCCACAATCACCTTCCCTAATGAAAGCATCTAACTGCTTATATGTGAAACCGAAATTATCCTCATCGGACTTACCTGTTAAACCATCAGCAGGAACTTTCTTAATAAATACATCAGATAAATTAAACTCTTGAGCGAGATATGTACCTAACTCAATTACTTCTGAACAAGTGAGATGCGCAATAGGATTTAAATCACAACCCCCATCACCATATTTTGTAAACCAACCAATGCATCTTTCGCTAGCATTTCCTGTTCCAATAACTCTATAACCCAATGTTTGAGCTACAGCATAAAGAATAGTCATGCGAAGTCTAGGTGGAATGTTTGTTTTAGCTTTATCTGAAATTTTAGGGCAATTTTCAAACCAATCTTTTTCGCCAGTAATGTCTGATTTGCGAACCACAGTCTCGATATTAAATAATAAATTATTGAAAACAGTTTCAATATTTACAATTCTATAATCAATATTTAATGTTTCTGCAATTTCGATAGCATCATCGATATCAGCTTGATTACCATTAGGCATAATAATAGCGAAAACATCATCACCCCATTGCTTTTTAGCAAGCATAGCAACTACGGTACTATCTTTACCTCCGCTTAAGCCTAATACAACACCCTTACAATCAGTTATAACTCTATAATCTTCTAACCAGTTATTTATATTATTTGCTACTCTTTTAGCGTCCATTTATATACCTCTATTATTTATTTAAGAAACCATATGCTATGTATTCCTACACCACACGCTACACCAATTATAAAGCTCATTATAGCGTCTAAGATTAAAGCTGCAGGGTTCGCTGTTTTAATGGTATACCAAATACCTAGTACACCAAAGAAAATGAAAAGTATAGTTAGAAATATTTTCTTACAAAGATCAAGCTTCATATTTATAAATCTCCACATTATAATCTTCGAAAACAGTGGCGATAATATTCTCTACAATTGTCCAATCACCACCTGCTAAACCACACCCAATTTTATAAGGAAAACCGATTGTTTGATGTTTGAGTGCAACTGTTCTCAGCTCTTCGCAGCAACTTCTGAAAGCATCATAATCTGTGTTAACTACATTTCTAGGTAAATAGTGATACTGAGAGAAGAAATTTACTATATTTCTACATTTACCAACTTCTTTATCTGGATCTTCTAGAATAATTTGGATTCTTCCTAAAGCAGGTATTTTCCAGCTATTTTTACTGCAATTTAAAAACCACTTATACTCATCGTAAACATGAGGCCATTTATTTCTAATTTGCTTAGCTATACCTGAACCCATCGCGCCTTGACAATTTACCTGATGTACAATATAGTCAACATCTGCTTCTAATAAATTTCCAGTTTTATAAGTAATCATTTTTTCTCCCAATTGTAAAAATAAATTTAAAAAATTTACCAATATTATAAATTAGAAAAGTACCACCATTGAATAAAATTTGCCATAATGGATTTATCAGTAAAATAATTACCCATAATGTAACACAAGCAAACATATTTAAACTGCGGTAGTTATCGTAGAGCATCGATGGAGTACAATTCAATATAAAATCCTCATCTTCTTGCCAAACCACTTTACCTAATGAAATAACCATAGTAAATAATGCAACTAGTAAATATATTAAAAGAAATGCCATAATTTGTTTAATTGTTATTCTTTATAGACATAGGTAAATCAGTAATAGTTACTGAATGTACACCGTAGGTCATCGCAGAATAAATTGCTTTAATTCCATAGTTACTAAATAAATCTCTAACTCTAGTTAAATGGTCTTCTGTATCCTTTACACTCATATCTCTAACTTCAACAGCGATATGATAAACTTTATTTGGATCTAGTTCCATATAATTTATTGATAATGTATCCATTTTTATTCCTCTTCCAATTATTTTTATTTATATTTTAATATCAATAATATTTAAACTTTTAGCAAATTTTATTCTGTTTTTATAGTTACATTATTTAATTTACCTAAAACAGTAAAAATATCTAACCTAGTCTCATCTATATGTTGTAAGCTTTTCTTTAAATCTTTTTTGCCAGTATAAAAATGCACTGCTGTTATTTTCTTATCTTCCAATTTTTGATTTAAGTCAGTTAAAGCTGATTTAATTAAGCAAATTTCTTCTATAGATAATTCTACCTTATACATTTAGATTTTCTCCAACTCATAATCAAAAGCGCAATCTGGCCATGGATATAAACAATTTAATCTATAATTTTCAGTTGCGCAAAAGGCACCTTCTGATGGCTCATACTCAACCTCATCCCAACCACATAAGCATAATGGATAACTTTCAGGATATAAATCTGCATTACAAATGCTAACTTCCATAATAAGATCATTATCAGTGAAAGTTGTATCTGTTACTGCGCCAATTATTTCAAAACTATTCTCTAGAAATTGCTTTTCATCAGCTACATACATAACAGGAAGTTTTTCTGTTAATTGTGCGAAAGCTTTTTCAAGAATAGCTTTAGAGTAAATATGTTTGTTTTTATTTGGTACATCGAAACAGTTTTTATATGTTATTCTGTAATTACTCATAGAATTTATTGTCCCACAATCTGTCTCTAATTTCTTTCAAGCTCTGATCTTTAACCATCTTACCATCTTTAAACACTACTTTCATTTCGTTTAACACTGAGTATGTTTCTACAAATTTATGTTCATCATTGCAAATAAGTTCGCCACCATCATTAATAACTAAACAGCAACCTTTATGTGACTTTTTAAATCCACCTTCTTTAGGATTCTTAAATACAAAATGTTCAGTTCCATCTTTCATAAGCACATGCGTTGCTTTAATAGCAATACCAAAAGTGTCTCTAGTAAAAGGATTTAATTTACCATTTTCACCCTCAAGACATTGCATTGAGAAACTACCAACACCTAATACTACATTGCTAGCAGCCCAACCATTTTTATATAAAATTTCATAGATTTGAGCAGCTCTAGTCACTGTAATAGAATCGCCATAAATAGCTTTCACTTTAGGATTGAGAACTTTATAGCCTTTACTATTTACGCTATAACCAAAAAGCTCACCTAATTGAAATACTGTTTTAGTTACAACATCTACTGGATCACCGCTATCACCTCTAACTAGTAAGCATCCATTATGTTCTTCTATTTCTTTTCTGCATTTAGGAAGAATATTGCAAACTAAATTCCAATAATCATAACTATCTGAAACCATTGAGAAAGAAGTGTTAGGATATTTTTCAGTAAGAAGGCGTTTAACCATTGTGATTTCATCACCATCTACTGCGAAGTTTGAGCACATAACAGAATGCTCAGTACTAGGTGATCCAAAACCAACTTCTTCTTTAGTACAATCTGCATTATAATATTGTTCGAGATAAGGGATTGCAGGAACAGTAGCAGTGTTTACGTGAGATAACAACCAACCAGCGCTTGATTTATAAGCACTGTGTCTACATTCTTGACCTCTCATAGAGAAATCACCTAATGCTTTTCTTCTGGGTGCAGAATCATCACAGGTTAAATCATACCAATGATTTACAATCTTTCTATACTCATAACCTACGTTAGCACTAACCATAGGGTGCCACATTTCAGAACTAATAACAGATTCGAGAGCATTTGTAAGCCATGCAAAATCAGGATGCGTATTACTGATTTCAAACATAGGAACCTGGATAGGAACTCTAGTACCTTCCAAAAGCTCTTTGCTTCTTCTAGTATAATAACTTACATCATTCTTATTATTTTCATTTAATGCGCAGGTCAAACTTTGTAACATGTTAGCAAATCTAACAGAAAATTCTGCTTCTGTTTTTAAGCAAGTATATTCTTTAATTAATTCCTCAAACATATTCCTCACCTACTTCTAGATTATTATCTGCACAATATTTTAAAGCAGATTCTTTTGTAGTAAAATGCAATAACTTATTATTTTCATCATACAACGTAAGCTGTCTGCTAGGCTCAATAATCACCCATAAGTCTTTACCTTGCTTAAGAATTCTATATTTATCGTATCTCATAGTTTCACCTCGATGGTAAGCTTTTCTTTATCAGTCCTCTCAAAGTTTGAAATTCTTCTTCTGTTAATTTTGTTTTATCAATTTTAGAAGGAAGTGAATAATATTCTGACTTTATTCTTTTATTTAATTGTTCTAACAACTCATAAGCAGAAGGATTTTCATCATCCGTAGCTTTATTTACATAAATGAAATCCTCGCATTGATCTTCTGAAAACTTTTTGTAACTTCTATCCCGCAAATATTCTGATTTTCTAAAAATAATTTTATTATCTTCTTCGCAGTAGATAGCATACATACCACCTAAAGCTTTAATTTTCTTACTATTTACATATTTTCTAAACTCATAAGTTTTCCCATTATCTGGCTCCTTATAAGTGAAAGTAACTTCGTAATTTCCAAAATCATCCTTAAAATAATCAGCCATAATTTAACCTTCTTACTATTTATTACAATAATATTATATAATAAATTTATAGAAAGATCAACTGTTTTTAAGCTGTTTTATCTAAAATTACTATACAAATAGCTGCTGGATAAGACCAACCCTTCCCATACCAACAATCATATTCCGGTTTATAAAGCCAGTCAGCTTCTATTTCTTCTGCAGGAAATTTTGGGTTAGTTGGGGTAATTTTCATAATACCTCTAAATGCTTTATAGCCTTCTACGCAAATCATATACCTAAATCCTCCATCACCCTTTTATGTAATCTTTTATTCTGTGATAATAATTTATCATAGCTTATTTGATACTTTCTCATAACGTTAAAGCAATCAGCTAGTAGTTTAGATTTGCAACTCTCACTGCTGCTTGTAGATTGTTTGTATGAGCAATTTTTACAATTTTCATTATCCATACATGCTTCTACATTTTTCTTTACTCTAGCTATCTCTTCTAAATCTTTTTCTGTTAACATGCTAGCGCCTCACAAATTAAACTCAGGTTCGTATTTAGAATTAGTTACTAAATAAAAAACATGTTCTGTGTTGCAGCAATGCTCTGCGCAATATTTGATCATCTCATCGGTCATGTAATCATACATATTAGTATTATATTTATTGAACGTTTCCTTTAAAGCAATCTTATACACTCGCTCACTGGTAACAAACGCTTCTAAAATCATAAAGAAGCCTGTTTTGATAAAACACCAACCAGCTATTGTTATAATAACATAGAAAAAAGCATCATCTAATTTAATATTTACACCAGAATTTTTTACCATTAAAGCGATGTTTAACGCAATAACCGCGAAACCAACAATCATGAGAATGATACCTATTATTAATTTATTCTTTTTCAACGTTAAATACTCCATCTAAAATTCTACCACAAATTTTATGAGATAAGTTATCTTCAATACACATACTGATTATTCCTTTATTAGCATCGATGAGTCGGTAAGCTTTAAATCTAGTATAATGTCTAGCTTTAACTAAATATTTTGCTACTCTGTTTTCATATCTATCTCTCTGAAAAGAAATATTTTTAATAGCCCAAATAAACTCGCTTATAGCTAAATAACCTAACCAACCAAAAGCTAAGCTCATAACAATAACTTCCCATAAAGCTACCTGTTTACCTTCTACAAAAGAATTATGTATAACTACAGCTCCATGAACTATCCAGATAACATTTAAAATAGTTATAGCAACACTAATGCAAAATCTAAAGATATCTTTCATCAGAAACATTCCCCCATTGAATTATAATTTAACCAAAAATTAGCTCTAGTTACTTCGATTATATTAAACTTAACTTCTGGCATCTCAGGAATAGTATACTCTCTATCTGGCTTGCTGTTTATTTGCTTAATAATATTATTGTGCTCAGTAACTAACGCATTTAATTTTTTCTTATACTTTTCAATAGTAGAGCCGGCTTTACCAATTAAGAGCCCTGGAATATCAGTATAGATGGTGATAGTATTTTTACCATCAGTACTAAACATAATATCTCGAACAGGAATATTAACTTCTTCAGCGTATTCTTTAAATATTTCGCTAATTTCTCTCATAGATAACTCAGTCATATTTTATCACCTCTTTTAATTTTTAGACCATCTACCCATAAAAAAGCCGAAGCTAGAGCATATAAGTCCTAATAGTATGTATTTAATCATCAGATCGTCCCTCCTCAATAAATTCTATAAAACCACCGATTTGGTTAAATTTAACTGTACCATATATAGCCACATCATATGCATTGTGATATGAGAAAGTATAAATTCTAAGTGAATTTTCAATTTTAGGCTTGTTATTGCATAACTCAATCATTTCTTTTTCTACCAGCATAAGGAAAAAATTTTCATTACTCATCTCTCACCTCAATTTTAAATTTTTCTTTAAGTTCACGAAGAAATTTTTCCATAATTTCTTCATTATGATATTCCGTATCAGAGTATTCATACGCAAATGATGCTAACATATCATCGAGCATATTATCAATCTTATCAGAAAATACGACTTCTCTATTTTCAATTATTCTCTCATATAAGTCATGAGTCTTTAAAGCGCTATTTAACCATTTTTCAATAGCCTTATCATCGCCTAAATATGAAAATTCTCTATTTACTGGATTATCGATACAGCCAAATTCCGTCATCGTTTTATCTTTAACAAACAATCCATTAGTTGCATTTTTGAGATCTGATACTGTGAGAATTTGTTTACCTCTGACATAATTTCTAGTTTTCAACATGTTATTTTACCTCTTTAACCAAAACTCTGAAATGAGCAATTCTGATAGGACCATTTGCAATGATAGTAGTAACTTTTGCTTTTCCTCTAGTCCCAATAATGAAACCATTAAGTTCGCCATTAGAAGAAACTCTCAAATCAGAAACATCTTCTATTTCACCTACAAACTTATTTGTGCGCTCGATAATGAAATCATATTTTCTGTTCTTCTCATCAGTTAAATCTTTATCCAATCTTTCAAGCGCATCTTCTAAGGTATTATAACTGAGATAGTTTATAAGATATTCCCAAATCCCATCTTCTACTTTAACTTTATGCTTTTCTTCTTTTTTAGTCCAGGGATTCATGAGCAATTCGTAAGAATATTTACCCTTAATTCTTTCATTATATTCTTTACTTAACTCTTCCCACTCATGATACTCAGCGCTATCTTTGCTTACATAATAAGCTGGATAAAGTTTTCTTACTTCTGCTCTCATATTATATGCTGCTGTTAAATCTCTTTTATACTCAGCAAATACTTTTTCTTTCCAATTCTGCAAGAAGTCAATAATAATCTGAACATTTCTGCTATTTTCTTTTTCGGTTGCAATAGCTAAATCTTGCTCATATTTTTCAAGATTCTTTTTAAGATCTTCGATATCTCTCAAAGTAACCCGCTTATCATAGTCTGAGTAGTAATAAGGATTGTTTTCCTCATAATTACTTTCTTCTGCTTTAAGAATTCGTGCAAGTTTCTTTTCAGCTTTTTCAAGATTTTTCTTGCAACCTTCGATTCGCTTTTCAATAAATTCTACTTTCGCCATAACAGCACCTCTATCTTTTATTTACATATATATTATAATATATTTTATGGAATAAATCAACTAAAAATACCTCGAAACCAAAAAGATTTCGAGGCGGAAGAGAAGTATGAAAGACAAAACACATGAAATATAATGTTTAAGTGTTTGTTTGTAATAATTTTATTACCCTCTATAGGTAAAACATAAATATTTAGATAAATATGTTAATCAGCAATTTCTTCTGATTTTTCTTTCATATTTATAATAAGAAAATCATAAAGCTCTTCAGGCGTGCTCATTGGTATAGGCGTACCATCTGCATATTTAACATCACCCAGTTTCAAGTCAGCACCAAAATTGCGCTCATAGCAAAAATAATCTATCCATTCTTCTGTATCATTGAAAATTTCTTTCAACACTCTACCCATTTCAGCTTCGTACTTAAAATAAGGAAAGAAAATAGAATCTTCAAATTCTTCGGTGAAAAGCTTATTTAACTATTCCATTTTAGCATTTCTTTCTTTCATGAAATTAATTGTTTTAACAAAACTTTCTTTACTTAATAACATTTATACATTCCTCTGCTAACCACACTTTTAACATAGCTTTTTGTAATTTTGAGTATTGATCCCCATCATGTGGATCTACCCCATATTTTTCACACAATTTGTTTCTTACGTTGCTTCCTATAATACTTTGTTTTATTTTACTCTCAATCTCAGTATTTTTAAGTATGATAATTATAGTAGCATCGCATACATCTATTGTGTTTAAGTATTCTCTATTTGTCATATTTGTTTAAATTTTGTTACTGTAGAGTTTTTATCTACTTGCGCAAGATCCTGCACTGATGTATCATATTGCGGATATTTTTCTTTATACAGCTTTTCTATACGCTTCTTTTCGCGTTTAGCCATTAAAATCTTTTCATGGTGATCATTATTCCAACGCATCAGCTTTCAATTCCTCATTTTCTTTTCTGAGAAGTCTGTTGTAATCTTCTAGCATATCTATATGCTGTAAAAGTGCTGATAAATGTTCTTCCTCATCTTTGTGATCATCTAAAATCGATTTTGCTGCCCAGATAGGAATAGAAATGCTCGCGAAAGTAATTAGTGCATTACTATCCTCATTAACCATACCATTTCTGAGTGCGTCGGTTAAAGCTTCTTCTAATTGACTCCAAAAATTAAACATTTTGTATTTCCTCATCTATTTCATCGCAAGCGCTCGTTATATTAAAGTGTATAGTTTCTCTATTTTTTACCTTGAAACCATAACCTGATACTATTTGCGAAGTTAAATCTACTTTTTCTATAAATATATTCTTATATGTATACAGATTTTCATCTAAAACTTTTATATCTTTTTTATATAAAAAACATTTTATACAGTTATCTTTAATCAAGTCATCTCTGCTTATGTGATCATACAAATAAGCAAGATGTGGAACACACTCACCACACTCATAGTTTGGGAAGTAATTATTTTTTAAGTTTGCTTCCATAATTTTTCTCTAGATTTACTTTAATTTTACACCACAATTTTCGCAATAATAAGGATAAATGTTATCTTTATTTACCTCGATAGATTGTTTAATAACTTCTGCATCAGGCATGTATATGCTCAAATCATAAGTTCTGATGGCGTGATTGCAGCATTTGCATGTAATATAAGCAGTATCCTTAATAATAAAAGTATTCGGCGTGTTAGGTGTTTCTAAACATTTATTTCGCCAACCTTTATCATAGAGATGCTTAGCAGTCCAGTGCGTATCAACATCGAGTTCACCATACTCTCTAGCTCGCCAGTCATCATATTCGATACTTTCTGAAATATCTTTTTCAAGAAGATCACGCTCAGCGGTTTCTTGATTAAAGTCTTCTTTATTTTTCATATGATTTCCTCCGATCGCAGTCACCTCGATAATGACATTTATTATTTATACAAAATGAACATTCGATAGTTTTTCTATGTAAATTTCCAAACTCAAATTTATTATCAGTGCAATCACCAATAGGTTGCTTTTCAAAGAATGCTGCAATAAGAGATGATTTAGTATTTTCCATTATTCTACCTCTAACAACTTTCCTGCTAAAATATCATCAATTAAGCTACTTTTTCTGACTTTTTCATACTTGATTCCAGGATATCTTTGAGTGTCAGTATTAGTAATTTCAACCTCAACAGATTTGTTTGTGATTTTTGTAATCTTAATAAGGTCTGTTTGAAAGGTAAAAAGGCAAGGTTTGTAGAAAGACATACTTCTATCGTTAGAATGCTTATAAATCTTACCCACATTAAGACTTTCAGAAATATTTTTTACTCTAGCGTTTTCAATAGCTTTATATGCATCTCTAGTTTGTGTAGAAGCTTCCCAAAATTTATGTGTAGCTTCAACATATTCGCTACAATCAATATCACACAAAGCTTTTTCAAGTTTTTCGCCATTAACGCAAGTAAGATGGTATATAGTATTGTTTCTTTTAAGTTGATATATATCAGAAAGTTTATAAGCACCAATACTTCCAGTATTTATTTTGATCTTACTATCTTCGAACTCAAAATAAAAGCTAGATCCAAAATCCAATCTATCAGTATTTTCAGGGTCTTTAAAGCCAATATCACAACCAAATTCTGCTTTAGTTGCATCATGATAACTTATTCTTACGTCAGAATAACTGATAATGCAATCATCTTCTACAAAGAATTGCTCTAACGTTTTCTGGAATTTATCACTTAAAGCAATTCTAGCTTCGCAAGCTTTTTCAGCTAATTCTTTTTCAGTTATTTTTGCTTGCTCATATTTAAGTTCAAGTTCTTGCATAGTCATAATAAAATTACCTCTCTTATTTATATTATAATTATAGTATATTTTGGGTTAAAAGTCAACTATTTTTAAGATAGATTTTATAGTATTCTTCTAAAATAGTAAAACATTTATTATCAGAATCATGCTTAAGCCAGTTATCAACAAATTCTTGAAGATGTTCAGGTTGCTTACAACACAGATCGATATCATCGAACATATTAGCATTTCTATCTAAAAAAGCTTTAACCGTATCATAGGTTCCAACTTTTCTAGTACCATCTGTAAGTTTAATTACCCAAAGTAAGTCTTTTTCGATTTGTTCAATTTTCAACATAATTTTTTTTTTACCTCTTCTTTTATATTTATATTATATAATATTTTGAGGATAAAATCAACTAAAAGAAAAGATCTCAAGAAATAAATCTTGAGATCTTTTTTATTTTCTTATGGTTAGTTAGAATCTGTGATCAGCCTGAATATTTGAGTCGTATCAAGATAACTACTACTTGGATTAGTATAACACGAGAATGTTGTACTATAGCTGTTGTTGCTATTAGCTTGCATACTAGTAGGAACTACTATAAGGTTGCCTGTGTCCTGACATATGAGCTTGGTTCTATTAGAACCAACTTGCAAACCGCCGTACGCTGGAGACCCATGTTCTGAGATATCCCAAAAACATTCATCTGATTGAAGTTTTAAATATTTATTCGAAGTATTTGCTAAATATTGTCCTGAATACTCACCATTTGCAAGTTGTAAAGCTATCTAACCATCGTTATAAGTAACTTTAAATATAGCTATACTGCTAGAGCCATCTAAAGTTAGTTGGTCAGAAGGATCTAAAGAATAGTTATATGGATAATTACCAGAAAAATCATTACCCATAAAATATAACATACTGTCAGATGATGTGGTGCCGGCTATGATAACATAATCATCAGTAGCTAACACGTTTTGTGGACTTTCATCATCTATTAACTGATAAGTACCTTCATAATCGTTACCTGATCCACTTGATGTACTATCAATTTTCCAAATAGCATAAAGTGTTGTGTTAGAGCTATAAACTTTGCTAGAGCTTACATAGCTAGTTGCAGAAGATGACGTGCCCCAACCTAAGAATGTACCACCACTCATAGTGGGTGTAGGTAAGCTAGATAATTTTCCTCTAAATGTCTTACTCGATGTTGTTGAACAGCTGCCACCATTCGCATTAAAAGTTATTGTGTATGATGGATAATTTGTATATATACAATTTGACTCTAATGTAGAAGAATCGTTTTTATAAATAACTAAATAAGAGTTATCTTTTAAAATATATGGTACTTCTGTTCTTACAGCAACCTTACTACTATTACTGTATAAACAACCATCTGTTCCAACATATGCTGTATCATGAGAGTATGTTGTTTGACCAGAACTAGATTGGCTAGTAGCACCAATTAAGTAGATTTTGCTTGAAGTATTTCCTGATGCTGTTTTTAAGTCTGTGTTAGTATCAGTATCCTAGATATTAATAGTTTGAGCTGTCTAACCATTAAAGGTACCAACAGTTGTACCATTTCTCTAGATTGTGAGAGTGCTAACCTTAATAGGTGTAGCAGAGCTTAAGTTGCCCCCCCCCCTACATAAAACAAATTTGTATCTGTTTCGTAGAAAGGTTGACCGGAGAGCAATTTTTCAGTGCTAGCTTTTCTAGCAGTTGAACTACCACGCAGAAGTTGTATAGAATTATTACCTGCCATGATTTTTATTCTCCTTAAATTTTTGTATTTGCTTTATTATACAGAATAATAAACTCTTGCGCGCATTTAGAGCTGATTATACTATATTAAAGCGTCTATGTTCTTTTAATTTAGCCATAAAAATAGAATGAAAAAGCTACCATCTCATTTCCATTTTTATCATAAACAATTTTGAAAGGTGGATCAAGATATCTGTAAGAGTATATAGGTGCGTATTCTCCGTCGCAATTATCTTTTATAAATTTTTCAATTAAATATTTTTTAACATCTTCTGGCTGATCTTTAAATTCTGGATAGCTATCTTCGAAAGCATCTAGTTCAATGACATCTTCCTTACTGATTAAATCATAATTATCTGATGCGAAATAAAGCTCGCCAGCTTTAAATTTTTCCCAATCTTCTTTGTTAACAACAGATAAAGAATGAGTAGAAGAAGAGTTAGTTTCAAAAGTATTTCTTCTGATACTTATCATAGTTATTCCTCCATATCAATCGTAACCATAAGCACATTCGATGACAATCTTTTCACCGCTAGCTGTTGTGTATGTATGAGTATCATGCTCAAGATTCTCATACCAGTTATCATAGTCAACAATATCATCTTCTCTCAGAATATCTAAAAGCTCATCTTGATCCATAGCTTCGATATCTACTTTTGTATACTCGCCATCATCTATTAGATATTGCTTCAATTCTTCTAATGTATAAAAACCCTTTTCGAGTTTATCAGATGACCATGCGTAATGTTTATATAAAAGCGTACCTGCTCGCCAATCTTCGAACTGCTTTTCTGTACCAATTACTATACTGTGCGTTGAACTTGAGTTTGTTTCAAATGTACTATTTCTAATAGTAAACATAAAATAACCTCCATATATAATTATATACAGAGGTTTTTGAAATATTTAATTAGATTTATAGAAGTAATCATAATTTTCTGGATCTAGTTCATGGTAAGCATCGAAGTAGTGATAGCTTTCATCATAATCATCATTATCGTTACCAGTATAAACTGTACCATACTTAAGATATCTCAAGAGAAGGTCCTCATCATTACAGACCCTTTCTATAAAAGTATCTAACTCACTGCAGTGATCTACATAAAAATAATTATAAGGCCCATTTTTTACCTCTTCGAATTCATATGTGATACCATTTTTCTCGAGAATATCTTTTATTTTTTGTAAGTATACTTTTCCTTTTTCTTGATGTTCAGCAGTATAATAACTATCTAAATAAGCATCACAAATAGCCGTATATAAGTAATCAGCTGGATCAGCAACATCTCTACTCCAACCAAATTCACCTAATCCAAAGTGTATAGATTTAGTAAAATCTTTTTTATTATCAACATTCTTAGGAATCACAATGCTATGAGTGCTGCTGCTATTTGTTTCAAAAGTATTTTTTCTAATGGTAATCATTTTAATCCCAATCCTCCGTTCCTTCTATAAGAATTGTTTGTGCTTCGTTTAATAATTTAAGTAATTTAAGCAAGCCTTCTTCGTCATAAATATCATCAACACCATCAATATTATGTAATGAGTCGCCATATAAGATAGTATCAAATATTTTATGTAGTTCCTCCCAGTTATCACTTCCCCTTCTGATAGCGAAAGAATGTGTGGATGATGAGTTAGTTTCAAATGTATTATTCCTTACTGTTTTCATTTAAATTTTCCTCCCTATCTTCTATGTACCGTTCTTGATTCTTATCTAACCGTTGAAAAATGGCTCTAAAACATGTAGCAGGAAACGCTCCATAACAGCATATATATGCATATGTAGTCATTGGATCACCTGTACAAGCTGTTATGATCAAACTACCGATACCGCCGCCAATAAAAAAGAATGTGAGGCTATTAAATATAATATAAAGTATTTCAAAAGCTAGTTTCTTTTTGTTAATTTTCGTCATAATCTATTTTTACTCCATCAGTTCTTCGGATATCTCAAAACAGTGTGGTAACATTTCGGACAATCAATGCATTCATTTATATGATAGTAACCATTTTCTATGTACTCACATTTTTTCATCGCTTTGAGAGGATGAAATCGAATGACCGTTCCGCATTCTTCGCATTTAATTTCTTCCCATGGCTCAGTTGCATTTTCAATTATTTCAACAAATAAATCCATTTCATTACCTCTGATTAACCATTGAACTCAAAATGAGCATAAGCTTCTTTAGCAAACACAAAGCAAACTAAATCAAGACCATTACAGCTCATAAAATTATCATAACTACCGTAATCACTATCATGGTCAATATATCCTTCAGAAAGTTCTCGAATTCTTACACCACCGCAATGACTACCAACATAATCAGCAATTTCGTCACTAATTTCTTGAAACTTCTCACTCTCATACAACTTTTTGATATTTTCATACCACTTTTCATTGCTAACACACCAGAAATCAAGATCTAATTCAGCTACTAATTGTTGTATACAAAGGGCTAGTCTATCTTCTTGACTTTCGTGATCATCCCAGCCACAATACTCATGAAAATCAATCATTACATATTGTTTGTTGTAATCAAGGTCATCACAGTAATCAATTTCCCAAGGGTCAACTAAATTTAATTCTGATTCTACTAACTCTGAGTCAACAATTGAAATGGAATGACTCGAACTACTGTTTGTTTCAAATGTGCCTCGTCTTATACTTTTCATTCTACAATACCTTCCTCATCTACTAAACTAGGTGCATAAAAAATTTTATATGCACACTCTCTACAAATATTTACTTTTGGATTTTTACTTCTGTGATAAAAATGCACAATAGTAGTTTTTGTTTCATTCTTCTTAATAGCATCACCACATAAACTGCAATGACCATCACGTTCTAATTCTCTATATTCGATCATTATTTAATCTCCCGCATAAGGTAAGCAAGTTTCTGAGCTACCATGCTCTTTTATTTCTAAATAAGGTTTTAAAATATCTGGAAGTTCTCTTCCAACAGCCTCATAAGCTTTAGCTCTGCTTATTCTATGTAATTTTTCAGCACAATCTTCCGCGTCTTCTTTAAACTTAAAGACTTTATCCTCATCATATTTATGTGTCGAACCATTCCAACCCGCATCAACAGCCCAGTAACTGATTATTCTCGAATTTTTTGTAAGGTTTATAACTAATTCTGTTACTTTACATTCTTTAACTTTATAAAAGTTATAACAACATTTATCTGACATTCTAGAATCTTTAGGTACAGAATAAGAACATTTAGGGCAGTCAGCTTTATATTTTACACCTTCAATGAGCCGTTCAATAGATCTAGTACCGCCACAAACGGGGCAAGTAATTTCATCATCATGATCATAAACAACAATCCAAACTTTATCGCCGATAGCTATAGGAAGCTCAGTTAAAGATTTTTTATCACCAGAATTAATTTGCGCTTTAAGTTTTTCGATCTCTTTATCTTTAGCAATATTCGTTTTAGTTAGCTCGCCAATTTTATCCATAGCTTCTTTATAATTCTTTTTTGAAATTTCATAAGCGTCCTGTATATATGTAATTTCTTCTTTAGCTTTATCATAGATAAGCTTACTAAGTTTATCTACAGCATCCTCAATTATTTCATCAGCTTCGCTTTTGCTATCTTCGTAATAATAATCGTAATCCATAAATCACCTCAATAAATAGTTTTGTTTTCAAAAAGATACTTTTCAAAGACTTTTAAGCATTCAGCTCGATCTACCTCTTCTAGATCAATTATGTCACCACCATTTTGCAGATAGTTGTAGATAAAATCATCTCTAAAACCGATTTGTTCAGCATCTTTAACAGTGCAACCATAATATACTTTTTTAATGTTTGCCCAAATAATAGCGGATAAGCACATAGGACATGGGTAAGACGAAGTGAACAATTCGCAACCACTTAAATCATATGTACCTAAAATTTTACCAGCTTCTCTGATAGCATTTATTTCACCATGAGCAGTTGGGTCATTATCTCTTATAACTGAGTTAGAAGCCACGCAAATAACATTACCATCTTTAACTATGCAGCAACCGAAGGGGCCACCAATATTATTCTGGCTAGTTTCTAAAGCTTTTTTCCTAGCTAATTCCATATATTTATTCGACATATAATAACCTCGCAATCATATCATACATAAGATCTTCTAAGTCTTTTTGTAGATATACATTTTTCATTTTAATTTCTCTCAATCTACTTATAGTATCGATGCTAGTTGGAAGCTCATCTATGTAATTTAGACCAATTTCATTATTACACAACTCATCACTTTCTAGAAGGTCCCAAATATCTTCTTCTGAAAGTTTTACAGAATAGTTTGTTTTAGTATCTGGATCAATAGCTTCTGTCAGCATTTTTTCGCTTTTAATCACCAAACTTAATAATAATTGCATGCATTCTACTGCATCTATTAAATTATCATAAAGTTTAGTCTCTTTTGTTTTAGTAATAAGCTCTTGAACATTTAAAATAGTATTTTGAACATCTATTTTTTCTGAATCCGTAAGCAATTTAAACATAATCTTATTCCTCTATATTATTATATGATAAATAAAGAAAAGAATCAACTATTTCTAGCTGATTCTCTAATAATTTTTTTTAGTTGTTATGGAAATCTAACAAGAATTGGTTCGAAACAGCTTTGAAACTGTTTACACCATCTTCTGTACGTAAAACAATACCCTCTCTAGGACCACCATCTATAACAGAATTTCCAGTAGCTATTTCCAAAAGTTCCTCAACAGTTTCAGGAAGTTCAAACCCAGATTCTAACACAGGAACTGTTGTTAGATTAAATTCATACTTACTATTGAGATCAAAAATGTAATTTTCCATTTCAACAGGATTCATACGAACTGGAGCTTTTCCATTTTGCTTAAGTATGACATTGAAAATAGCAAGTCTATGCTCAGGACCATAATTTCTCTTCTGAATCTTTCCGCCATAAACTTCGCCCTGTATTGTTACAAATTCTAGATTAGGATCGTTATCTAAAATAGTTTCTAAAACAGTTTTCATATCATACTTCGCAGCCATTTCTAGCCAAATGTTACCATCAGTATCTTTATAGAAATTTCTAGCTTCTTTTTCTGGTGCGTTGAAAACAACATTTCTAGAGCAGACAAGCATCTCACGATTTTTCTTATTTCTAGTATTTTTCATCGTATATGTAGCAGAAGAACCATCGATCTTTTCAGTAGTTAACCACTTCTTATTGAGTGCCTTCATCTGATTAAAGCAGTTCTGACATCTTTCCTCATCAGTTTTAACTACCCAGTTAGGCCAATCCGTCTTCTTATCCTTCTTCTTACCTAAGAATAGGAAACAAATCTTTCTAGTAAACTCATGGCGCATGAGCCATCTACCAAACTTCGTCTTGAAAAACTTCTTATGACGGTCCCTCATGGAAGTATACTTATCTTTATTAGCTTTTCTAGTATTATCTTCTACTTCGTAATATGTAATATTAAGTTTTTCAGTTAGGAAATCGCCTAGTTTAATATTCTTTAACTTATCACCAAATTCGGTTAGAGACATAAGCAAACCTTGAGAGATATAAGGAATACCACCTCTACCAAAACGTTGAGTCTTAATCTTGAACTTATATTTTACTAAAGCAGAATTAAGATTAAAGGGTTCAACATCAGGAAGCTTAGAATCAATTTCGAAATATATAGCTAGGTCACCAGCTTTCATAGATCCCTTTCCGACTACACATTTCCAACCGTTTACTGTAGCTATTTCAAGACTATCATAGCCAACCATAGATTCTACAGAATCTACTTGCACAACATATGCGAGCTCACGCACACCTCTTGCATTTAACATATATTATGTACCTCCAAATTTTATGAATTAATTTCGGGAATAACTTCTGGCGATTCCTTTCCACTTTTGTAGTCTATATATGAAATATCAGAAATTTTTGGATTAAAATACCAGCTTACCCAAATATTTTCTCTACCTAATTTATAATCAGTTAACTTATTATTAAAGTCTACTATATCATTATACAGAAGTTCGTTTCCAATTTCTACATCTGATTCCAGTCTATATTCTAAAACATCTTTCTCATGCTTAATTTTTAAATATTCCTTATTGTCTGTATATGGACTTCTCATACATAAAAGAATTAAAAAAGCGAAAAATGGAAGCATTAAGCTGATAAAGAAACTGATACCAAAAGGTTCTGTACAATTATTTCTAGTAGTCCAATTAAGCTTATCTAGCTTTTTCCTAGCAATTTTTAATTCTGGATTATCTTCTTTATAATTTAATTCCCATCTCAATTTATGATAATTATCATAAGCTTTATCGTAACAAACATCACCAATCTTGAAAATAAGCCATAATAAACCTAAAAGAAGTGGTATAGTTATAGCTAAGATACAAATCAACATAATTAATCATTCCTCCATTCTCTATCTCTAATATTAAGATCAACATTAAGTTTTTTAGCTAATTTATTTAACTCTGATTTAGATGTATATACACAGATCTCAAAGCTAAGGCATTCGTCAACCCAATCAAACATTCTATCCATAGGATCAGTTACATTAAGTATATGATTACCAGTATCTGGATGGAAACATCTTCTTTTAGATAACCATCTGCGAAGTGCTTTAGGAAGCTCATTACGTTTTACACCTAAAAGATAACATAAATCATAAACAGTAGTAGCTTTAAGTTTAAATTCATAATCTTTATTTTTTGCATCGCCAATAATCACATCAATAGTATCATCATCTAACTGATAACATATTCTTGCATTAAAGTCTTTATTATAAAGTTCTCTCTGATATTCTCTGTGATTTTTATATTTTATTAGATGATTATAATCACTTCTAGCATCACTTGCGCTACAAATATCTCTATCTAAAGTATCAGCTCTAAAATTTGGATTCTCAAGATTTTCTGCTATAATATATTCTAAGCCAGTCTCATCCCTTTCCATAATTTTATCATTGAGATAATACGTAGAGCTGTGTCCCCAACCAGTATTTTTAGCATAATTTGTCCCACCAGTGAGAATATCACGTATAATTACTTCTAAATTATTGCTGAGTTTTTCAGCTGCTGAGAAATTTTTAAGAAAATGGATAGTAGGTAAGCTACGCAAAAAATATGTCTTATAGCCACTTATTTCTTCCCAGGAAGCGTTAATAGGTTTACCCCAACTATCATATTCTCTGAGCTCTGCACTAAGATCCTCTAGTTTACCAGTCTTTTTGAAAGTATCAATACAATAAAAATCTTTTGCAATATCTTTAGTGCGTCTCTCATTGACTAATGTTTTAGCCATATTTCGATAAGTCCACCAAACACGCCTTTCAGCTTCTCGCTTATTTCCTATAAATTCTTTTATAGCAACAGGTTCGTTAAGCTCATCATCTTTAATATATTCTTTAACATACCAATCCCAGAAACCTATATTTTTAGCATAAATATCGGGGCTCATCATTTCAAGATCATGTCTGCTAACTACTGGAAGTTGCAATTCACCCGGTAAGGCTAAGGCTGTAGTATTTTTATTTGGAAGAAGTTTAATTTCTTCGCCAAAATAACTATCTGTAACAGGCACCCAAGCTCTCTCTATACTATTATACCTGATATCTACAGTCTTATCAATAAAATATTTTTGATAAACAGCAGCTATAGATGTACAAATAGCTAACTTAGCATAAAGGTCATAAAGTTCACAAATTTTATTGATAGGTGTTAAATTAGGATCGATAGCTACTAAAGCAGTATCAGTACTAACTTCTTTCTTACCAATAAGATCATAATAAGGCATGTAAGTGCTATCAGCCATATTTCTTAATTTCTTACCAGGATTTCTAGTCTTTTTAATATCTCTAGAAACAGGCGTAGCATGATTATCTCTAGGACTATTTATATAAACATAGTTACCACACCTACAGCCAAAAGCGAAGAAAATATCATACTCATCAGTCTCTTCGTAATCATATAAAGCATCTATTTTTGCGTAAGCTATACAATTATTAGAGCGCTTTAAGCAATCTACAAAATCCTTTAGGGACTTGAAATGATACTCATGCACAGCGATAAAAGGCTCACCCTCTTTATTATCTGAGCAGAGAATTTTATCAACCTCGTATTTCCGATAAATATTTGAAAAGCATTCTTCGAAAATATCAATGAAGCGTGTAACATCTATAGAATCAAAATCGCTGATGCCAAATTTTTGAGAAATTTTCTTTATAGTAGAGATAGTAGAGTCTAAAATTTTTCCAGCCTCACCTTCTCGCATTTCTTTATTAAAATTTCTGATAGTTTCAAGATCTTTTTCAAAATCAGGATTTAATAATTCGCGAATCTTGAGATGGCTTTCGTTGAGAAACTCTTCCCAAGCTTTTCGGATAAGTAAAATTGCAAGATTCCCAGTAGGCTCATACTCAAGCGAATCTAAAGCTTTTTTAGCAGACCAGGAAGCTTCGCTAGCAAGATTAACTTTCTTACTATCAATTTTATTTCCTGTAGCCTCTTCGTAACCGAGTATAACTTTTTCTACCAAAGATTTTTCCATTAAACAACCTCTACATCAAAATCATTATTTAAATAATTTCTTAGCTGATCTAAATCCATTGTTTCAAGATCTCTAACAATTTCTGAGTCATCAGCATCATCATCGACTGATACATACCCATATTGTATTACTTTAATTTGTACACGCCTCATCTAATTTCTGTGCTCCATCTATAACCCATATATGTTTGATTATTTGCTAAAGTTTCTGCTGCTTTAAGTGTTGATCTTATGATCATTTTAATGGCAACTTTGCTACCTAATTTTTTAATATCTATACCATTATGTTGTCTTTGTAACAAACTATAAATAGCAGCATCTATACTATCGAAAAGCTCTTCTTTACCATTTTGCTGATTTGTACAAACAATATACTCTCTAGGTGCTTTCTGCTCAGCAGTCCATTCTCCATCATATGCATTTCCTTTTTCTTTATTGCAGATTTCACACATAGGCTGCATATTAGAAACGCAATCTAGACCACCTTTACTCTTCGGCTTAATGTGATCTTTCGTCATAAGCGTACCATCTTCGCAATAAAGATTGAGATGTCTTCTATTTTTATTTCCTTCTTTAGACGCATCAAGCTGAAAATAAGTACCTTCCTTCCCACATTTTACGCATTTGCAACCTTTCTGAAAAAATGTAGCGTATCTGAGAGATTTTGCATAAACAGGGAAACCTTCTAATTCGATTTGCTTGCTCTTTTTAGAATGCTTTTCAAGCACATCGAAACTCATATTATCTTCACCAATAAGATTAAAAATTTCTTGAACAGTATATTTCATGGTCTGCACCTCTTACAATAATTACAATCAGTTTTAGAAGCATTTTCATTGTATTGCGGCTTATAAACCCAGCCATCATCTATTCCAAAACTTTTAAGTCTTTCATCGATTCTATCTTTAACGAGCTTAGCTATAGGGGTGTTGCAGTTACAACATTTTTTAGTCATATTCCAAGCCATAATTAATACCCCGTTTGAAAGCTGTGAACCAAACCGCATTTTTTACACTTGCATACAGTTTCGAATTTATCAGCTTCAATAGTTTCCCACTCATGCTTACACCCTAACTCATAATATCTAGTAACAGTTACGTGACCAGTTTCTTTAGACCAGGTAGTAAACTTAAGTCTAGCAAGACCTTTTTCTGCGTAGAAATAATATCTAGCAGGGATCATAGCATGATTTCTATCACCAGTTAAAGCCTCAAGATCGTTTGGTCTGCAAATCTGACCAGAGCCTTGATACATACAGCACCACGTATCCAGATAATTATAAAACTGCTCTTGAGTGATTTCTCTGAAAGGCTTTGGCATTTCATTGTAGTGAAACTTGCTGGCCAGATAAGGGCAATCTTTCTGCATTTCTTCTACGTTTACATGAATTAATTTATCCATAAAATATACCTCTTCTATTTATTTACAATATTATTATAATATAAAATAAAAAAAGAATCAACTGTTTCCAGCTGATTCTTGAAATTTTAATCTAAAATAGGTTCTAGAGGATCGTGTAAAACTTGATCACGTAAAATCTTCCAAGCCTTTTGACATTTAGGGCAGATAGTTCGCCAATCATGCAATCCAACAGCAAATTCTTCCGAGCATAAGTGGCAAATTTTAACTGATGATATTTCTTCTGCAGGCATTATTGAGCCTAAATTTGTTCCTAAAATACTTAAATTAGGAAATTGCTGCTTTAATAAGTCTTCATTCTGCTTTTCTTTAGAAGCAATGTTTGTTTCATAATCATCAATAACGTTAACAACAACATCAGCAGCTTGAGGTACAGCTACAGGTTGAGTGTATTGCACAGCATAATCTTTCATGAAAGTTTCTAAATCAGTTTGAAAGTCTGATAAATCCAGTTTAATATCATTATTGTTCAAGCTTATACCCTCCATTTTTCTTATCAGCAAAATTATTTGCTAACTCAATAGCTGCATCTAAAGTCTTTACAAATATAGAATCATTTCCTCGAATCTTAAATCCATCTATAACTGCAAAAAATTCTTTATCTACTTTTTTAACTTTATCTAAAAAACTTATTTCTTTTATTTCATATACAGCTAGATCATGACCATTGCGCTGCCACTCATTTATTAAATAACCATTTATAGCCCAGGTTTCAGGATAAGTATTTATCATATAATCCTCACTTAATATAAGATTTTAAACCAGCAGTTTTCCTCTAAAAAATCTTGCTCATCTGTAAACGTAAAGAGGTGTTTACCAGAATTTGTTACAGCTACTAATTGGCTTTCTTTTTCTAATCTCTCGTTTATATCTTTATAGAAATCCCATTCTTCATACCAATCTAACCATTTATAAATTTTTAAGACTGTTCCAGATCGATAAAGGTCATAATAACCATAAGTAGGTTTATCATCTACTATTTCACCTTCTTCTTCGCTGTAATAAAGTGTTCGAGTAGTTTTAGCTTTATAGAGAGCTTTAGGTTTATATTCTAGATAAACTTCTTCTGATACCTTTCCATTATCATCATAAATATCAAACCATTCGTTGCAATAATACCATAAACGAACCCTCTGTTGCAAAGCTGTTTTTAAGCCTTTTGCTGTCCACAGTTTTAAGTCATCACTGTAATCAGGATAAGTACTTCTATAGAATCTATTATATCTTTTATGCTTATATAAAGCTCTATCTAATTCGTATTCTGCATCTTTAACTGTATATTTTCCATCTGTAACAGCTAATTTTTCAGTAGATTGTTTTCTCAAGTAATACATTAGATAGTATCCCTCTCTAAAATCATTTTAATTACATCAGCTACATCATTAGAGTTTTTAGATTTCATAGCTTTTCTAACCGTTTCCTCGAATGGGTGTCTTGCTCGCCAATTTTCCATAGCATCAAGTTCTGCTAGATTATGCGCTTGCAATTTTTGATATTCCTCAACATCTTTATATAAATCTATTAAAATTGATTTATCATCACAGTAATAGTTAAATAAAGCAAAACATACACCAACAACAATCGTTATAGATCCTAAAATGATATCAATTATAATAGCTCCAACAACTGATTGTGATGAAATACCCCAGCCAACTAATAATACAATAATTACATATAACATTGTTTGAGCTAGAGTTGCTAAGAAATAATCTCTGTAATCTTTATCTCGCTTTAGTGATATTTTAGTTTCAATAATATAATTAAAATCAACTTCTAGATCATTTAACTCCGGGTTAAAATAATATTTTTCAAATTTATGTTTATATTTCATCTATAGATTACCTTAATAATTATATTTTAAGCAATTTATTTAATAAATCAAGCGTAAAACCTAATCTATTTTTCAAGTCTTTAATTTCTTTTTGCAAATCTTCTATATTGCTAGATCGAGTTTCGGACATATCCCATAGCCTAGCTTTTAGTTTATTGTTATCGCCTTCTACTTTACTTAAAGCCGCTTGAGTATCTTTTACTTGCTGTATCAATCTATTTATTACATTATAACAAATATTTGTATCTTTTAACTGATCTAATTCTTTTTTAGTTTGTTCGTATAAGTCCCTATAATTAACTTTTTCATTAATTAACTCTTCGATCTTTTTATCTCTATCTTCTATTACTTTAGTTAATTGCATAAGAACATTATTATACTCATCTTGCTTTCTTTTTAATAATTCTATTGTTCCAGAGAACTCTGCTTTTTCACCATATTCTCTATACAACCATTGTATATCATCACTAAAATCGAATCTCATATGCTACCTCAATCATGCATATTAAAAATTTTATTCCGTCTAACTGCATATTCTAAATCTTTCAAGTTTTGACAGTGTATCAACAAATCCTTCATACTAGCTGATATATTATAAAAGCAATACATTAGATCTTTCCATAAAATTCTACCTTTAAGATAATCTGCAACGTCATCTGCAATTAATTTATCTTCCCAAACCGCAGCAAATAAAACCTTATACTTCTTACAAAAATCTCTTAAAATTGAAATTTCTTTTTCTGTAGGTTTATATTTCTTAGAGCCAATCACATATTCGTAATCGCCATGCATTTTCATGTAACCATCTGCTTGAGAGGGAGCCTTAGATGGATTCCATAAGACTTTTAATCTAATCCCATGTTGTTGATGCACAGCTTCTTTATCACAAAAATGAAATGAAAATGGTAGTTGCTTTTCTAAAGTTACTTTATTTCCAACTACATTAGCCATCTCCATTAAAACAGCGCAATCATCTTTTAAATATTCTAAAAAAACTAACTTATCATATTTATCAAGAAATTCATCATCAGTTAAATCATCTACTGTTCGATATTTTTCCATAAATTAAATATTCCTTTCGATTAACTCATCTAAAGTTTTAGGCTCAAAATCATTAACATCTACGCCAGCATTAAATTTTCTTTCATGCTTTTTTATGTTAGTCATATTTTCATGTACATGTCCATAAACCATATATGAGTTACGATAGTAACCATTCCATTCTTCGATTGGATAATGGAATAAACAAACCATTCGATTATTATCAGCTATTTCTGCGTAAAGGTCTAGCGAATCGAAATAATCTTTCCAACTAATCTGTTTTAAGAATTTATCATGATTACCTTTAATTAAGTGTTTATGACCATTAAGCTTTTTAAGAACATCTTTAACATATTGTATATCTTGAAACTTAAAAAACATGTCACCTAAAATATAAACATGATCATCAGGTTTTACTCTTTTATTCCATTTAGAAATAATATCATTGTTCATTTCATCAACAGTTGCATAAGGTCTGTTGCATAATCTTATAATATTTTCATGACCTATATGTAAGTCACTAGTATAATAAATCATCTTAATCTTTCCTCCGCTATTTTAAAGCTATCTTCGCAAAACTCTATACCAATAAATTTTCTATTTAAGTTTTTGCAAGCAACTCCGCAAGATCCTGACCCCATAGCATTATCTAAAACAACACCTTCTGGATTGCTATATGTCTTTATTAACCATTCTAAAAGAGCCACTGGCTTTTCTGTAGGATGCAATTTACCTTTTCTATTTGGAACAACATTAAATTCTAGAATATCACTCGGCTGTACAAAATCTGGATCATATCTTCGTTTAATTTTATCTACCTGTATGTGATTATTTTTACCACAATAATGATCGTAATTATAACATTCTTTTCCAACACCTACTCTAGGTTTCATCTGTGGATTATATGTACCTTTACCTTTTTGAAATATGCAAATTTCTTCATAATATTTCATAGGTCTATATTTAGCTGAGCTCATTCCTGTTGGAACATTTTTCTTCCAAATAAGTTTATATTTATAATCTTTTCTGTTGCTATTTATAACATCTAATGTAAAAAGGCCTGAACAAAATAAACATACAACAGAATTATCTTTCAAAACTCTATTATATTGTTCCCATAGCTTATCGAAAGGAATAACTTTATCCCATTCCATTTTAGTTTGACCATAAGGTAAGTCACAGCAAATAAGATCAACAGATTTATCTGGAATTTCTTTCATAATTTCTAAGCAGTCGCCTAGATATAACTTATAAGACATTATTCCTCTATTTCCTCAAAAACAATTTCAAACTCATCGCTAGTAAAAGTATTATTACCAGAGTCTATCGAATCATTATACCAGGAAGCTTCTATTTTCCACTTACCATCAGCAGTAGAATAGATAATATCATCTATAGACCAAATGTTTCCAGTCCTTTTGCTGCGATATTTCTTATCTATCTGTTGTCTAGGTATCTGCTCTATTTTAACCATGTTTTTAGGTGTGTAGCCATACTCAATAAACTCTAAACATTCTTTTAGGGTTTTCTTCTTTATTAGGAATTCTTTTCTATCTACACCCCTATAAAGAGCCCAATAACACCAATAACCTGGTTTTTCATCTTTATATACTTCGAACATTTTTGAATCGTGACAAACAAAATACTGACTAGGCCCTACCTTGCGCTTTTTCATTTTACAGTTTCCCCTAAATGCTTATCTCGAATATCCCCTAATGTTTTTAGAGATATATATTTAGTTTCACCCATCACTAGATCGTGAGAAGCTCTTGCATCTTTATATACAGTAGTAACAGCTTTTTTCCATAATTCTTGTTTTTCTTTTTTGTGAACTTTAAGTGAGTTTTTAGCAGTCCATTGCATAACTTCTATAGCTCTAACAACATCATTAAATAATTCGCTATTTTCAGGTTGAGAAGCTTTTAATTCAGAAACTTTATCTTTTATTTCGTTTATAGTGCTTTTAGATGTATTTTTCCAAAGAATTTCTTTTAGAGTTTCTTCAAGGCAATATCTAGACCATGAAATAATTTCCCAGAAATCAATATCTAAATTCAAAGCTTCGATTGTAGACTCATCCAAATCTTCTGCATATTCTAATTTTTTGAGTATTTTTATTAACTTTTGAGTGCCTTTAATAAATTTTTCATCAATCATTTAATAGTTGCTCCGTAAAATATTTTTTCAAAATTTTAACCTTAATACTGTTTAATGCATCATAAGCAGCTTCGTTAGTGATGTTTTCGCCATGATATTTAATATAATCATCTTTAATTTGATTTGTTTCCTCATCAAATTTCTTAGCCAAATCTTCGGCTTCTTCTAACGTATACTCGTTTAATTTTGCTTTGATAAGCATATCTCGTATATGATCGGTTGGCTGCATAGCTTCTTTAAAGCTTAAACCATAAATATATCTTTTTATAAAATCATTTATACGGATAATATGATGTAATTGCTTTCCATCATAGCCCCATTTGTCAATTTTCCACTTAATTGTGGGATATGGATGTTTAAGAGCTTTATATTTTTCTTTGCTCATACCACTCATTGTTTTTACCGTCTGAGAAGGATGTGCATGCACCAATTCTTCAGCTAAAGATCTCAAATCTTCCCAAAGGTCTTTATATTTAGGCTCAACAACAAAATAATCAGAAAAAAGAATTTCAACAAAGTTTACATTCTGCTTTTTGAAAGTATCAAACATAATTCTAATATCTTTCAAATCAATATGCTCTTTATTTTCTCGCTCATGAGTATGACTTACTGGACTTCTACCAACAACAAAATCTTCGAAAGTAGGGATAACAATAGCCTTAGAATCAATATCAGACTTATAAGAATCATTATAGATGTCCAATCCATAATTTTGAGAGCCTTGCAAAATTGTTACCATAACCTCATAGCCTAATTCTTTAGCTTCTTTATGATGCTCATGCAAGACGCTCATTATGTAATCATCTCTATTTTTAGTTGGATCAAGGTCTCGGATATCGATCCAATGCTCATGGTCAATTCCATCGAAATGTTCGTAGCCCTTCCATAAATCTTTGCAAAACATATCTACTTGCTTTTCTTTGCTCGGATAGTAACATGCAGGATCATAAGAAATATTTCCTGCATAAATTTGTTTTGTTATATAAAGATCAAACTCACTGCAATCATAAGTTTTAAATACTTCTGTGCTAGGACTATTTGCATTCTTTTTCATAAGTCTATAAACTCGCATAATTAAATACCTCTATATTAAATATCATCACAAAGCTGATTGTAGCATATATCGCACAAACAATCAAGAACCAATTGTCCATAAATTTCTTCGCAATAAGGATTATAGCACCAATGACCAGGTGCTCCGCAAGAGCATGTTCCTTCTTTTCCTAATAATTCTTCGTCATCTAGCATATATTAAAATACCTTTTATACTTCTATATATTTATTATATAATAAAAACAGGTTAAAATCAACTAAATCTTAACCTGATAATTAAAATTATTCTATTTCAATAAAAAGTTCACTTAAAGATAATTTTTCTGCTTTCAATTCTTTTTTACAGAATGGGCAGTTTATTTTATCATTATTTATGACTGTATTATCATAAATAAATTCTCTATTACAGAAGTCACATTTTTTATAGTAAAGAAAACAATCTTGATTTAATTCGCACATTCTATATATTCCCTATATACTCTTAATTCTGTACCTTCGTAATTACCACTTAAATTCCAGTGAAATTCGTTTTCAGAAGTGTTATTAAAAATCCATTTGCTAGCTTTGTCATACATATCATAGAAATGTTTCATCAAGTATAAGTGACCAAAGTCAATGTGTCTAACGATATTTTCGATAAAGTCTCTAGCCTGCATTTTGGCGTCATAATCATTAGCTTTTCCATCGCAAACATATCGAATACAAAAACTAAAGCAATGTGGCTTAGTATAAGAATATTCTTTATCTTTACCTGACATGCGTTCCATATATTTAGAAAAATCATCATTTCTAAAGCCATAATCGCCATCTGTTTCTGCATCAAAGCTAACACTGATTCTTTCTAAAAATTTTACTTTATCTTTTTCATCTAGAACTTGCTGTATATCAGACACTTCTGCTTCTAGTTTATATCTGCAAATATCAAAAGCTTCTTTAACAGCTTGTGCTTGAAGTTCATTTTGAAAATCAAAAGTACGCGCTTCCTTTATCATGGAGTCTTCGCTTAATGGACTTACAGTAAATGTATATTTCATTATTTATTACCTTCTTCTATTACTTTAATAATTGGATCAGATACACCGTTTTGAGCCATGCAAAGCATAGCGTAAGCGTTGCATGCGCTAACTTCTACATCAGCACAGTATTGTCTACTAGTTATATATTTTTTGTATAAAATATCTTTAATTTCTTCAATTCTAGGATCTTCCATTACTTGAGTTCCTCCCGCACTTTCATTAGAATTTTACCGAGTTTATTTTGACCCTCACCATTACAAACTCCCCAGTATTTATCATTCCACCAATTACCTTCCACAAGCTCTATGTCATCGGTTTCTAATAATAATTCTCTTATTTCTTCACAATGGGTAAACTTGTACATAACAAGTTGATACATAACCGTATCTTTAATTTGTTCCCAGTCTTCTCTTAATTGTATGTGTCGGCCAAGATATTTTGCTGCACTAGGACTTAATTCGGTAAATACTTTTCTCATTTTCTTATCAAGTGTTTTGCTCGCTTGAAATGCTGCTTCTACTGATTTATATTTAAGTCCTAGATCGCATTTTACATATTGATCTCTATTTTCATAAAAGTTGCTTAAGAAAGCATAATTACCTTGAAAGCTATCAATTACAGTAGGTTTTTCTGGGGTATACCAGGTGCAATAATTAGCGTAATCCATGTGACATCTGTTTCCTACACCGCGTCCGAATCCGCTTTTAGAGCAGTGTTTACCTTCTGCATCATAAGTTTCATATATACAATCCATAGATTATTCCTCTCTCATATTTTCATATCTAAAATACTGTACTGATTTTTCCATAAATGCAACTGCTTACCTGTATGGTTTAATTTTACGAAAATACTGTCATCTTGAGTGTTATATATAACAACTTCTCCAAAGCAACCAGTATATTCTGGACAATCTTTTATTAGAACAGTCATTCCAGGTTTAATAGGTGTGTATGTTTTAATATACTCAGCTAGAGCTTCTAGAACTACATTTTTTCCTTTTTCTACACCCTCATTAAACGCTTTATCATGTTTCTCAGAATCGAAGATTTCTTGCTTCCTGTAGAATGCAAGCTCTTCTTCTAATTTTTCAATCTTTTCTTTCAGCTCTTGCGTACTCTTGAAATATTCTACATATGCTTGTCGATAACCGCAAAGACCAGCATATATATCCCAAATATTTTGATGTAACTCATGATCTAAGCTTGATACTGTTTTATCTAAAGCTGCTTTAGCTTTTTTAATTAAGTCACTAAAGTAATTTTCATTGTAATCTTTATAATCCTGCATAATTTCACCTATTATACTGCAATTAAATGCATTAAATTTTCTTTTACATGAGTAAGTTGTTCATAAAAAATATTGACTGATTCTAAATTATAATTAGTAAAATCAAAAATAAAGTTTTTATAGCGAACAACCTCAACACCATTATATACATCACTTATCATGCTTTGTAACATACTTACTTCAGATAAACTATAAAAAGGTAATGTGTATTTCTCAATAACTTCAGCATCTAAGGGCATTCTAGATCCAACATCTACTGAATTTTTTGATATTTCAAGAAGCAAACTGTTGCAAAGCACACCGATTAAAACTTTTCCAACACCAAATTTTAAATTAATTTTATCTTCGTTCATTTTCAATTACCTCAAGCAACAATATAAAGTGTTCATTTGCACCAAACATAAAGCAAGGTCTTTCAAGGTTTCAAAACCATTAATTACCCCATATAACCTTTCACCATCATGATAAACAATAATGTGCATAATACCCATTTCATCATATTCTTTAGATAAAGCATATTGAGCTTTATCAAGGTTTACTTCTTTTACGTTTGTGTTAATTAAAGTAGTTAAATTTTCAAAAACATCAGTAAAAAGCATAGAATCAAGCATGATCATCACAAAATTCCTTAATATATTTTTTATATCTACGTTGCCATAAATCTGCTTCATCGTAAAAGCCTTGCATAACAAAAAACTCAGATATAATACAACTTATGTAACAATTTAATAAATCTTCTTTATACTCACATGTATCGTAAAAACCTTTAGGTTTAGGTAAGTAACTATATTCTATATAGCTTATTTTATCAGATCCTTTAGCTCTTATACCATATTCGGTTTCTACATACTTACAGTTTACTTTAATTATGGACGTTATATTATGTTTTAACTCTGAGAACTTCACTTCTGATACATCATCAAAAGTTTCTTGCGCAAAGAGCAAAAAATAATTTAGAGCCATATCGGTTTCAACTATATTAAAGCACGTTAAAAGTATTTCTTTATCATACTTTACATGCAATTCTGGAATTACTTTATCAATAACATCTGAAACAATCATAATCGTTAATTCTATGTATTTTTCCTTTATATTTTATTATATTTCCCTTACATTAAATTAAAAGTAAAAGACTTATGTTAAAAATTATTTTTACATTAATATTATAATATAAAATAAAAAATAAGTCAACTAGATTTAACCTAGAAGACTTATTTTTCTTAAATATTTTTTTTTTAATTACCGCTACTCTGAAGAGCACCTAAAAGATACTCAATGAATTCAGAACCTACCATAGTGTCAGGAAGTTTACCATCCCATTTTTCAATAGCCATTTCTCTAAGCATGATTTCCTTGACCGCTGGATCGATAGCATCCCAAGCTGATTGGATAGTTGCCAAAGCATTAGCTTCTGCTTCTGCTGCAATCTTCACAGCTTCTGCTTCACCTTGAGCAGCAGCTTTTTTAGCAGCAGCTTCCTGTTCAGCAATTTTAACTTTATTTTCAGCATCAATTAAGAGCTTTTTAGCTTCAGCTTCAGCCTTAACTAATTCTTGCTGAGCAATCATCGATTGTTCTACAGATTGTTCGAATGCATCAGAGAAATCAATGTTAGTAAGAGCTACGTTTTTAACCGTTACATGATAATTTTCACCTAAAGCTGAGTTAATAGCTTCTCGAACTTCTGTTGCTAAGATATCTCTCTCAGAAATAAGCTGAGCTGCTTCATACTTCTTAACTACTTCTTTAACTGTTGCGGTAACAACGCTTGAAATTCTACCTTCTAAAGCTGATAAATTACCGTAATCTAAAGAAATAGTTTTTACTTCTTCTTTATTAATTTGATAATGTACTGTCAGTTGTAAGTCAATAGGTTGAAGTTGAGCTTTAGTCTCACTGGTAGCTGATACTTTATTATCTTCATTGACATTCGTTGCTTTATCACCAGCTGTGTATGCTGCTGTCGTTATGTCAATTTGTCTGACTTTAGTGTCATACTTATCATATGTACGCACCATCCAGAAATCGAAATGGGTACCAGCTTCTCGGGTATCAATAATTTTACCCATTTCCTTAACAACAGCGATTTCACCAGAATCGATAGTATGAAAACTGAACGGTAACGCTAAAAACAGCAAAAAGCTGACGATGCTCACACACACACACCACTCGCAAGTTTACCATTACTGCCATCACCATAACCTCGAACAGCGAGAACAATACCACCTACTAGCAACCCAATTGTTACTACAGCAATTAAAATACCATACAACATAAAATAAAATACCTCCAATCTTTTTTGTTTTTATATGTTATATATATGTTAACAGGAATAAACCTGATTATTTTTATACTTTTTTAAATACCCACATGTCTTCGAGAGAAAAATATACTTTTTGATTCTCATCTTCGCCATCTAGTTGTAATCCTACAGCAATACCCTTATCTGTGATTTCGGTAATCATAAAATGAGGCCCAGGTTTTAATTTATTTGTGATAACATCACCTAATTGAAATATCATGATCAGTCCTCAAGTACGGGGCAAACTTCTGCTGCTAAAGCTGAAAATCTAGCGAGACCTTCCATAAAGCTTTCTGCTTGCTTAGCTTCTTTTTCTTTTTTGCGAAGATCTTTAAGACTTATATTAGCTTTTTCTTCTTTAGAATTTAAACCCCAATCTTCGAATAATTTAGATGTTGCTTCTGATCCAGCAAATTTCTTTAAAGTAGCTAAAGTTAAACCAAAATTAGGATCAAAAGTATCTTTTTCATCACAAACAGCTTTAGTTTTAGTACCATCGCTCCAGAATACAACAACTGCAGGCTTGTTTACAATAATATTTTTTATGTAAACATATTTTCCATCAATAAAGAATGCACCACCAAATCTAGGATTAACAGGTTTCGAGCAAGCATTATCCATGTTATTAGTCAAACTTTTCTTAAGTCCATTTTCATCAATAACACCTGATTGATTAACTTTCGTAAAAGCATTAAACTCAGCGCAACTCATTCTAATTTTCAAATCTACATCGACGGAAAGTGTTTCTGAAGAATATCCATCAAACGTAGCATCATAACCATATACATACATAATTATTTATTTTCCTTTTTACAATTTTTCTTACATTCTTCTATAAACTTCTCATAATCATAAACAGCATCAAAAACTGATTCTGATTCCTCTAGTAACTTATTTTTCATATCTTCTGCAATCTAGCAATTAGCACAATTCATTTTGATTCACCTTATTTAAGCTAATATTCGCATAAGTAGATCCTTGATCTAATGTATTAGTAGTATTGCAATATACAATATTGCTGTTTCTATCACAATATGGACAAACATTAAGATCTGGTGAAATACCTCTACCACACTTAGGGCAAATCCAACCAGTTCTCCCAGATGGATATGGAAGATTTCCATCATAAGAAGGAAAATCATAGTTTTTTGATCCATACCAGGTATTTTTCACACGATTTACATCTGCAGTTATATTTAGGTGGAAGAGACGTTAATACGTTAACTGAGTCATATTCTGTATCTAAACTACCACATTTAGGGCAGCTTCCAGACCAACTTTTCCATCTGTTTGTCCCGAAATTGAGATCTGCGTATAAGTTAGTTTGAGCTTCCTTTAGAATATTTTCTACACCAACACCTTCATTTGCGCTAGCTAAAATGCTTTCAATACTATTTGTATTATCAAATTCTTTCATCTATGTACTCCAAAATATTTTATATAGATATATACCATTTATAGAATGCATAATCTCATAATTGCAAATATATTATATAATAAATTTTTAAAAATATCAACTAAAAATATAAAGAAAAAAGCAGAAGTTTTTATTCTTCTGCTTTATTTTCATTTAAATTTATAGAATAATCTAGATACCATTTAGCTTTTTTAAGATCTTCTAGACCATTTTTCTTATTAGCTCTCCAAACATATTTAAAAGCATTTAGAATACAGAAAGTATTTACCGCTTCGTCACCGTAAATATCTCGCATAGCTTCTATACATTCTAATTTATTACTTGCGTAATGGTTAGGGTGATTTACCATTTCTTTTTTATTTTCTGAAACAGGTGGTTGCTCTACTCCCATAAGCTTATCCTCCAAATAATAACCACATGATTGACCATTTTCATAAAAGAAGTGTACTCGATAAGCGTAACTTTTATCAGCATTTTCTACGACATCAGTTATCTAACCTTGATTTTCTACACCTTTTACAAATACATAATCATTAATTTTAAAAATAGGGTTAGACATTTACTACAAACCCCTCCACATCAGCGTTCGGTAAAATAAAGCGCAGTATATCAGGTAATACTTCATCTAAATCATCAATAAGTACTTTTCCACTATAATCGAAAGCATCTTTATAGTACATTACATCCACAATTCTTCCAAAATAAGCTTTAGATTTCTCAATTAAAGAATCCACTTTAGATGGTGTGAACGCTAAAATAGGAATGTCATTCTCAAGAGAATACTCAATTAGTTGTTTTGTTTTACCTGTACAATTTTCACCAGCAATAATTTTCATAAAACCTCGTGCTATAATTTTATTTGAAAACTTCTGTTTTCATTATTTTATACAGGGAAAATGAGAAGGAATTAAACCTTCTCATTTAAAACTTTCTTCTTTTTAGTGTTATCATCATAAACTATCATAGCCTCAAAATTTGAAAATTGCACGTCTATGATTTTAGCTTTAAGATCTTCTTGCAAGATTTTCAATTTTGTATTTATATTTTCTTCCAGTTGCTCAGGCGTGTTGTGTGGAGCAGCTATTATTTTTACTTTTATCATAAATAATTCTCCATATTAAGGTATAAACAAAGCGCTTCTTCTAGTTATTTCTGTAGTTTCTTCTATGCTTTTTGACTCATAAAGTTGCTCATCAATATCTTTTTCCGGCTCACGTAACCGTACACCACAATTAGGACAAAATCTTTTGTATTTCATTGGAAGCTTGAAACGGCATTCTTTACAAACGCAATAATATTTTCCATCACTGGAGTATTCTAAATAAGCAGGTGTAACAGCTTTCTATCTATACTGTATAGTGTTACTATCAATCTCATTTTCTAAAAGCATAAGCCTGTAATAATAATTTTCATGAGGAATTTTTCTTACTAAGCTTAATGGTTGATTTGGTTCAGTAATTCTATTATAGCTCATTTTTATTATCCTCAGCCTCTAATAATGTTATAGGTATTTTTCTAATCATTTCAATAGACTCACCATCTGGGCATTGCATAAATGGGTCAAAATTTTCACATATGTTTTGGTACACGCAATCTTCGCATGCTACATATTTAGTCATTACTCACCTCCAACAACTATTCCGAATAAACAAAGTACACATAATAATACTATAGCAATTATCATATTAAGCCTCTATTACATTTCCACTTTCATCAAAAACAACACAATTTATTTTTCCAGAATAAGCAACACATGCATCAATACCGATAATATTATCTTTTATGTATGGCTTAAATGCTTCTTCAAATTTTTTAACTTGATTTTTCTGTGGCCATTCTGGTGTTTTCATATCTATATGGCTATGACCCCATGAGCAGTGCCAATGACCACAAACTATGCATTTTCCTTCTGGATAAAAACCTTGCTTCCACTGAGTAAAAGGATTACCCCAGCGAGCAGCTTCCCAAGCATCCCTATAATCAGTAAGCTCTTTAATAGTCATATTATCAGTATTTTTATCCCAAATATCATTGATTTTAGAATAAGTTTTTCTGCTGTGATACATATTAGGGTCATCAGAAACACAGGGTATCCAACTATGTACAAAAATCTTATTTCCTAATGTGAAATAATTTACACAATTCTCTCTGATAAAAGACCTTACCTCATCTGTTTTATTATATACCATATCCATAATATCATTAGTTGGACGATATACAATCCACTCATTCTCCCCACAAAGCATGCATATAGTTTTTACTGTACCATTATGAAAATGATGCGAACCAGGTGTGTGTCCATATGACATTTCTGTTATGCAATCAAACAAAAGATCTTCGTGATTTCCAATTATGTATACTAATCTATCTTTTGCTTTTAAGTCTTTTAAGAACTCGAATACTTTAACTGTGTCATCACCGCGATCGAAGGCATCGCCACATAAGATTAATCCCATTGATTTATCTGATATATCAAAACCTTTTTCATCTAAGGCTTTAATCAATTCGGTGTAATATGAGTGGACATCACTAACAGCAAACCATTTTTTTATATGACTATAATCTTTATTTTGTATCTTTCCATTCATCATAAAATCTCCAAATAAACCCTCCGCTTGATTTCTGTCTGTAATGTGCACAGGCCCCAATCCCGCTAATATTATTATTTGCTTCAGAAGCTTCTTTTATAGTATCATATTTTTCTATAAAATTATAACTTAAATCTAATTTAACAACAGCTTTCGCATTGCTATTGTTTTTTCCTATGTGCTTACCTTTATGGCTCTAAGAATATTTTTGCTTAATGTCTTCAGACATTTTATAGCCTGATTTAACATTAATTCTTCCTTTTACATATCCATCTGGAATTTGGTCTTCAAAACATAGAATTGATATCTTTCCATTATTATACCAATGCTAGCCTAAGCAACCCTTTGTCTTATGACCAGGTTTACCTTTAGATTTTGACTCATGCATTCGATAGTAAGCTTTCAATCTGTTTGATTGAGCTTCTCTATACTCAGCTGATCTTATTTTACCTTTATTAGCTTTTGATATCTTTTTACGAGTTTCCTCGCTTACAATTTTGTTAGAATTCTTCTCTTTAATTCGTGCATTCGCTTCTGGACTACGTTCTCTATACTTTCCACCTGACTAGATATTATAACCGAATCTATAATCAGCTGAATTGTATGCTGCTATCCAGTAAACTTCTTTAGTATTAGCTTCATCCCTGTCATTGCAGACTTCTAGAATACTTTTTTCTATAGCAGTCCAGCTGTATTTTTGTATAGCATTCCAAACGTATGGACACCTTTTATACCCCTTACCACCATTTATCCAACGTATATCTAAATTATTTGTCTACCCTATATAAACTTTATTATTCGGAAACATTAGTTTATAAATAAAAATCATAATTAAATAATCCTCGCTTTAATGTAATTATGTATTTTAATTATTTTTCAAATAATCATATACAATTAGTCTAATGAGAGCCGCTACAGATAAGCTCTACTATTCTGCTTTTTCCGATAACTTTTTTAAAAGTTCTTCTGGTAACTGAAAACTAAATAATTTATTTCCCATAATTTGATTTCCTTATATATTTATTATCTATATAATTTAGCGAGGATAATTATATAACTTTTATATAATTCTTATATAAGTTACTTAAAAATAATTATCAAAACCTTTATCAGATAAAGCTTTAATCATAGGCTCATAAAAGCTATGCATATCAGATATAGCAAAATATTTTTTCATAATTAATTCCTCAAATTATTAAAAGAATGATTTCCAATTTTCATTATATGGACATTCTTCTAGTGATTTTAATATTTTATCTGGATAATGAGACTTAATGCAACCATATTTAGCTTTTTTACCAATTTTTAGCATTTGACCAACATGGCTATAACCAAATATAACTGGCGGTAAATGTGTTACCAAATCTGTGTGGTTTCTTATAACTAAGAAATTTTTCCATCTTTTCTTGAGCTGTTTTCTAACCTTAAGTCCTGCATATACTCTAGGCGTATCAAAACCGATTCCCCAAATGTTCTCTCTAATATCGGGTCTATGATACCAACAGCATTCGTGACACAACATGGCTAAAGCACCACCATGAGAATAGCCAACAATAATGATCTCAGTAAATTTTGCGTCTTTTATTTTTTCTATAACAATATCTTCGACATATTTCCAGCATTTTAAGAAGCCTCTATGTACTCGATAAGGCTCTTTCATGTCTTTATATGGTCTTTTAGCAAACATAAAATTATGTTTCCAATCTATTTTACCATCGCTAGGTTCGAAATAAATATAAAGTGTAGACCCTTCTTCAATAAAGCAGTAGTCTACACCTTCTCCAACCATAATATAAGGAACATTCCTGTCTACATTATAAAATAATTCAGTTAAACTTTTCATATATATAATCCTGTTAATAAATATACTCTTTCATAAAGTATATACAGGAATATATTTAACAATCCATGTCCGCTAGACGATATTTATAATTATTTGATTTGTCTTGCGTCATTTTTAATATAGCTTCTTTACTTAATTGCGGCTCTTCTTTAAATGAGAACTGACCGAAAAAATATGCTCTTTTCTCTGTTAATTGACTAAGCACATCTTCTGGAATAATGTCCATATGACCGTACAAAGTATACTTACGCTTATTTTCAGCCACATTATCCCAATTTGTCCAGTCATAAAACTCACCATTTTCCAAAATTTCAACATACATGTGATATTGTTTTGGATCAGCAAGCGTCCGTATAATTAACACTCGAGCGTTAAAATCTCTAGAAGAATAGTCATAATTATCGCATACATCATAGTTTCGATAAACTTGACCTAAATAGACATATTTTCTAGTTAGTGTACCAACAATATCACCAACTTGATATTTAACAGTTTTGCTTTTAGACTGCTTTCTGATTTCAAGCTCTTCTTTAGCTTGCAAGAAATCTTGCATAGTATCAATATAGACACCTGTATTAGATAGCTGTTTACCCAACCAAATATTTTCTTGACAAACACCTTTTATAAGAGTGCAATCTTTAAGCAAATTACAAAGAAGTTCTTGATTAATGCCAATCTTAAATTCTTTTCCATTAGGCGCTTTAATCATGCAATTCCAAAAAGAAAGTTTACCACCGTTATAAGAATTATCAGCACTATCACAAAGTGTTAAAGAAAATTTTCCATTTTCGAATTCGTGAACAATAGGTTCCCACTTATATCCATTTTCATGTCTTTCAGTCCAATTAGCCCCCTCGCCATAAACCCAACCATCAGCCCAACTTTTAGCAGATTCGAGCATATCAGGCTTATCTGGTAAAACAACATAACCTTGACCGCTGCTATTTTCTACTATAATGATTTTTTCTGGAATAACTATAGACTTAAAGTTAGCCATTATTTAATAACTCCCAATTTCATACCTTTCATAACGATATCGCCAAGGTATATAACACCATATTTAACATTCTTATTTTCAAGATTCTCAAGAATTTCATTAGCATAATCTTGAGGAACGTTTTCAGTAGTAAATACATTATGTACAAAATTAAGTAAATCTTTCTTTTGAGATTCTTGCGTATAATTACCGAGATCTTTGAAAACTTTCATGAGTGCGGTTCCGCAGCATACCATTTTGTTATCAGATTTTTTAGCCATAATATGTACCTCTCTATCTTTTATTTACAAATATATTATATAATAAATCCAGGTAAAAATCAACTGATTTAACCTGGATTTTATAATTTATTTTAATAATTTTTTAAACTTTCTTTTGTTGCGGATCTCATCTAAAGTGAGTTTATCTTCTTTAATCCATTTAGTAAGCTCATCATGGATAGATTCTGTACCACTTGCAATAATATCATTATCAGCAAATTTAAGAAGCTTTTCATACCTTTCATCGCCAAAAAGTTTCCTGTATTTCCTTTCAGCTTTTTCTGTACGCAATTCTTTGTGTGCTTTCATGTGCCAGTTTACATAAAAAAGAATTTCGAAAATATCATCCCAGGTAGTTCCTGAGTAAGCTATAAGAGGTAAATGACTTATGAGATAATATGTACCAATACTATCATGACTATAATAATGAGCAATCCCTTGATCATCAATTTTCTGAGTGAAAAGCTTACCAACATCATGGAAAGTAGCAGCCATATTTTCTATAGTGCGTGTTTCATAATTATCAGCTACTAATTGACAATGTTGACCTAAAGAATATATATGATGAGGATTTTTCTGATCAGTTTCTAGCATTAAATTTTTAACAGATCTGTAAAAATCTAAATTAAACTCAGGAATACAGTTATAACCCCAAATTTTTATTCTATCAAAGCCTTCGAATTTTTGTGGAAATTGAAAACTTAAATAAAACTTATAAATAGCGCTGCTACCAGCATGTCTTTCTCTAAAAGAATCCCTTAATATACATTCTTCTATAGGTGTGTTCATTACAATAGCTTCTACTTCTAATTCTGGGATTCCCTGTATTTGACTGAAAATATGTTTTCTAGCTTTTACTGTCGTATTTGTAGCGTCATAGATAACATCTCTACCATATGTAAGATAAGCTCTTAACCATTTATGCATTTCTGCAAATACTTGCTCATTATGTGCTTGATCATTTTCATCCCCAAACATTCTTTTTCTAAAAGTATCACTGGATAGAATCTCATAATCATTTTCTTTATTTAATACATGTGCTGCATACGATTTACCACTACCAGGTAAACCTACCATAATTATAAGTTTTGACATTGGATACCTCCAGCTACAAATTGCTTTGTTATTTTTAACAGCATATCTACAGCTGCTTCTTGACCAGAATTATGAGCTTCTGAAATTCCATTTAATAATTGTAAAATAGAATCTTTATATGTATTGAAATCATAGGTAGAGATAGCTAAACCTGCCTGTATGACTATTTGAGAAGCCACATAAAGATCATTACTATCTGATAAAATACCATCATCAGAACTATCTTCGTTAAAAAGCTCTTCCCCCAAAAGTATCATAGAGATTTCTTCTGTAGATTTTAACTCACCATCATCTATATCTTCGAATAATTCTCTTTCAATCATAATATACCTCTATAGATTTATACATTTATTATAATATAAATTAAAATGAAAGTCAACTATTTTTATATAGTTGACTTTATGTATTTATTTAATAAGTTTAACAAAAGCAGCAGGTAGATGTACTAATCTTCTAACTCCCCTTAAACTAAAGCTATCATCCCAATAAACATTTTCTACCTGATACATTTTTCCACAAAGTGGTTCGAACTCATCCATCCAATAAAATGTATTTTTATCAGTTTGAAAATAAAGCGTTCCATCATCTTTTTCTTTGAAAAGTTTCTTAAGATCAGATAAAGCAATAACCTCAACAATATCATCTGATTTTATAGGTTGAGTTGGTTCGAGGTCAAGAATATCATCATAGATATCGCCTGCATCTCGAGAAGTGTTATAAATATCATCCCAAAGTTTATCCGTCCATCTTCTGTTTGATTCTTCTTCTAACTCATCAAGGATTAAACCTGGAAAATCAGACATTTTATCAGAAACAACACCTAGACCTTCCTCAATAAGAGCTAATCTTCTATAAAAATCTCTAGCAGAATTTACTATTCGAATAAATTTTTCTCTTGAAATCATAAGCCTTCCTCTACAACCTTATTTCTTAAGCGTCTGATTTGCACTTCTAACTCAACAAACCAATCCCTTTCTATAAGAATTTGCCACATAGAATACTCTTTCTTTTTTCTTTTTTCAGGTAAGTTTTTCCAGCGTTCAAAGCACATATAACCTAAATCATCAACATAAACATCTATTGTACCTCTAAGTTTTGTACCTTTAGAGGTTTCGTCACATCTAATGAAATATTTAGAATCAGTATAAGACTCAGAATTGCAGCAATAGATTAACCAATCTAAAAATTCCACAAAATCTTTCTTATCTTTAAAGTAAAAATCAGGGTGCTTATTCTTATGATTATACCAGCCAATATAATCTATATAGTATAGAGTTTCTTCGCTGTGATGACAATTTTGATAACCTATCTCAATAATATGCTCTGTGCAATCACATCTAATTAGAACGGATTCAGTAGCAAATGTTTTACCAACAATTCTCATAATGTTCTCTTTATATTCTCCAAATATATTTCTTATATAACGTATTTCTTAAATAAAATTATTTTGTTTATAAATCTTATAAGTCTTATTATAGATCAAAAAGGAAAATAAATGTTATGTAACTTTTTATAACTTTCCCAGGTATTTTCAATAAGCATAGCAACAGTCATGGGACCAACACCACCAGGTACAGGCGTGTAATAATTTGAAAAATTAGCTTTGAAAAGCTCCCCAAAATCGCCTCTTAATGTTCCTAGTTCATTTCTGTTTATACCAACATCGATAATGACTTTACCATCTGAAAATTTGCCATAGTCAGCCTCTGACTGCCAACCTATAACATCATTTTTACCTACAGCGCTGATAACAATTTCGCTTCTATTAAATAGATCGAGCAAATCTGCGTATTTAGTTTTACTATGAGCAATTGTTACTGTGCAATTTCTATCAAGAAGCATCTTAGCTACAGGTTTTCCAACAATATCACTTCTACCAATAACTAACACGCTTTTTCCAGATAAATCATAATCAGGGATAGAATCTAAAAGTCGCATAATACCTTTTGGTGTGCAAGGATCAAACTCACTATATGGTGTAAAACCATCTACATCCTTACTTCCGTAGATACTTTTTGTTAAACAATCTTTTTCTTCTTTGGTTAAAACATTTGATACTATGGGTAATTGAATAATGATGCCAGCAACATCTTTGCAACTGTTAAGATATTTTAATTCATTCAGTATGTTTGAAAAGCATTCATTCTCGGAAAAGTGTACCTGTTTGAATTGAATCCCAACTTTCTCACACGCTTTCTGTTTATTTCTCACATAAACTTTTGATGCAGCATCATCTCCAACTGTAACAACTACTAATTTACAAGGGATTTGCTCAAAATTATTCCTTTCTTTCTCTTCTAAAATTTCTGTTTTTATATTTTCAAGAATTTCTTCTGCTAACTTTTTTCCATCTAAAATCATACTTTCCAAACCCAATCCTTTGATAAAGCTCGAACATAACCATGTTTATCTGTTATGTATAATTGATCTTCTTCGATGTCTGTAATTTCAAACACTTCGCCACAAATGCTCGATCCTTCTTCATAAAATATTTTACCATCGAAAAATTCTAACCAATCATCCCCATCGAAATAGCAAATATCTCGCAAGTCATTCCATGTTTTTACTCGAATCTTTTGACCTACAAAAAACATATTATCATCATTTTCAAGTTTATAAATATGTTCGAGCATTATGGATAAGCATTCTGCTTGACCGGAACATTGATAATTTTTTATACAATTTTTACAGATAGGTTTATATGTACCATCTTCTGATAATCTAACTAACTATCTCATTTTTCCTCACTTATGAAATAAACAAAGCAATTTATAGCCAACTTTTCTAAATAAAGGTTCATTTTGATGTATATCAGAATCTTTTGTTCTGCTTCTTAATATATGTAAATTATAAAGTATGTTGTGGGCTAACCATTCCTCTAGCTGCTCATTCTCTGTTCTCGAGTATTTAAAGCATCTGCATAGCTCATAATAATCTTTTGTTAGCCATAACTCATTTAAGACTTTCTGGATAGTAACCTTATCATTCGCCTTATATGAGTCATAAACAGTATAGCCTGGATTACTTTCGTTAAAGGCGAATCCAATTTTAAAGCCTGCTACTTCCAGATATTGTGTCATAAATTAATCCCTTCCTGCGTGGAATAACCACCATATAAATTTCAAAATCGCAAAACCAGGAATGATTGCAAAATATATCAAATACATGATAACGCAGCCAACCCAGTTCATTTCAGTCGCTTCATAAATTATTCTAGGTGATAAAAATGGAAAATTATTGTCATCATATGGATTTTCACATGCTATAATCCCACCAGCCGCTAAACTAATAAGATGTGTAAATATATAAATTAAACCTAAAATAGCATACCAGGGCATTTTAATCACCTCCACTGAAATTCATACCAGCAATAAAGCCTTCTGTTTTACCTTTTTCGTAAGCATCAGCTTTTACTTGCTCGATTAATTTTGCTAACACTTGATAGCCAAAAGCATCTACTGAAAAGCTATTTGGTGACCACTTATCAGCCTGGATATTATATCTAGCTTCCTCTTCAGATTCTTTTTCATCATCATAAAAATAATAACTACTACCAGTATAAGAAGTTTCATACTCAATCTGCATAATCATAATATTATCACCTCTATGTTTATTATACTATAAACCGTAAAAAAGATCAACTAAAAAGCAGACAAGTAACTATAATTTGCGAGATATGTATGCTTTGATCAACTATCAAGTTAATTTTCTTTTTGTTTGCTTTTAAATCATCTACAAAAGCGTGTATGGTTAGATTAATTACAAAAGCTATAGCAAACATAGGTGTAACTGTGAAATTAAGGCTAACCCAAATAGGTAGCATAATCATAAAAGTCCAGCTAAATGCGTGACATAAGAGCGCTAAAATATAATCGTTTTTATATAACTCATCTGGTGCATGTTCTTTCCACCAGCTTTTCTGTTTCATGTTTGCTAAGATTCCTTGCATATAATAATCATCTACTATATGTAAAAATAGCATAAGAAATAGCATTAATCTTCCTCCATCTCCATATAAGGATTTAGATCAGGATCAGAATAGATATCCCACTCTTCTATACAGCTTTTATCCTTATAAAAATTAAAATGCACCGAATTAAAGTGTATACCTTTTAGTCTTAGATCATTTAACCATATATCTGTATGGAAGCGACCCATGTCTACTTTATATACTTCGTAAATCTCACCAATTTTAAGATACTCGTTAGCTCTTTCTTTATCATACTTGCGACCGTTATTTAAATTAACTACTTTTGCATATAGCATATTAACTAACCTCACATTCTACCTTTTTTATATCTTTCAAATCATAATAAGCTTCTATAGCATCAATATCATCTTTTTCAATGCTTTTGTAATAATATTTAACCTTTAAAGTATCTTCGTTAACTTCGAATAAATAAGTATTTTTTATATCAGAATAAGAATTATCATTAAAAAGTATTCTTAATGTAAATTTAACTTTAGGCTCAAATACTCTTATTAGTTTTAGCTGATGTTTAGGCTTAATCATTAAAATTCCTCCACAAACAACCTTTGTAACTCGCTATATTCTTGAACATATTCTTTCAGTTCCCCTAATAGATCAAGCGAGTGATGCAGATAATATGAAACATTATCACCGGAATCATCAATTTCAGCATAAAACCACTTATCTTTATGAGCAGGAAAAGAATCCCAAAATTGTTTTAAAAAGCCTTTTGTTATAAAATATAAAGGTTCATAGTATTCGAAAATTGTCAATAAAGCTTTTCTAAAAGCCTCTTCCGTTGAGCATAAACAATGTAATTTTCCTTTTATCATAGCTTTTTTAAATAAAGGTTTCTCATCATCTTTATTAATAGGTAATTTTAAGCTAATATGCTCATATACTAAGCAATCAATCTCATTATTAAAAACTACACCGTTTTCAGCGATAAAAACTGTTTTATCTTCTTCTACAACTGTTACAACTTCCCTCTTAACTTTTTGTACATCAATTTTCATTATTCGCATCCTTTTCAATTATTTTTACTGCTTCGATTAAGTCGTTTACTAGTGCTATGTTTCTATATGAGCCAGCATCTAATTTATTTACATGATAATATCCATCGCAATCATAATAATCGACAATATATTTTTTATTATTTATATAGAAAGTTGTCATAATCCTAAAGCACGTTTAAATTCTTCTTGCACATCAGATCTACCTTCCTGCTCACCAACAAATTTTCCAATAAAATAGCTTCTTAAGCACATTTTAGCAGCGAATTCCATAAGATCTCTATCGCCATAATATTTAGTACCCGTAAAATCGCAGTTACAAATATAACCACCCTCACTATCATAGATTCGCCATGTTTCTAAAACGTAATCCTTATCATCATATTTAAATTCAATAATAATCTTTTCATTTTCTTTTACAGGCATGTTAGTTAACCTCCAATATATTTTTGTTAAATATATTATATAATAAAATACATAAAAAATCAACTAAAAATAAAAGACCATCTGAAAATAAATCCAGATAGTCTTAAAAAGAAAGAGGTATTTTTGTGAGCAAATATTATTTAGCTTCGAATTCAGCGAAGCGAGGTTTAATAGATTCGTCAAGTTCAAGTTCTACAGGTTTGCTCAAGTCTAAAGAAAAAATCCCCAAAATTGATTTACCATCAACTATGTATTTTCCAGATTTAATAAGAATTTCTTCTTTACAGTCCTGCGATACTTTAACAAAATCTTTAACCTTAGATACATTACTAAGATCAACTAACATTGCTTAGTACCTCCGTTATAAAATTGTTACATATTTGTGTGTATTGTTCTGCTGATTACATCATCCTGTTGTTCGCGAGTTAGTTTATTAAAATTTACTGCGTAACCCGATACTCGTATTGTAAGTTGGGGATATTTCTCAGGGTGAGCCTGAGCATCTAGTAACGTTTCACGATCAAAACAGTTAACATTTAAGTGATGACCACCATCTGATACATACCCATCAAGCATATCTACTAAATTATCAACTCTTTTACTCATATATGTATTCCTCCGAAAAGTTTTTCTGGTACAGGTAATAGGATTCGAACCCATATTATCAGATCCGTAGTCTGATGTGCTAATCCGTTACACTATACCTGCTGGTGCCTTCGGAGAGACTTGAACTCCCAATCTACCGGGTATGAACCGGTCGCTCTAACCAGTTGAGCCACGAAGGCTTATATGTAAACTAGAGAAATTATATTCCTCTAGCCTTTCATCTCAGAATACAGGTAATTTGTGGATAGAATTCTTTTCCTTACCAGCATAATTAGGGGTAGCTCTTAAAGTGCGGTCGCCTCTAGCATTTCTACCAGCTCTAAATCCATTTAATAATTTACTTTCAGCAAGTGCAATAGCAGCTTCTACAGGAATAATATCACCAGTAGAGAGCTTTACTTCGCTAATTTCTTTATCTTCGTAATGGATGCTTTCAAGAGTAACTGTTTTCTGTTCTTCTGGAGACATAGCCATTATCTTATCGATAACTTTCTGAGAATCAGCTACTTTATAATCATGCTTCTTTTCAATTTCAGGAATGGGAATTCCTCTAAATGATGTTTCTTGAGTTTGAGTTTCTTTTTTGTTGTCCATGTTTCTTATACCTCACTTAAAATATTTTAGAAGAATTATCTTCTACATATATATTATGTATAAGTTTGATAAAAAGTATAACACAGAAACTAAACAATCTTTATATTTAATGGTCGATGCCCTGGGAGTCGAACCCAGCACCTCACGCTTATCAGGCGTGCGCTCTAACCTACTGAGCTAGGCATCGATTTAATGGTGGGAAGCCTAAGAATCTAACTTAGTCTTACAGAGCCACAATCTGTCGTGCTAACGTTACACCAGCAACCCCATACTTGATTAGGGCAAACCCAATTCTCGGATGCATCTAAACCCTAATCTGCTACAACATCCACATACCTCTGCACTTAAGATGTCACGTCTTGCGACCACACTGTCTCGGAGCATAAAATAATAAGTATCAACAGTTTACTTTAACATATTATCGTTTAGCTCTGTGCCCTCCCACTCACCAACTCAACTCTAGATGACACGTATTTTTCAACGAATGCATTGGTTATCTCTGTAGCGGGGGTCTCCTATCCCGTTGTAGTTTTCCTAATGGTCGAGAGTACAGGACTTGAACCTGTAACCTTCTGCTTGTAAGGCAGCTTATCTCCCAATTGATATAACTCTCGCAGTAGCCTCATTTTCGCAATGTGCATTACTTATAAAGGCGATAATGGTTTTTATTATATGAGTTCAACCATAAAACATCTCTGGAGCCATCACTGGTTATTTCTAATCATTTGCACATATGGCCTGGAGTGAGTGACGGGGTTCGAACCCGCAACATCCAGCTTGGCAAGCTAGCACTCTACCAATTGAGTTACACCCACATTTATTAAATATACAGGAAAATGTTATATTGTTGTTAACACTGTTATTAAACACTGCTTACAACAGTATAACATCTCGCAAGTACCTGTATTCGATTTAATGGTGGAGCTGACGTGAGTCGAACACGCGGCATCTGCATCAACTATTTTTCTTATCCATCCATGATGGTTTATCTTTATCATAGAGTTCAGTAAAATTTTTACCATAAACCTTTATACAATAATCTATACAGATTTTTATATCAGATAAATAAAGAATTACTAAAATCTTATCTATTGGAAACTAATTAGTCTTAGCAATAACGCGATCGCTTTTGTAATTTTTTATTTCTATGTATTTATCATTTATAATAAAGTCTGGATAATATTTATAATTTTTATTTTGAAAATTATAAGAAAATCCCTTATGGTTTCTCTAAAATATAATATTATGATCTAGACAATATATTACGAACGCGAGCTCATAAGAAGAATCGCAGTGAAACCCCTTATATGTACCATATCTAGCGTGACCTCGCGTACCATATTGATTTAAGTTACCGCCAACTTTTTCAACTAGATCTTTTTTCTACTTCGAGAGGTATTTACTACAACAATTTTTTGAACATGTTTTTCTAGCACGTTTCTCATATGCAAGAGTTTTACCACAAATCAAACATTTCGGTGGACTTAAAATATACTCTTTAAGTAGTTGATTGTGTGATTTTTTATTTGACTTTGTTTTTCTATTTTTTACGTTTTCGTTTGTATATTTTCCATGTTTCACATGACTATTAGCACATGCTCTGGAGCAAAATCTACCAGATCCAAATTTCTCAAGCATAATCTTACCACATTTTTCACATGTATTCTACTGCTATACCCAAGCTAGCATATTAGCCGCTTTTCTTTCTATGCTTTTTGCTTTTAGTGTAGCACCACTTTTAGCTCCATTTGTAGCATCCACCTATTGCCGTATGTGTAATCTTCCAATATTAGTTAAATATTCTACGCAATGACTGTGATGCCCGCTTAAAGCATGTTTAGATGAAAAAATTTTTCCACATATACATTGAAAACTTTGCATTTATAATTTCTCCTACTATGAAAAATATTTGCGATATACTAAATTTAAGCTCAATAATAGTAGTATTGTTATCTCAAAAGCTCATGACTTCTTTTGCTACCTTATATTTAGTTCTGGTGGACCGTACCGGTGCTGCCCCGGTCGCCTCCTGAGTGCAAATCAGGTAATCTGCTAACATGATATAACGGCCCATATTTTGGAAAGATAGTTGCTCAAATCCTTCCAAATAGCTTTTTATTTTCTTCCATATAATTAATTAATAAAGCATATGCAAGAAAATTCCATTGATCCATTCCAAACATCTCAATAGTCTCCCTTATAAAAAATATATTAACGGCTGTTCATTTCGCTCCATTTACCACAGCTGCTGTTATACAGATCCAACGCGACCCCTCGGCTTGTCAGCCGGCTTCGTGGCACCGTCTATAGGGATTATTGAATTGTTGAAATGCTTAAATTCAAATTTCCACTCAACTTAATAATGATTCCCGCGGTAATTAAAAATAAGTTAGTGGTGTGGTAAGTTTCTTTTATTGAAAATGAGTCTTGATTTAATACGTGCGTATTATCTTTCCACTTACAAACAATGACTTCTCTAAGCTCTTAAGTGTGCTACTAAAGTTCCGAACAATAGTAAGCCTAAGAGAATTGTTTATGCACAAGCCGATTCCGAATCGACCTGAGAAACTGTTTGTACACTAGTACATCAGCTATTTTATTTATAATTAAAGGCTGTTCATCACATTCCATTTACCACAGCTATTTTTACAATCCAACCCTGTTTCCAACCCCCTTAGTTTAAAGGCGTTATATGGACATGAGGAACCGACTGGTTACGGTATTAGATCCTTCGTGGCACCTTCATTATTCAACTAAAAATATATAAAATAAAGCGTTCACCCTCCCGATTCTCCAAGTGAAACCCACGTCTCTCAATACCATTATAACTGAGCCTTTTGGCGCGCTACCGTGTGCATCTATTTTAATTAATCGTTCTTTTAATACTACGCTTTATGTTGTTTTCCTACTGCTGCAACAGTAGCGACCCTATTATAGGTACATCTCAAATTAACAAGTACAAAATATGTTTTATAATTGTTAATTGGTGTGGTTGGGGCGACGGGACTTGAACCCACGACTTCCTGATCCCAAATCAGGCGCGCTACCAAACTGCGCTACGCCCCAATATTATGCTAGTTTATTTTTCTTCGCGAAGACTAGCCAAAAACGCAGAGTGGTTGCTTGGCAGGGATTCGAACCCTGGACCTCTAGGTTATGAGCCTAGCGAGCTACCTGACTGCTCTACCCAGCTATATAGAATAGATAAGTTATATTACTAACAACTAAGCCTAAGGCTCAGTATAGGAATCGAACCTATAATAACCATTTCAAAAAGTAAGTAATAATAGCTCTATTCTTAATACAGAATTTTGAAACTGTTAAATGGCGGCGGGGGATGGATTTCATACCAACGACCTCTAATCTTAGCAAAGATTAGCGCTCTTTAACGATTACTGAGCTACCCTGCAGAATAATTTGATAAAAGTAAGTTTCAATAGCTGTTTATAAAGTAATTTGTAACACTGGGTTTCAATATCTATTTGTTCTCTGTTATCAAAAGTAAGTGTTACTAGCTGCTCATTAGATGAGCGAATTCAGTGGATGTAACTTTACGTAAAACATCATGAGCACTTTTTCTATGCTACGACATATGAAGCTGTCATATGTATCAGTTGTGCCTTCGCAAGATTGTCCTTACTACTGGCTAACCGTTTTCGCTCGCCGTTACTTACGGTTAATTCGTTTGTTTTATTTCGACGAACTACGAATACTTAACAACTAGCCAATCAAAGTACTACGTAGCCTACTAAGTATTGGACTTACTGTTGTTTTATGGCGGTAGGTACGGGAGTTGAACCCGTCCTTCAGCAGTGACAGTGCTGTGTACTAACCGATATACGAACCCACCATAATATAAGGCTCCAGTTGCAGTTTTAGTCCTGAATCAATTGATACTAAAAACAGCCAGCAGAGCAATATTTCAAAATTATAAATTATTATACAAAGGCATCTTAACTGTATCTAAATCAATTAAATAATCTGGGTTATTATCATTCCAATAAATACAAATTATTTGCCAATTAGTATAACCATGTTTTCCAAAAAATTTATGAGGAGCATTAAGAAATTCTTTTAATTTTTTAACTAATTTATTATCTAAAGTATCTTTATGTGTTCCATGACTAAAATAACCATCTTCACAAATTTTTACACAACTTGATATTTTCTTTTCTTTATTTTCTACATGAAAATGTTGTGTAGGTCCTTCACTGCCATAAATTAGTATCTTATATCCATCAATACGACCAATTTCAGCCATCTCTAGCAATAATTGCTCATTTAGATGCGAATACATAAACACCTCATTAAAATTTACTTCTTTTAGAATTTACTCTACTTCTAATAATTTCTAAACCAGTATTAGTGAGAAGTTTTCTACCATTTATAATATAATTATCTATATACATTAGTGACTTCTCTATACTTTTACTTTTTACGATATAATATACATATAAATATATCAGTTCAAGAAATAATAGAATAAGTGAAATCATTTGTTTTTCCTTAATTAAGTCGATACTACCAGAATTGCACTGATGTTTCTCCCAGGAAAGGGAAAGTACTACTAATTATACTAAGCATCGGTCATTAGTTCTTTAGGGAGTGAACTCGTTGTCTACCTACGTTCCCTACAGTTACCGTTCTGTGTCCGTAAGTTCACTGGTTCGCAATAAGCCGGTTTAACTCTTATGCTCTCACCCTTATGGGTATACCCGTTGTAATATCTCCGACAAAGTCTCTATCCATATATGTATATATAAGACTTATTTCATGAAAAATATATACACTGGTGGCTGGGGATGAGTGATTCGAACACCCGAAATGCGGGAATCAAAATCCCGTGCCTTACCGCTTGGCGAATCCCCAATATATTGTGGAGCCTCGAGTCGGATTTGAACCGACGACCTGTCGCTTACTAGGCGACTGCTCTACCGCTGAGCCATCGAGGCATTTTTATGTTATCTCTTATAGTTTATACAGATTATTTCTGAGATAACGTATCTGTTTGTCTACTTTTGATTTCGACGTCTGGAGCTGGTGGTGAGATTCGAACTCACGAAGCTTTCGCGACGGATTACAAATCCGTTCCGGTTGGCCACTACGGGAACACCAGCATTTATAACATTTAATTTAGCGTAAAAATTTCTTAAATTAAATGTTTTTCTTTTAACAATTATTTATACAGGACTAATTTCTTAATTTTTAATTATTTTACCAAGAAATTTCACCATCTATGCATTTTATTTTTATAGATGATTCTGTATAACCTACTCGAATCTTTTCAAATGTTTCGATCGTTCCTAAAAAATCGATTTCTTTTAGTGATTTACAACCTTTAACAATGCTAGAATCAAGTTGAGATACACTATCGCAAATAATTAATTTTGTTAAATTCTCACAATTAGCAAAAACATCTTCGCCCAATTCCGATACTTTACCAATCAATACTTCTTCTAGATTTAAGCAAGAATGAAATACCCCATTTGCTATTCTATGCACAGTATCCGGTATAAATACTTTTTTTAATTTAGTTCCTGAAAAACATAAGAAATCTAGCTCTCTAACACTTTCTGGTATATATACTTCTTCTAAAGCTGTATCTTCGAAAGCACTCATTCCTATATAAGATGCATTTTTAGGTATTTCATATTTAGTTAAATCGCTTTGACCCATTAAAAATCTTCTAGGAACAAAACCGATTATATGACATGGATCTGCATTAATATCAATTAATAATTTGCTTAATTCTCCAGCTAGATAATCATCATAATAAGAGCTTTCAAACAAATCATAAATTTCTATCCAGCTTTCTTTAGTATTTAGATCGATTAATTCTTGATTGTTTTGTATAAATATTTCTAAATCGGTCATCTTAAATCCTCAGTTAATCCTAGATCTTGATGACTTCCAATCCTTATAAGCTGAATTAAATCATCTAAAACTTTATAAACAACACATATATTGCTTTTATAATGGAAGTCTCTACAGCCCTATAGTTCTTTTGGAGAGTGCTTAGCTAAAGCGTGATCTCTATATTTTTGATCAAGAGGTTTTCCAGCAGCTATATCATTAATTATATTAGAAAAACTTTTCTTATCGATTTTACCAGTTTTTGATAACTTTTCAAAATCTTTGGTAAACTACTTTTTAAGCTCAATTTTTTTCATTTTTCCAACTCTCTTCCATAGCTGCAAAAGCTTCTTCAGGTGTATCGAAAATACCGAAACTATCATCAGCATCTTCTTTATAAGAGTTATTAATAGCATCTACAGTAACAGGATTTTTACACATAGATTCTAATAAAGAAATTCTATTAAGTTCTTCCATAATTTTACTCATAACACACCTCTGTGATTTTGGTGCGCCTGCCGAGGCTCGAACTCGGGACACCGTGATTAAAAGTCACGTGCTCTACCACCTGAGCTACAGGCGCATGTTTTGATAGGCTTTTCACCTATCTGGTATTACCTTTACTGATAATATCAAAATCTATATTTCTAAGTGAGATTTTCCTCTCTACTTAAGTGAATAGTCTTACTTATTTCAAATTGATTAAATCTTTACATAAATGATTAACAAATTTAGCTAAGAAATCAATGAATTCATATTGAACTATTTTGTAATCCCATTCATTATCTACATGATTAAAGTAAAGCAAAGTATCTAATTCTTTTATTCTAAATTCTAATTCAAACTTATATCCTGGTTTACTACAAGAAAGAATTTTCATATAGATAATATCATTTAAGTTCCATATAGAACCATCATATAATAGATCATAGTTAGGAAATACTTTCATTTCTATATTTCTCTAATGCTTTACATTTAACTTCTTCTACGACACCAAACCAAAAATCAGCTGTTTTCTTATCCATAACAATAACTCCACTATCATTATAATAAGAATTTCTATAGACATCGGCCAAATCTATCGCTTTTCTTAATTCATCTTCTTTATCAGAAGGATATCTGTTGCTATCATACATAACAACAATTTCTTCATTATAAATAGTTTTGAGAGTAAATTTCATCCAGTTATGTTCTTTATTCATAACTTTAACCTCATCAGATATTTTATATTATTATTATATATTTTCTTATATAATAAATCAACTATTTTCCTATAAGATTTTCCTTCTATTTAGAAAGTTTTGAATAAAAAGTGGTACAGGATATAGGAGTCGAACCTATCTGTAACCGCTTAGAAGGCGGTTGCGTATCCGCTACGCTAATCCTGCATATTATAGAGATGATTATATCAATCATATCTATATTTTATACATATATTATAATATAAATCTAAGTAAAAATCAACTATTTTTAATCAATAGTCCACCAATATTCAGTAAGCTTCTTATATAAGCAATTATTATAAATTTCATCTTTAAAAGTTTTTCTAAGACGTCTATTACAATAATTTCTATAATATTTGGGAAAAGTCCTTCTACGTTGGCCCTGCATAATAGTATATGGAACAGTAGGTTTATTGCAATAATAACAATAGTAATCCTTACCTCTAGCTTTAATGTCAGGCGTAAAAGGCCACTCTCTAAGATTAGCAGGATCTGGTTCTTTAGTTATGAAATAATAATATCTTCCATAACCCCAACCTGTCATAAGAGCTTTTTGCTCAGCTTTATTTCTGTAACGCTGGTTTCTAAAATATTTGTGACGTTGTTTCATAATGGTTCTCCTAAAATTAATCTTTTATAGCTGCATTATGAAATCCTCCCTTATATTTTATTTGGAGTCCGAAATCTGATTCGAACAGATGATCGGGGAGTTGCAGTCCCCTGCCTTACCGCTTGGCTATTCGGACATATTATTTAATATAGTTCGAAATTATTTTCTTTACACCATTGTCTAGTTAGAACTTTTGGTATACTATCAAAAATTACTTTTAACGCATTATAAGCTAACTCTACTTCTTCATCTGAATAACATTCTCTATTAAGAAACAAAGCATAATCATCAATACTTTCTATAAATATTCGTACATCTTGCTTACCCTTATATTTAGGACAAACAAATAACCTAACTTTAGCCGTTCTTTTATTATAGAAAGACTGTTTTAAATCTCTATTTAGTTTTATCGTTTTTGTAATTTCTTTCATAATATACTGGCGTCCCCTAAAAGATTTGAACTCTTATCTGCTCCTTCGTAGGGAGTTATGCTAATCCATTACACCAAAGAGACAATTAGTACGCTTTCGCTGTTAGCGCACATAGCGGAGTGCTTAAGGTACACTCTACATACCTTTGTTGTTGTACAGGACTTGAACCTATTGCTGCTTTTGGCTTACAACTAACCTCAATAACTCTTTTATAGGATAAGTTATCAACCTATAAGTGGCGGTGAGAGCGAGATTCGAACTCGCGGACCCCGTTTCCAGGGTCGGTCCCTTAGCAGGGGACTGGTTTCAGCCAACTCACCCATCTCACCATGGTCCATGCGATTTTCAGAGTTTTACCGAGGACGCAAGGGACACTCGCTCTGCTTAGTCTGTATCGATACATCTAAGATTTACTGGTGCCCCTACTCCGATTTGAACGGAGACGCTTACGCACGGATTCTAAGTCCGCTGACTAGGCCAGTTCGTCTATAAGGGCGTATTAAAGGTAGATTATAACTACCTTATCTTGCTCTATGATTCATATATTGAGTCCAGTAATTATTTCCGATTTTATGACCTAAATTTATGTCTATAAAAGGTATTTTTACCTTACCATAATCTTTTTCAAGTGATTTATAGCATTTAGAGCATAAGCTCATGTTTAAGTCTGAATTCATTATATTTAATTTTTTGCCACATCTATCGCAATGTTTAGTTGATTCTGCTATTTGCATAGCTCTATATCTAACTCTATCTGATTTATTCCCAGTTATTACTAAGTCAGAGTGTAATGCATCTTCTTGAGAATGCACTTCTTTAACTTTAGAATATTTCCAAGGAATTCTATCACCACCAGTTAGAAATAAATTCCAAACAGATATAAAACTTCCATTTGATGCAGTAGATCTATCTGAAAAATCTCCATTAACTGTTAAATCAACGTTTCTTTTCATTTGTTTTTACTAAAAATAGATTTTATTTTGCTGAAAAAAGACTTTTTAGGTTGCTCATTACTGATCAAATATAAGCCATTAGTTACTGTTGATGGTGTAAGACCTTTCAATTGATCTTTTAATTCCTCTATATCAGCAGGTGTTTTAATTGTTCTGCGAATCTCTTTTCCAGTTTCTTGCTTATACTCATTAACCATCTTATCAAGAGTTAGATCACAGTACTCATCGATCCAGTCGCCTAAATAATAGAATCTATCTACAACAACTCGCTTACTATCATTTAAGAATGTTCCAAAAAGAATAGGATCTTTAGCATGCTTTTCTTTAGCTATTTTACGCTCTTCTTTTCCAGTATAATCAGTGAAAACAACATAAAGTCTATCGAATTTATCTTTTACTTTATCAATAAGCTCAACAATCTCATTAGGGATATCTCTTTCATAATTTTCGAGCTCGATAATCTTAACTGCATCATCTGCTACATTATCGATATATTCTTCGATATCATCTTTATATACAAAAGTATCTACACCTAGCTTAATGATTTCACGCTCTTTTTCAATACATTCTAAATGAAAAAGTAATTTTTTAATACCAGTTTTTTGACCTGTAATCTTATATTTATTAAGAAGCGTCAAACAGTTATCATATACTTGATTAAGCATTTCATCGGTAACATGTTGTTTCTTTTCTTTTACTTGATCAAAATATTCTTGCGGTGTTAAATTAAGTTGTTCGTTCATAACAGGTTATTACCTCATTATATAATTTTGTTAAGTAGTCATCAATGTAGTTCAACTACTTTCCTCAAGTTTTACATACGACTCGAACGTACTGTTAACTACACCACACTACCCAGTAGAATACTTGAGATTTATTAACAATGGTCTTTCTGAGAGGACTTGAACCTCCAAAAACATGATCCTTAGTCATGCCCCTATGCCAATTCGGGTACAGAAAGAAGTTGGTGCGCCGTGAGGGACTTGCACCCCCAGAGGCCGTCAGGCCACCAGATTTACAGTCTGGTCCGCTACTATTTACGGGCTACCGACGCATGTAGAAATAATTGAGACAAGACTCGAACTTGTATGAGTTACCACAACCTAAACCGGAGTCGAACCGGAAACCACCAAACCTTTTCGGAGGTGTGCCTTGCCATTCAGCCACTCAATTATATTAGTAGAATCTTTTTGACCAGTTACTACTGTATGGTATTTGGTTTTTCAACTTAAAACCTACTTATCTACGGATTTGAAAAAGTCCTCTTTTTGCTACCGTTAGCCCCGTTTGAAAAAGATTATAAAACGTCAACACTCGGCTTGGTGGCTTGAGATGGGATTGAACCATCGACATATGGATTTTCAGTCCATCGTTCTACCACTGAACTACCAAGCCATAAAATGAAACACCTTAAGGTCGGCTAACCACACATCTGACTATTTGATAGGCACTGTATAATTATCTATTTATTTCTTAAGTATAATTATACAAACACTTGGGCTTGTGTCGCTATTTGTTATCATATCAAGCTGTGGCAGGGGATAAAAGACTCGAACTTTTTTCTCAAGGTTTTGGAGACCCGAATAATCACCTACTATACCAATCCCCTATATAGATTTATTATCTTATCTACATATCTATTATATAATACTATACAGAATAAATCAACTAATTTAGCTAACTATCTTATAAGTAAAATTAAAAGCTGTTACTCGCATTGAATAACAGCTTTTACAAAGGAGAAAATGAAAAAACTTTTCGCTTCTATAATCTTACTTATTATTCAAATATTTGAGAAGCTTTTCAGTATCTGTAGATTTTACCTGTTCTTGGTTTTCCCCAAGTTCAAGAATATCATCAGTTACTAAAATATCAGCTTCTTCTTTATTATCAACAATTTCGGTAGCCATCATTTCAAACAAAGTATATACGTTGAGAATTTCGGTCATACCAATATATTTTGCAAGGAATGTAAAGTCTGAGTCACCAGCTACTCTAGCCATACTATCTTTACACATATTAAGCCATACAAAATCATTCTTTTCAACATCAATAGCGAACATATAACTATAAGTGCTATCACCAGTAATCTTAAAGGATGATTCTACAGTTTTAGGTTCCCAAACCTCACCAGAACGTACTTTATCTCTGAGCATATAGCCCGCTTTACAGTTGCATTTGCTAAAAGGTACTCTGCTATAAACATTATTGCATACTACTAAATATTTCATAGTAGGATACTTTTGTTTGATAGCTTCCAAATTAAAGTCATAATATTCGCTACCACCATTATAACCACAGGTTTGATCTCCAGAGAAGCAAACTGCATCAGACTGTCTGTTATACATACTTCTCCATGAGAATTCAATGCTCTTTCCATCAGCAGTTACACCGATAGCAGATAAATCAATATCATTAACCTTTTCCCAATAAGTGAAAGCGCGAACAACTTTGCCTTCAGGGATATGCATTCTGGTACCTTTAGGAAGTACACCCAAACCCATTTCTGCAGTTGTTTCTTGCATAGGTACAGCTATATTTTTCATTGACTCATCAATATAGACTTTCCCTAACTTATTTTTGTAGATAGATCTTACATTATCCCAAAGTGCAGGAACAACAGCATCTCTTATTTCTTTACCAACAAAAGACTTTCTAGCAGATTGCTCAACATAAGTTTCTCTGTGAGTCTTAAGCTTATAGTATTTAGTGAAAGTAAATGTACGTGCGGATTTATCTTCCACATAATTCTTATACTGCATAATAAGTTGGAAAAGAAGAATAGGGTTATCTGATTTGATAAATTTAACAACTTCTGCTACATCTGCGGCACTTTCACATCTGGAAAGAATATAGTTGAGATTTCTAAGAATAGCACCGCTACCCTTATTATTCGCGAGAACCGCAGCAGCCCCAACAACTTCACCTTTAATCATAAGGTTTTCAAAATCAGCCATTACAGAAAGATTTTTCTCTGCATTGCGGATATCATTAACAAATTCAGATGCAGCAGCATTCTTTGCTTTATAATGAATTTGGTGAAGCAAACCTTTCCAATCAGCTCTTCTTTCGAAGCAAAGTGCTTTTTGGAATTTAGAAAGTTTACCACTAGCAAATTTAATGTTAAGAATATTAGTAACAAACTTTCTATCTTGATTTTTAAGATTAAGCTTTTTAAGAGTCATCCCAGGATATTTGTTATGCAACAATTCCTCAACAACTTTAAGAATATCACTTAATTGGATATATTTAGCAAAAATAGCATCTTCTAAATCAAGCAATAACTTAATAGCAGTATCTCTACTAGCAATACCATCAGTAATAATTAACTTTTTATCGATAGAAAGCTCTTTAATCAAATCATAAGCAGCTTGACTGAGAGGTCTAGAAGAAGCAAGCAAATTGTTAGCCATTTCAAGCAAAACTTTTTCAGCATCTTCTTCTGTAAGAATATCAAAATTCTTAATCTCAGTTTTTTCATTGAAAGCTACAGTTTCGAAAGTTTCCTCGAAAACAGAGTGAGCTGCATCACCATCAAAATTACCGCAAACATACGTATCGAAGTAATGAAGAAGTTGATCAAAAAGCAACTCTGTAGGACTCAATCTTTTTACAGACTCAGGGAATCCACGATAAAAAGCTTCGGTAACTTTACCAGGAATTTGCTTCTCAAGATATCTGAGAATTTCTTGATCAGCTAGTCTTTTACCAGCGTTAATCTTAATATTATACTTTTTCGCGATAGCAAATAAAGATGAAAATGCTGAAACATCATCATGTTTAGTATTATTCGCATCAACGCAAACCAAAATGTTTTTACTAAATAAATAATCTCTGTACAAATCTTTCATCATATATCTTAAAACCTCCATTTAGATATAAAAATTCGTTTTAATTTTAGAACTATTATACGGTGCGCTACCAACTGCGCTACTCCCCTATATATTGGTAGGGGAGGTTGGACTCGAACCAACGACACCCGGCTCCTGAATGCATTAAAAGTAAGTCCTAATAGCTGAGATGTTAAATTGTTTGTAACGTAAGGTATCCCTATATATCGAATTAAAAGTTCGGCCCTGATCCCAGGAATAAAGTAAGAAATACTAGCTGTTACTATATTTATATCACCACTAAATTGTGTAACTATCTATTGCCCAAATAAGAAAAGTAAGGTACACTAGCTGTGGTTACGTACTAAATAATTATCGCGAGTAATTAATATAGTACTTATTAACTAATTATATTATATAATAAAATGCTTATTAAATCAACTATTTTTACTATATAAATAAAAAAAAAATAATGGAGGGGCAGACGGGACTCTAACCCGCAACATTCTGCTTGGAAGGCAGATACTCTAACAATTGAGCTACTACCCCAACTTGAGAGATGTAGGATTCGAACCTACATTAATTAGTTATGCGCATAACTTCCAGATTTCTAGTCTGAGCTTTGCCGTTTGCTTAATCTCTCATATTATGCCACAGATTTGATAGTTAACGAAGGTTGTGGCGCCTCCACCTATTTTTCTAACCCTTTAGTATGTGTTATTGAAAATAGGAAAGATTTGTTTCATATGGTGACCCCAGCGGGGCTCGAACCCGCAAATTCCAGCTTGAAGGGCTGGTGACTCTACCAGTTTGTCTATGGGGCCATACCTGTTAACACTTACTACTAAATAACACTTTACATAACTCTTCGACACTGTTAGTTGGTCGCTGTTGCCACACCTAATTTTCTTCCGCTCCTCAAGTGTTATAAAGATTCGTTGTTAACTGTACTGCATAAATACTTTTCAGCTGCTAATGCGTAGAACAACTACAGACATACCTCCATATCAGCTTACTAAATAATTATACATAATAATCATTAATAATTCTACGAAAATAATATAATTAGTCCACTATGTATGTTCCCAGATTTAACGTATCTGTAGGACTATAACGCTAAAATTACTGTCTGCTACGAAGCAGCTCGGCTATCGTATATATCATTTCAACTTTAGCAGGCCATTACCCTCGAATAATTTTAGATACAGTAGGCACCTTCAGCCATAGAAGCAGTTACCGTGTTTCACCCTAACGAAGACTTTGGACCGTTGAATTTCGTATCTACCTTTTGCTCCGCCTATATTCACATTATACTGTATTCAATATTTAGTTTGCGATTTCCGATTAAGAAGTGATTAACAAAACTAACAAAGCAACTTATCACTTTGGTATTACTCAATAGATTCTTTATCCATCCAGGATGGATAATTTCTATCATATAATCTTATAAAATCTTTTCCATATGTGTTTTTTGCATATTGCAAGTATGGTTGTATGCTTTCATAATTAAGTAAAACTAAGTTATATGGAAATTGATTTATCTTATATTCTGTCTAAGTATCATAACCACCTTTAATTTCATAGTAAGTACTATTTACAATAAAATCTGGATAAAATTCTTTTTGTTGTCCATCAGAATTAATATACTAGAAACCGATTTCATTCCTTACAACCTCAATGTTGTTATCTAAACAATAAATTATGAAAGCTAATTCCCAGCTTGAGTCGCAATAAAAACCTCTATATGTTCCATATTTATAGCTTCGTGCTGAACTCTTTTTGTATCCACCAGGTTTCTTTTCCGGATGTTCCTAATAAAATTTTTTAACACTTAAGCTATTTTTAACAACCCTCTCATCAGTTTCTTTTGTTAAACCTTTGTTCCAAGCATTCCTACCAATATTATTAAACTTATTACGAACACTTGTCTACCTATCAGGGTTATTTTTACATCTTATCTCATGCTAAATAAGAGAGTTTTTATTTTTACATTCTTTTCCGCAAAATTTACAAAATAAATCGTTATGATCCAACTGATATGTAAATCCGGCTATACGTCGCTAATAATTTGGATTATTTAAATGACTTAATTTATGTTTTTCGATATTATTGTTTGAAATAAATTTACTGCAAAATTCACAAAAGGTTTTTGGATACTCTTTCATTCAATATTTTCCCTTAGCTTGGTAACTTAGTAGGTCGACCATTACCAAGCTAAGTTACTCATATTTAATTTTTACATATAGTCTAGCTCACTTAATTTAATAAATGATTACCATCTCACACTGCGTGGAAGTATATATGTTCGTGAGACCTGACCTACTCAGATTCGAACTGAGAAACACGGATTAACAGTCCGCCGTGATACCTTTTCACCATAGGTCAATATTTTGCTTATCCACAAAATACTAGCTATGTATTAAATGATAAGCCGACAACTATTTTGTGTGACTAGCACCCTCACTGTTCTGGACTTATAATAGTTGTATAAAGTCGCATCTAGTCGTCCCGACGGCACAATCTCATGACTAGTGATGAGCAAGTTAGTTTAGAGGTGTCTAACTCAACCTCAAGCTTTTTTCAATGGAAAGCAAAATCAACCCAGATTTTTCCACATCAGTTCATAGACTGAATTCGGCAGTAAAATCACAACTGTGTCAGATAGTCAATCTAGTAAATGGTAGAAAATGTCGGTGCTGCCCCGCTACTTGATGTCCCTAACATCATGTGTTACTGTTACACTACACTCTCTATAAAAGTTACTTTTTACTTTACATTTAACCATTCATCGAAAAGTAACAAAACGTTTGGAAGTTTACTCACGGTTATCTTGCCGTCGCTGCCTAGGTTCTGTCTTAGTCTGCGCAATTATATCCTGTAACTAGGAAACCTATGGTTGTGAGGGAAGGACTACATACTCACTGAGATACATCACCTTCTACCTGACGATTTGATATACTTGTCAGCATAGGCAAAACTATGTACTGCAATTCACTCCAAGCAGCAGCGTCATATTCTACTCGAGTTACCTTTTGGCTTACTGCTAACGTCGTCAGCCGCATATGTTGGCGGCCCGCGTCGATTCTTTCGCTTCCTCAGCATGGTATTAAATACTAAAAATTAAATTTAGCATTTGATTGGCGACGGGAGAGGGATTCGAACCCCCGGAAGACGCTCATCACGCCTTCTGCAGTTTTCAAGACTGCCGCAATCAACCAGACTCTGCCATCCCGCCATAAAACCCAACACATAATTACTAGTGCATGCAACCCTTCATTATATATCTGTGAGCTCTAAAGGTTACTGCTCACCAAACCATTTCCTCTGCAGAGAAATTACTAACTCTCTAGTACCCTAAAGCCATCTCAGGAATTGATAGCTGGTTTTATCAATTAATCATATTATAATGAATTATGATTCTATTTTTCTAATTTCAACACTAAAAATATGGGTTTCTGGATTATATATCAGCCAACTATATTCAGATCTATGAAATTGTAGATGTTCTCTTCTAGAATTAAATACCATAAGATTTTCTATAGTATTGTTGTATCTAACATGATCTATATGATGAATAGTATACTTAGCTATATTTTCAATCTTAAGATTTATAGAGCAAATAAGCTCATGCTCAAACTTAATTGAATATTTTAAATCAGACTTTATATCACTAACTAATACATAGCCAGTATTACTGTTTATTTTATTGTATTTAGGTAATGTCTCAGATAAAGTACTTATATAAGATAAATATTTAGCTATTTCTTGATCGTTGTGATCCTTATAAATACTCGTAACAGTTCCATGGGTTAGCTAGCTTTTTCTAGTTCCATTTTTATAAGATTCTACTAATTTTTGCGTTACTAACGCAATGTTATTGTTAGTTTCTTTAGTCTATCCTCTTCGGTTTTTTGTTGAATATTTTCCTAATTTATCCCAATCTTTCCTATCTGGATTTTTAGGACATCTAACAATATGTTGAATAAGGCTATTTCTAGTTTCTTTTTTACAATCACAAAATGGACATATCAAGTTTGATATATAATCATATTTAGATGCATAATTTTTAATTATACCATCGCAACTATTGGAGTGTTTTTTAAAATTAGCATTTGTAATGAATCTACCACATTTATTGCATTGTGTTTTTGGTTGCTAAACTTTACGCTTTTCAGACATTAATATTTCTCCCCTGACCTAAAAGAAATTTATAATAAAAATGTTCGCTTACGGGTCAGCGTATTACTCGAAAGTTAATTACTCTTTCGCTACCGAACTGTTGGTCGCTCCGGTGGGATTTGCACCCACACGCTCAAGGGCGCTCGATTTTAAGTCGAGTTCGTCTGCTGTTCCGACACGGAGCGATTTAATCGAATGATGTAATACCCATTCCACCACTCGAGGATATTGTATTATTAAATTTTTAAACTACTAATAATATATACAGGAAAGTATATTTAATTTAGCGTTAATTTTTATCTGTTTTTATAATAATTTAATGCATAATATAGAATCTAAAAACTTCTTATTACATTTATATTATATAATCTTTTAACAATTAAATCAACTAATTTTATTATCTAACTCAAAAATTAAAGCATCTCTTTGTTCGAGTGTTTCTAAACCAACTATTATATAAATTCTTTTCTTACCATATTTAAGCATAAAACAATCTGGTTTATCTAGAGTAATTACTAACTCAGGCTTATTTTTTCTAACCTCACTAGTAGATTTTACTACACCAGCTTCTTTTAATATATTTGGAAGAAATCTAGAATCTGTAAATAATGTATTCTGTTTTTCTGATTCCCAATCTTGATCGTCTAAAGCAATGAGTTCTTTAGGATCTACGATAGGGTATCCTACAACAACATTTTGAAACATAACTACACCTTAATTTTTGTTTCTTAAATATTTATCTCTAAATTCGTTTGACCAAACAACTATAATACTCTTTTTTGAAATCGAAACCATTCTCGGATAGGCTTGATATCTTGACCATTGATTATGTACTTGCACAATAAAATCATTTCTATTGATAAAGCTAATCGAATCATCACACCAATTATCAATCATGTATAAAATTTCATTAAAAAGATTATACTCATTGTTTTTCTTCATGCTAACACCTACAAATAAAAGTGGTGGGCCACCTCGGACTCGAACCGAGAACCGCCCCGTTATGAGCGGGGAGCTCTAACCATTGCGCTAATGGCCCATCTTGGTCGGAACCCTGAGAATCGAACTCAGATTTACCTTGCTAGGGCTTCCGGTTTATGGTCGTAGGGGTTAGAATTGAACTAACTGATTCCTTTCTCTACGTAAGACCGGGGCTCTCACCTGGTTGAGCTAGGTTCCGATGCATCTGTGTCTAATTCCACAGCGTCAACATAATCTCAAGCCCCGTCGGGCTATATCAGTTTGCACCGGAATCGGACTCGAACCGATAAGAGTTGTTACTACCAACTCACGTGCACAGCACGCTCCGCTTACCTATAGCGAACCTCCAGTGATATAATATTTGAGCTAAAGAACTTTCATCTTTAGGATATGCGGTGAGATTTATGTGTACATCATATTACTCACAGTCTTGCTATTATCTAAATTTTAAGTGACTATCTTGCTATTAATATTTTACGCATATTTTTCTTATTAAACAATTTTAAGGAATTTCTCTTTTTATTCAGCGACTTGCACGATTTGAACGGCTCCTCCGGGCGTCCCGCCCAGCATGCTGCCTGATTACACCAGATCACCTAATTCCTGCTACATATGCTTTTTCGGTTGTACGGACCTACTAGTAAGCATATTTGTACGTGTAGCTTATTTAATAAAGCTTTATACTCACTACTCAAATATTTAATTTACATTTATATTATATATTATTTAATACAAAAGATCAACTATTTTTACTTATTTTTTGTAAAAAAAATCTTTTAATTTCTCTTAATAGATACTTAATATAGAAAGCGAGGAAAGCAACAATTCTATCTGTAGCTGATTTTTGTTCAGGTTGTGGAACATTTTTATTGACTGTTATTCCCCATAACTCATCAATAGGATAATCGTATGGTAAATGCATAAATCCTTGCTTACCCCAACTGCTAGACCAACTATTTTGTATAATCCAGCCTGTTTCATCCCAACCAACAACAACCATAGCGTGACCACCAGTGCGTTTATCATCAGCATCAGGTAATGGACATTCCGCTTTAAATGAGCTATATACAGGAATACCTATAACTACGGCACCTTGAGCTAGAAGAGTCTTCTTAACTTCCTCATCACTATAGCATCTAAAGTAATTTACTATTTTAAATTGAGCTGCTTTTTCAGCTAAAGCATCTTTATTCTTCTCTATTTCTGCTTTAACTACTGGATATTTAGCATTTAGCGGAAAATCTATATACTCAACATCACCACATTTATTTAACTGTTTTAATGCTTGACGTATATACATACCTTCACTTTGCGAATCAGCAGGACCTCTATTACCATAGATATAACCTCTACTGAAATCATGAGCAGTTTCAAAACCACCAGCTAACTCACCATACCCCATAGCAGTGGCACAAGCATGAGCAACGCAACTTCCAACATTACCTTGACTAAGTACTTTCATACCCTTCTTTATGTAAGTTTCAGGTATTTCATCTGTTTCTTCTAAAGCAACATTTTTAATTGTGTAGTCTCTAGTATCTTCCGGTGATGGTACATATCCATTTTCAACATTTTTAAGAAGATATTTTTTCAATAATTTCTAATCTTTTTTCTCACTCATAAATATGTTTCCTTATATCATATAATATATTATACAATAATTTTAGCACATATTTAGTAATTGTAAAAAGATAAACTTGAGGGATAGACTCGAACTATCTTACGACTCTCGTGACCTACCCTCTCGCTATTCCGATGCGAATGTTTGGAGTCGAACCGAATCGAAGGGCACTCAGGATACGTATGCTGATCTTTTTCAATCAGCCATCTTACCTCTAAAGTTGTTAGGCCTTTACAACCTGTTATAAGCGTGCTATAGAGCAGGATTCGAACCTGCGATACTGGCTCTTAACCAGCGTCTTATCCGCTAGACTATCCATAGATATAATGGTAGAAAATACTACCATTAATGTGTAAATAAAAAGAGGTTTCAGATTATAAATCTGATGGTGGGCACAGCAGGACTTGCACCTACACACCTTTCGGTAAGGGAGCGACCCTCGCGTCTTCTAGATTTCGCCATGCTACCCATGTATCTATGTATTATCCAGTTAAACAATACATAGATTAAGTTAAATAAATACGAACCAACAAGCGTATTAAGATAACAAATTAAAGCTCGATTCTTTATACGATATCGAGAAACGCTTGACTCTAACTAATTTAAAGTCTACCTGTTAGAGAAGGCCTTACCTTAAATGGCCACTTACAGGGGACTTGAACCCTCTAACCTCCGCAGCGCTCAAGCGGACGACTTACCAGTTAGTCGAGTAAGTGATTTGGGCCCAGGGGTGAGACTCGAACTCACAACCTCGAGGGTATGAACCTCGCCAGCTACCATTGCTAACACCCTGGAGTATATACGGACAATTTCTAACGTGTTGTCCAGTTACGGATAAACCCTTCTCGTTGGTTTAGTCTGTACGCCTTTGTGTCGTTTCCAAAAGTAACGTCAGTCCTTAATTAAACTCTGAAGAGGTAGAATTGATATTTCACAACTATTCCACTGAGCATCTATCCTCTCTGCAACTAACCACGGTTAACAATTAGTATTTATTGACCGTTACATTAATTATGTCGCCGCGGGGCTTAGCGACTATATCATTCATACACGCCCCGCTTGATGGGTGCCGTAATCTTTCAACGGACCTACCACATCAATAATTACTACGCGCCGTATAATGCCTTACACGACTAATTTCTAAAGGTGGTTGACTTTCGCGGACATGTAAATCAACTCTTTATTCCGCACCAAAATATTGTACTCGCCGAAGTAGTGTACTATCACAATTTACCATCTTTCAGATACACATTTTGCTGAGAATCGATTTGTGAACTTCAGTACAATATTATATATAAGCAGTTATTTCATCTTTCGATTAAAGGTCTACTCAACTTTTTCACCGTCAGTTATCCTTCGGGGATAACCTCATTGTCTCATACGGATAGGACTAATAACTAAATGTCCTGACAACAACTCACTTCTAATCCTTTGTGCACTTGAATTAGAAATGTCTGACCTTCCTCCACGCGGATTTTACTCTACGTTTTGAATACCTAGGTTTTTATTGTTAATTGAACTAACTAGTGGTGAATTGCACTTACCATCTACCGAAACCACTTCTCCCCTTTCTAGATGAGGTGTTTACGACTTGCTGCTGTTAAACTACAGTGTTCAATTAAATTGTTACTCAAATATAAACAAATCTGGTCATTTCAAGTTGAGAGATGATGACCTAACTACCCAACCAGTTAATGCTCGTCTTTCCGAGGCGTCATTGATTATATTTGAGTTTTAATAACGGCTGTTTATCTCATTCCATTTACCACAGCTGCTTTCTTCCCAGATCCGTTTTTGAGAGATTTAATAACATCTATATCGCGAACGCTTTGGCTTCGTGGCACCGTTTATTTAGCTTATTTCATAAACATCGTTATAGGTCGAACATTTTCACTAGTTTTATAAAGCTTAGCCATTTCTAAATCTTCTATTACTGTGAAATGCTCTTTTCCATTGATATCTTTTCCAACAAGTAAATACACTGTTTTCTTTTTCAAACCGTCTTTTAACATTTGCTTTTTATCCATATCAATGACCTCTATAACTTCTATTTACATTATATATTATATAATATTTTGATTATTTAATCAACTGTTTTTAACTTAATTTTTGAATAATTTTTTGATATTTTTCAATATATTCTTTATTATAAGCATAGTTAACTAAATCTATAGTTGATGGTGATTTTTTGCTATCAATTTCAGCATTTAATTCTTCGAGCTGTCTGATTTCAGATACTACACAACCTTTTACTAACATAAGTTCGAAATGATCAAGCTTTTCCATATACTATCACTCCATCTTTAATCTACACTTATATTATATAATAAATTAATTAATAAATCAACTAATTTTATGCTGTTTCTGAAATTATTTTAATAGAAGTATCAGAATCAATCCTATTTATTAAAATTTGTTTAGCGTCATTTATATAAATCCATTCGGGTATTCCTAGTCTAGATTTTTTGATAACACCTCTCAACCAATAGTACCATGTATCATTACTTTTATAATATACATGATCAGCAATAGCATATTTCTTTTGTTTGTAGATAATTTTTGTTCCAATCTCATACTTAGGGTTAATTTGTTCCATTATAAATACCTCACTTATATTTAGTTATGTATAAATGAGATTAGATTTCTTATCTACATTATAATTATATAATATTTTCATTTATAAATCAACTAAAAAGAAAAGACTTTAGAAATAAATCTAAAGTCTTTATAAATTAAATTAAGATATATCGTGCCATATTTCACTACCATCACCGCCGCAATCGCCAGCACACATAGAATTTCTATCTATAACAATTGTAGTAGCGGCAACACCTGTAATTTCAGCAATACCCTCATCTGCTGGACAAATAACACCAGGAAGATGTTCAAACTCAAGGGTAGCCCAACCATTGTCATAATTAGTATTTCCATCATTTAAATTATAGTTAGTATCTGGAAGGCATGAACTGTTAACACAATTTGCAGGTATGAAGATACCTTGTTCACTCTGAACACCGATATAGATTTCACCAGACCATGTATCTGCATCAGTAAATGCATCTTCCGGATTAAAATATAGCTGTTGATTTTCTTCTTGCCACTGACCATATGCTATGTAGTTAGCTGGACTATCATACTCATCATTTAAAACTGGTGCGAACGCATAATAATCATCGGACGCATCTATAGGTTTTCTCAACGCTACAAATCCACCAGAAGGATTTACTGGACCAAACCAATCGTAACTGCTAGAATCAATCCAGTACGCATATAGAGTTATATCGCTAGTTAATGTTCTAGAAGTAAATTGGTTATAATAAGAAGCATCAAGGTACCAACCACCAAACGCATAACCAGATTTTGTTGGTATAGGTAAGGTAGAAGCATCTAAATAGTTGCTAGAATTAGCTGATACATAACTAGGTGAAACAGATCCACCATCTGTATAGAATGTAGCTTTATATGTTGTTGTAGATGCTGCTGTATACTGAGCATAAACAGTTGCATTACCTGTAAACTTATAGCTAGTAGTTACTTGAGTACCACCGCTGCTTGATGTATACCAACCCTTAAATGTATAACCAGAATTAGCTGTTACACTAGGTGTGCTTGATAAATAACCTAAAACAGTCTATTTGCTTGATGTTGAGCAGGTACCATTACTCCCAGCGTTAAAAGTAATTGTGTATACTGGATAATTAGTATAAACGATATTGCTAGTTGATTGAGAATTTTTATTTGTATAGATTACCAAATAATTATCTTTATTTATAGCATATTGCACATCAGAAGCTGCAGCAGCACCAATTGTGTTGTAACTTATAGTTCTTGCTGTGCTTCCATCAAAAGTTGTTCCACTAGATGCTCCAGAGCCTGCCGAGCTAAATGTTAGAGCATTTTTTGTCTTATTGGCTGTTATACCTGTAAGACTTTTAATAGTGGTGTTGCCCCCCCCCCTACGTAAAACTCTTTTGTAGTCAAGTTGTAGAGAGGTTGACCGGGGAGCAAAGTGTCTGTTGAGGCTTTGATACTAGTATCTGAGCCCCTGAGTAACTAAATAGATTTGTTATTACTCATAGATTTTTACTCCTATATATAAATTTTTATTTTTTTTTTAATTTTTAGTGTATACATACAACCAAGTATGTATCCAATCATCATTTGTATCATTATGTATTTTTAACTCAGTTCCAGCACTCATGCTTCCAGCGTCCTCTTTGTTGTGATCATCATCGGAAGATATTCTTATATAGCAATAATCATAAGCATACTTAGACTTAAATGTGCAATTCGATTTGCCATCGCTAGATTTACATACTAAAATATACAAAGTGTTTGGATCGTTACCTGTATAGGTGCCTTCAGGAAGAAGGCCTAATTTAACGGCTCCAGGCGCTAAGTGTTTAGCATAATTTGCTGTACCATCTAGATAAGCACCGGAAATATTACCTGTATTACCATCGATAACTACATTATGAGAACCACTAGTCTGCAATACGTTACCTGTAATATCACCGCTGGCTATTATATTTTTATTAGATTTTATAGTATCAGTAGCAGTTATAGTTTTAGCAGTAACACTTCCATCTGTTAAGACTATTTCACCTGTTTTATTGCTTTTATTCTTAATGCTTACAGCACCGCCGCTAACAGATAAATCTGTTAAAGAAGCTTTGTTTGCTGTTAAGGTCTTTGTTACTGTTTGGTGACCGTTTACTGTAAACATCTAAAGATTGTTTGTGGTAGTTCCATCACCTATAGTCTATCCACCTTTAGATGTTATAACTTCGTATTTTACATGAGAATCATTAGTTCCAACACCAATAACTTTTTTACCACTTTCATCATACTTTACAGTACTTAAATATAACTTAGGTCCTGTATTTGATGTCTCAGCTGCTAATCTATAATATTGATTATCAAAATCACGATTCTAGAATAAGATACCTTGATCTGGGTTATCTGCATGTGTCTCAAACCTTATATTATATACACCATCAATATCAGAATTATTTGCATAGAAACCATAAGATTTAGCACCATCACGCACATGCTAATTAGCACCAGCTATAACTAGTTTATTTGGTTGAAAGCTTCCATTAACAGTCAATTTACCGCCAACGGTAAAATCATTCTATATATTAAGGGTTGTTATATCACCACCTTCTTGAGTAAGAAGTGTTTTAGTTATAGTTTCATTTTTATCATTTTTAGTCTAGATAAAAGCAGTGCCTCTATCTACATAAAAGCGATCATTCTTACTAGAGAATGTTAAACCATAATTTCCAGTGTTATTAAAGTGTATAGCATGAGCGTTTATTGCATCAGAGTTATTTAAATTTATACCGTGTGCATTATCTCTTTCAACTTGCTGATCTGCTGTGCTCACAGTATATCTACCAGCAGTCATTCTACCATTTTTAGGATTTATAGATACTAAATTTTTAGGTGTAGCTGATAAAGCTGATTTTTCACCAGCAGTACTTATAATAACAGAATATTGATCATCTAAATCTGACTCAGTTACAACTACAGAATCACTTACTGCAGATGAAGAAGATTTATCTGGAATAACAATTCCATCGATAGAATCTTGCAACTAATCTATATTAACACCTAAATCTTTAAGTCTTACTACATCATTCTCATCTCTAGGTGTGTAAGATGATGTTACTTTTCCAGTAAAATTAATATTCCCATCTATATTAGTTGGTTTAGCGAATTTTAGATTTAATCTAGCAGCAGTAGTTCCAATCTCTACTTGCGAATTGAAATTAATAACAGCAACTTTAGAATCTAATACTATGGCTTCTTGAGTTATGCTGCTTGCTTTTTGCTCTATAGTACCATTTTCACCATCTAATAGAATCTTTTTAGCATTTCTTAAAGTTACAGCATTACCGTTAGCGGATAAATAAGTCTTAGTTCCACCAACACTTATGCTTCTCGAAGTAAGTGCTCCACCAATATTTGCAGAAGATGCTGATAAATCTGTTGCGTTTACTGAGCTAGCAGATGATCCACTTGATGATGAAAAACCTGAAGAATTTAGTGTTACATGTTTACCATCACTTAAAGATAACTTAATAAAATCTGAGCCTAAGATAATTTTTGATCCTAAAGCAGAATCTATTTCAAATTTTGAGTCATAATAAGTTTTTATAGGATCGCCATTCTCATCATACTCTACTCTAGTTGGTGTTACTACTGGGCCCACTCTGTATTTATCAACAGATCCATCAAGGCAATTAGATGGCAATATTCCCATTATCTAATCATCATAATGACCTGACATACTTCTAGTAGTTACTGGTAGGCTAGTTAACTTACTACCATTTTCACCACCACAGGTAAGATAATTATCTGTAAGATTATAAAGAAGCTAACCTTCGTTGAGCATCACATCTTTATTTTTGTTAGAAGCGATCTCATCTCTAGTACCCCTGAGTATCTGTATTACATTATTTCCAGCCATGTCTTTATAAATTCCTCATTAACGGGGTAGCTAATAGATTCTCCCCTGATTTTATCTATCAGATGTTATTAACATTCCAACTTGATTTCCTTTAGCAACAACTCTACCATGAAAATCTCTAGTTGTGTTATCTGATTTTCTGTATTTACCTTTTACTCTACCATGAAAGTCTTTAGCAATAATATCTCCGTTTGATAATTCTTCCAAAGATCCTATTACTCGACCGTAAAAATCTTTAATATACTGTTTAGCCATATAATTTATAACCCTTAAAAGTTTTCTTTATTTTCCATATAGTCATTTATACATTTACAATTAGAGAAACAAATATCTCTATCAACTTCGAAAGCTTGCGTAATCTCTCGAGTAGGACTATTAAGAAATTCTGAAATCTTTTTTGTAAGTTTACGCTCATCATATTCTATTCTAGAAAAAGCGCAATAAACACTTTTTGGTAACTCATCAAAATCAGGTATAGCTGGACCATACTCAAAAATTCTAGTCTAGCCTAATTTCGTATCAGTTACTAAATAATAAAGCATACCTTGATCGTTAGTGGCTTCGATACAGCAATTACCCATATCTTCTACTTCTAACTCTCCAACTGCTTGTCTAGTGAAAAAATACTCAAATGTTCTCATATAAATATTTTAAGCATATTAAAGATTATCTATTTAATTTAGCATAGCTTTTGTACTAAATCTAACTTAAAGATTAAATTTAATAAGCTTACCTCTAAAGAATTAAAGTTGACTATAACCAGTCACAAATATTTCAAATTTATAATAAAGCTCTGTCAAACTACTTGCTTGAAAAAAATTACCATCATTATATAAATATAAGTTGTGTGGGTCAAAAGTACTATCAAATTTACCACTCATATATTCTTTAAATGCTTTTAATAATCTTTCTAGATATTTTATTCTATGATCTTGACTTTCAAACTTAAAGATAGTTTCAATACCTAAAATATATTTTTGAGTATCCCTATTGAAATATACATCTATATCGTTCATAGAATAAAAATTAACATCGCAAGAAGATAGGTCATCGTAAGATTTTAATCCCCAAATAAATTTAAGTGGACCGCAGTTATACTCATCATCTTTCCAATCAGAATATTTTTTTGCACATCTTTTCTTTTCTTTTTCTGCTTGCTTTATTTCTTTTCTAGTTTCTCTACAAAGTTTGAAATTTCTAAATAGTTTCAAAATAAGAGCCTCCGGAAAGTTAATTATTTTTAAGTTGGCGGGGGATGCTGGTGCCGACCCAGCTCAAAACGGATTTAGAGTCCGCCGCACAATAGCCGTTATGCTAATCCCCAGTATTGGCTACCCCTCTGGGATTCGAACCCAGATTACCCTTTCAGAGAGTATAACGGTTTTAGAGACCGGCGGTTTACCATTAACCTAAGGGGCAATAAAAATAGAGAAGATTTGATTATCTTCTCTATTATATACAGTTATCTGTTTTTGATTTTTTATTGTTTTGCTGATATAATTTATAATTTAAGTCTGTAATTTTATAAAATAAATAAATTAACCGCTCCAAACCATGGAAAAATAAGCATCACTATGCTCGATGCCATATACTTTATCCGAATAAGATTCTCTATCTCTATCACCAAAATAGATTTTTCCATATAATAAAAGTTTAGTGAGCAAGTCATCTGTTAATATCTCATATTCTGCTGTAGCAAAGTAACCACCTTCCATAAAGCTGTCCCCATCTTCAAGAATATAAGTCTCATCTGGAAATTCTTCACTAAAAATAACATTTGGTACAATATTTTTTAGCTTTCTCATAAATTTATTGCTAGTATGATTAGCCTGTATGTACAAAGTGTAGAAATATCTTAACTTATCTTTTATAGATGTAATTTCCATAACATCATCTATTTCTTCTTGCGTATATGGTTTAATTATATAAGCTTCTTTTAATTTTTCTAGATCTTCAGATTTGAGCTCTACAGATTTTTCATAACATAAGCAATGCGTACTAGAGCTATTTGTTTCAAACGTATTTTTTCTAACACTAAACATAGATCAATTTTCCTTCAAAATAACAATATATGTATTATCTTCTGTTTCTCTTAATATTTTATATGTATCTTTAAATTTACCAAAATCAACGTCATCAGTAATTTTAACAGTATACTCATAATACAAAACGGGGCAATTCTTCTCATCTAATAATTTACCAAAACAGTCCGCTAAAATAACAACCATGCATGAAGCTATAGCTCCTAAAATATAAAGAATAATAGTCAGCAGTACATTCTTGCAATCATAAATAACACCAGATTTCTTATTCTTTATAATGGTATAAGTAAAAATACAACTAAAGATAAAAAAGCTAATAATACCAAATATGTAAGCATATTGCCAGCAACCATATATAGCTTCTTTACTAATCTCAATAACACCTTCCATTATCAACACTTCCTGTTTATTTTTCTCTTATCTTTACAGTATAGATTTTACCTTCTACTTCGATTATCTCATACATATCAGTAAAATCATTCACATTTACAGTATCCATTGTAGTTACCTTATAAACAGTGGTATACTCAATAGGATCGCCTTGAAAACATAGACTAACCAGAGCTCCCATAAATATTGTCATTAAAAAAGAAGCAAATAAAGTAAAAAACCAAACAAAAGAATCTTTTAGACTAGAAAAGTTGCCATCCAAACCGATTAATATGGCGAAAATTAGAATAATCCAACCTAAGAATATAGCTAAGCAGGTTAACAAAAACGGACCTGTTTTAAATGCACTATATTCGCTTACATACTGATAAGAATCTAATATTATAACGCCAGGTAACATAATTTATTTAACCTCAATATAATCCATCTTTTTAGCGTAGCTGCTGGTTCCCCAAAGGTGCCACTCATTATTTAAGTCGTCTTTATATGTATCATACCAAGCATTCCATTGAAACTCGACTTTTTGCTCAGCAAGATCTAAAGCAATTTTAGCAAAATCATCATCGGGATTTTCTAAATAATTTATTCTTGCTTCGTAATATTCTGTTTTAATTTCCATATACCTGCTATATTCTTTTTCAACTTTACTTTGAGCTAATGTCAATGGAATCATAAGAATAACAGACAAAAGAAGAATTACGCTTGAAATAACAGCCATAACTGTCCCTAAAGTTTCTAAAGAGTAACTGTTATCATAAATAATTTTACCAATCAAAAAACCTGACCAACCTACAATTAAGCCGATTATCATAAACCATTCCCAGGTAATGATGTTCATTCTTGCGTACCTCCCAAATTAATAAATTCTATATTGTCATAAATAGAATTATCATAATGCACATTATACCATTTGTTGAAATTATATTTTCTAGCTGCTAAATCTTTATTTAACTCTGTGGCTAGTTTTACTAACTCAATTCTTTCAAGACCTGTTAAATCAGCATTTTCAAGGCTAGATTCGATAGTATATTTTTGAGCTTGATATTCTGCAACAAATTTTTTATCACCATTATCACTTATACCAATTCCAGCAAAAATAAAGCCAATGAAAAGAATAATATTTACTATAAGAGATATGTCAGCTTTTTTATCAGCTTTTGTTTCTTCTTCTAGATAATCTTCATAATTCGGGTGTATCACGTGATAGATAATTCCCATAGACATTAGGAAGAGCGTGGCAGCTAATAAAGCTGATAATAAAATATTAAGAATCATAATTAAAAAGGAATCCTCCGAAAATCATCTTCTACTAAACTTTTGTAATTTTGTAATACTTGCCGGCATTCTGAGTAAGATCCAATACATAAAAGCTCATTATTATCGGCTTCTGCTGCATAAACAGCATCAATCGCTGTGCATTTTAGAATATTAACAAAATGATTTTTACCTACATCGTATTGTTCAAGTGGAGCAAATTCTACAACTATTTTTTGAGTTGAGGTTAATGGAATTTGTTTACCATACCATTTTAATTCCCTTTCTTCTTCAAGTTCTTTAATTGTTCGTTTACTCTCTTGATACGCCCTGTATTCTGCAACAGCAAGTTCATCACATCGTTGATTGTGCTTGTTATCTGCATGGCCTTTAACCCATGTCCAGGTTACAGAATTAAATTTTCCTACAGCATTATCTAATCTATCCCATAAATCTGTATTCTTTTTCTTTTGCCACCCTTTAGTCATTGTATTAATAACATATTGACTATCAGTAATTATCTCTATATTATCTTCATTGAAAAAATGTTCCAATAAATATTCGAGAGCCTTCATTACTGCAGTAATTTCCATTCTATTATTTGTTGTTTGCTCTTCATAATCTGATATCTCAATATCGAATTTAGGAATTACAAATGCCCAACCACCAGGACCAGGATTACCACTACATGCACCATCACAATAAACTTTTAACATTACTCTGTAATCACTCCATTATATTTTTTAGGTTTGCCATCTGAATCATATAAAACGGTAATGCCACTAACTCCATAATCCGTACTGGCATTTTCCCAATAATGCATATACATAATTCTGGTTTCTCTATCTACGAGAATTGTTACTGCACCTAAATAAGGATCTTCGTAAGACTCAATGCAGGCAAACATTGAACCTTGCGTTGGTTGATATTCCTCATAATCTTTATTATTGCTATTGCAAGCTGTAAAACTAAAAATCGTTAAAAATGCTAACAAAGTGATTACTAATTTTTTCATTATAAAAAGTTACCTTTAATAAATTTTATATTTATATTATATAATCTTTTAATTAAGAAATCAACTAATTTAATAATGTCTTCCATCCCACTTTATGTAAATCCACATTACAATAAACACTATTAAAATAATAAATAGATTAAGCAGGAATCCACCCCAAAGCGGTGCCGTTACCCACCACCATGACCAATCAATTAAACCGACCAATTTAAAGACTAAGAAAACTATAAAGCAAGCTATTTCAGCAACATCTAGTAATCCTAATCCAGAATTGTTATTATTATCATATCTAGACATTTTCAATCACCTTCTCTCTATCTACTAAAATATATTGTCCAAACCAGTCGCCAGGTTGCTTTGGTATATACTTTATGTATTTCTTTTTTAATGTTTCTACAATTTTATCAAAACATTCTATGTAGCATTTATCTTCGCTGCATTCGTCATACGCTTTATCCCAATATTCGCAAGCAGGGCAAATAAAATTCTGACAGAAATCATGACACATTTCTCCAAAATTTTCTGAGTCAACACCATAATCTGGATCATAATAATCCCAGAGCTCATTAACTATAAATTGACATTCTAGATGAGCTATCCACTCATAAGCTACATCATCTTTCCAAAAGCTTCTATAATAACGCTGTCCCTTTTTAATTTTATCTCTACAATAATCACAGCAATATTCTTTTCTAGCTACAGGTTTTCTTGAACTTATTTGTTCCATAAGAGTTTTTCCTCAAAGAAAAGAGCAGTATACTATTTTACGCTATACTGCTCTTATTTTTATTCTATTAAATATGTATTTCTGGTTGTCCTTTTTGGTAGAAGAAGCATAAGACTTTACCGCCAATTCCTTCCATATCCATATTTTTAGAGCATTTAGCATCACCAGTAAAACCATTAATTTCACATCTACGGCATTTACTGCAAGGTTGGTTCTGAGGATTTTCAGGGCAAATTTCTTCGTGAAAAGCCATCATTTCCTCATTAACTAATGTTAAACCACAGTATTCGCAAGTATATGTTTTTACTTCTGTTACTTTCATGCGTTTTGCTCTTTAACTTCTTCTTTCGCTTCTACCTTTACTTTTTGATTTTCGCGCACTTTCTTGAGATCGATAACTTTATCTTCGGTTACCCAATCTTTGAAAAGCATAGAGACTTGCTCACCGCCAACCATGCGCTTCATAACACAAAGCATAAGACCAACTTCTTTGTTATATGTATCTGCTTTATCGCATTTAGCAGTGGTTTTCTTTCCATCAGACCAGAATACAACAGTAGCTGGATCATTGTAGATAACTTTGGTGATATAAACTTGCTTACCATTAATAATGAACATACCACCAAAATTAGGCTTCTTTTTCTTCAACACCGGCGTAAAGCCAAAAGCGCCACCAGAAACAGCATAAGGAGCAACAACAACAGTTCGATTTGACATAATATATACCTCTCAATATTTTAATTTATTTTGTTTTAATATTTAACATGATTTCATTTTTGCTAGGAATCTCAATTCCGAGAATTTCTTCATCTAAATAATATTCTGGAATATTTTCTTCCAAACCTACATACACTACATCTGATTTAGTGTAATCATAAAGCGTCACCTGCACATCATCAGGATAATCAATAAGACCAGTGATTTGTTTAACTTTCATTACTCGTTACCTCCAAAAGATGTAATATTTTCTACGCTAACGATAAAAGTATCAGTTCCAGTCTTGCTTCCTAAAGCAGCTTTAGTGATAAGACCATCAGCATAAAGCTTTTCAGCATCACATTCATACACTTCAGATCCAGTATCTACTACCATAATAGAAGAGATTTTCTTACCAGGAACCGGAAACGCTTGCAAATATTTTTTAGAAGAATCTTTTTTAGATTGCAAAAGACCTTTTCTATAATGCTCAAACCATGATTCTTTTTCGCCACGCTCAATACCTTGAACAGCTGCGAGAGCAGAGTAATTAACATCGGTACGAATAAGACCAGCAGATTTCTTGCTTATCTTTATACCGGCTTTTTTAGCTTTTGCGCTAGAAACTTCCCTTTCCCATGCGAGATTGATGAAAGATCCAGCTTTATAAGAATCAAGCTTTTCAAGTAATGTTTCAAGTTTCATATTTAACACCTCTTTCTTTTATTTACACTTATATTATAATATATTTCAAGAAAAAGATCAACTATTTACACCACAGAAATCTCATAAATTCGATAAATATTTGAGTCACTTTTATAATTAAAATCAGTAAATTTTTCAGGCTTATCAGATCTAGATTCTATAAATTTTTGAGCTTTTATCAAAGAATCATAACCTTCTTGAGAAACTTTTTCCCATGTATAATTAGCATGCTGTACAGTCACTATGTAAACTTTTTTCATATTTCACCTCAATCCATCTGATAATATACGCAAGATTTAAATCCTTGCTTCTCTAAAGCTTCTGAGAATTTTTCAGCCATAGTTGTTCTTCGATTTCCTTGACCATCTACAACACCATAGATGTGTATCCAATTTTTCCAAATTCCAATGGTTTCGATTTCACAACGGATAAGCGCTTTTTCAAAAGCTTCTAAAATTTGCTTTTTTGTCATTCCATCAGGCTTAAATAAAAGCGGATGATCGAAGTTAGCTGTACCATCATCAAGCTCATCTTTAAAAAATGATGCGACAGCTTTTGCTGTACAAAGTGCTGTTTTAAGTTTTTCAATTTTATCTTCCATAAAATAAAAACCTCATATCAAATTTATAAATATATTATATAATAAAAAAGAAAAAAGATCAACTGTTTTTATAGCTGATCTTTTATTATTCTCGCTTTATTTTTTCTTTAATAAATTTATTTTAACATATTTGTTAATAAATATATTTTTATGAAAGATTTATATAGAGATTTATAGGAATAAAAGATAAAAATAGCTATTACTCAATTATCACTTCTTTAGCTATAGAAAGTTTAGCTGTATTTCTGGGATTAGCAGCGTCTAATTGATTTTTAACTTGAGCTAGAGCAGCTTCCTCAGATGGTGCATTAACTTCTACTATTCTCATTTCTTCTATTACTACAAAATAACTCATTCTAATTCCTCAATGTTTATTTCAGCATCTTCGTCAAGCTCGCATAACAATTCAATTAATTTGGTTCGAATTTCTTTTGAGTTAAATTGCTCATTATCACCATACTCAAGCTTAAAATATTGAATAAAGCTGGCTAAACGTTCAAGACAGTTATGAAACCCTTCTGCTTTACCTGATTTCTCACCATCATCATATCCTTCCGAATAGCCGTCTTCTTTACCTTGATCGTAAGACTCATCATTAGCATTATCAATATCTTGTTGTGTATACTCATAATCATCGTATCTATGTAAAATTTCACTTACATAATTATCTAAATCATAACGTAACACATGCTCTGGATAATTTCTAGTTTTAGCTTCTTCTATTATAGATAAAATCTTTTCTACATCATAATCGTTTATATAAGCCATATTATTTATCCTCATCACAGGTTATAAATTTTTCATACTGATCTTCGAAGATAACAGGAAATACTTCATAGAATTGAGTCAAAAGCTTTTTAGCGATTTCTCTAATCTGAAAATGTGCAGATTGAGTACAACGCATTTCAAAATAATGACGCCAGTTTTTCAAATTTGTGGTCATCCAAATATCTGATTTAACATCAAGTGGGAGAACACCTCTAACTTTATCTGTGGTGTATCCTTTTTCAAGCAATTTCAAATAAGCTTTTTCTGAAGCTTCTACTGCTGCTAACCAATCTTCGTCTTCACTGAGTCCTTCAAATGGTTCTACAACATGGATTTCATTACCATATTTATCTTTACTAAAATTACAATAACGTGTGCTTGAAATTGAGTATGAAGCGAGTCTATGTCTAACAGTTTCTGTTTCAATAGCTTTATTTGTAGTTATAAAAGCAGACACTGAGCAATGCTCGATAACTGAGTAATGACCGCGTTTCATTATCATTTTTAGAAATTTTATGTAACTATCTTCTGTAATAAGATCTGTACTACGATAGCAATTTCTTCCTTTTTTCTCAATAGCTTTCATAGCTTTAACACCCATTTCTGGGGTAAGCTTATCACCATACATGTCCTCAATATAACAATCCTACTTATGAATTACCATCAATCGCCTCCAATCCAGCTTCATAAATTTTTGTAATGTGTGCATCCCATTTATTATAGATATTAGCATCTTCATTGCTATTTAACAGCTCATAAAGATGCGAAGTCTTGAAATGCTCGGTTTTCTTAACATCTGAGAAGAAAATCTCTCTACACTCATTACTAATACATACAGAGTTTTGTTTATTATAATTATCAGACTTACCCTTTCTTTTACAAATTTTTATGATTTGTTTGCTAGGAATTCTAAGCAATCTAGATGTTCCAATCATAAGTGATGGATAAGAAGGTTTCTTTACTGGCTTATCAGCTTTAGTTGCTAATGCGTCAGAAATTTCTTCTTGCAATGCTTCTTCTTCGCTAAATCTAGCTTCTTGCTTTTCAACAAACAATTTCCTTCTAGATAGTATTTTATCAAATTCTTTGCAGATTTTAGCATTTTCATCATCATATTTAACAAACATAATATCGCGCTTATCTGCTAAACGCTCTACCCAATCATTTGTAGCTTTACTTAATCGATAAAATTCCCCAACCCTCAACTCATAAATAACTTCTAAAGCATCATCTCTCAAAGTTGTGTTTTGACCAATTGCTATGTAATTATTTTTCAGTTTTTGTGCTATCATGTTTTTCCCATTCCTCCGTTAAATCTATAAATATATCTTCTCTTAAATCAAATTTGCTTTTGCATTCTGGACATGTCACACAAAATGTTTTGATAGCACCATAATTAGCTTTTGAGGTTAAAGCACCTAAAAATAAACTAGTTATATCAAGCTCTTTATTCGATTCTTTATCAATAAGTTTATTCTTAGGTTCACAATCTGCTTGAGTAAACTCAAACACACAATCACAAATTTCACAGGTCGCTCTTTCCTTATGTACAACATGCTTATTTCCGTGCTTAATTACTTTCATTATATTTCTCTTCTAACCACTTATAAAACTTAAATATACCTAGATTATCTAAATCAGTAAATCCAGCTTCTTTAGCTTCTTCTTCAAACTTTTTAAGTGGGTCTCTATCTGACTGTAATTTAGATGCTTTCATGAGTAACACCTCACTCAAGCATTGAAACATTATATTATCTACAACTAAAGCAAAATTTTTATTATCTAATGTATTTAAGTACTCACGATTCGTCATCACATTTCTCCAAATAGTCTTGAAATGGCTCTAAAATATTTCCTCTTCTATCTATAATTCCTAACTCTACTAACAGTTTATGCGAATACCATTTAACATCATTATATTTACAGTTATCACACCAACCAAACGTACCACGATTATCACAATCTTTCAATTGTGGAATTTCACCATTAAAGATATTTTCTTTAGGATAATATTTGCAATGTTCAGCTGGTTCACCAAATCTATATTCGATATAACCTTTATAATCAGTATTATAAGAGCCGCACGATTCTTCTTTTATTTCACCATCTTCCGCCCACTCTATAAAATAACATTGACCATAATCATCTAAACCAACAGATATTAATTTATCGCCTACTGCAAAATTTGTAACAAATTCTTCTTTTTTCATAATCGATTTTTCTCTAAAAGTTCTCGCATTCTAAATATTGGTATATCTAAGTTTAATGCTATATGTAATCGCATGCTTAAATCAGCTGGATTTTCATCGAAGCTAACTGACACTTCTTTTTTCATAGCAGTAGCAAGTTCTTCTGGTTTCAAATCAGTTTTAGCTAGTATATTACTAAATATATCTCTATAAGCATGAAAGCAAGATTCTATATGTTTAAGATCTTGATATTCTCGCATAGATATATCTACTCGATCTTTTACTTCTAACTGCTCTTGCAATAACTCATTTGTTTTGCTTTGCTCTCTAGCTAAACCTCTAGTGGCCGAAGCATTATTATTTTGCGCACTAGCGATGTTCTATAAAGCTAATATTTTTAATGCATTACTTTTCAGCATGTTCCACCTCCAATTTCCAACCACTAGGGTAACTAATAGTCATTTGCATACAAAATCTATAGATAGGACATGATTCGCAATCTCTATTTTGTTTTTGATGTTTCAAGCAAATATCGTGAATTTCTTTTACTGTAGTATTTTCAGTTACTTTCACTCTTTTCTTCCTTCTTTATTTCTAAATCTGCTACTACACTTAACGCATAAAAGATAAGATAAAAATGTGGTGAGATAACTTCCCCAGCATAGTATAAAGAATAGTCATCATCAAACAATGGATTAGCGTCATCAAGGTCTCTCAATCGATTAATTAAATCAAACTGGTCTGATGATGAGTCTAAAACAGCTGCGATTTGTTCTAACATATCTTGATTATATTCTTTTTGAGTCTCTAAACCCCAAATACTGTTATAATAAATATAATCACACTCGAACAAATCTTTTATTACTGGCTTATCTTCTTCTAATACTTCCTCTTCCCACCAACTGCTATTAAATAAGTGATCTAAAATAGCTTTTCTAGCTTTCGTAGCGTTAAATTCTTTTCCAGCTCCCAAAATAGCTGTTTGATCAAGTTTCTCAAACATATAGCTAGGCGAGTTGTATGGAAGATTTCTTACGCTAGGTTTCCAGGTGCAATCAAAAGAAAATGAGCCATGATCACCATACCAATGCATATAATTTCTATCACATAAGCAATATATAGGTGAGTGATCATTTAACCAAATTTCAATTCGCTCTAAATCACCAAATTTTTCAATCTTATAATCTAGATTATCTAAATTTAATCCAGGATAATACTCTTTACAAATTTCAAATAAATTAATGTTTCCTAACATAATATTTACCTGCTTCGTACATCGGATTATAATCTGATAAATCTATAATCTGTTCTGGAACCTCTTCTAAGGTACTTTCATCCACTCTATAATCTACGTAGTTTATCATTATTTCTAAATTATCCGCATCAAATGTAGTGTAATAATTTCTCAAATAATACTCGCCAGTACTAACTAAGGTCCCATCACTATCTTTTATAGCGTTTGTGTATAACTCCCCTTTAACTTCTTCTACGAATGGAAGAGCTGATGGCTTAGCTTTGTAGTATTTTTCCATACTTATATTTCCTTGTAAAATGGATCTGTTGTTTCATTATAAATATCCATTGGCTCACTACAATTATACCAACAGTATTCGACTAAACGCACATCATCCATATTTACGTTTGGAATAAGTTGTTGGAATGTTCCTAAATACTTATCTTTCTCTCTTTTTGATAGAGCTCTAGATTTAGCAAAATCACCTGCGTCAGCACCATAGTCGCTTTCAAGAACATAATCTAAGTAATGCTTTCCATTATCTGTTCCTACAACCTCAAAAAACTTCTCATCTACCCCATATCTTCTATTAAAAGCAGCAGGATTTTCGCTCTCAATTTTATATGGATCTTCCTCATAACCATATTTTTCAAGGGGTAATCTTAATGCTTTATTTCTTTCATAATCACTCATAATAAGCCTCCAATATCATAAAAGTATACAGGAATATGTACTGTATACTTTATTTTATATTAATTTTCTTCTTGATAAGCTGTTAAATAAACAAATTTATCTACATAATCTCTATCTTCTGTAAAAATAGGAATAGCTCTATCAATAAACCATTTTCTAGTTTCAGAGTCTCTAACACAGCATGCACCGCGTTTTTTCCAAATCTCTAAATCGTTCCAATTAACATCTTTCTCAAGCATCATTTTATCTTGCAATTGAGAAAGATTTAAACCTTGCAAATCCTTATGTGAAAAAAGCGACCTAGCTAGCATCTGCACACTATTTTTACTTGCATCATTTTGACGCCAAATAAAATAATTGCAAACTTCTTCTTTAGGAATGTTAAAACATCTAGCATCGAAGCTACCCATAAGTGGATTAAGATTTTTATCGAGATATTTCAATGGATCGATACCTAATTTTGCTTGCTGCACAATTAATTTTTGAAAATTTCTATTAAAGTACATAGTAGCTACACCAGCCATAACTGAGCTTATCTTTTGCACAGCGTAATCAAAAAATGCTTCTGTTTGTTTAGTAGCATAATCTTGCAATAAAATAGAGATTTCATCACTTTGTACATAACCAAAAACAACACCAGGTGTTTCCTTGCAAATATCTTCTAAAGTCATCTGCATAGCCATACCAAAGATAGTATCAAACGGCTTTTCAAATTTTTTAGTTAAAGTGTGAAACGCTCGTACATCAATTCTAACGATAACTGGTGTACGTCTCAATAAATATGTTTTAGCTCTATTTTCATAGTTTGATTTGATTCTATCACCCAATTCGTCTTTAATCATGTGTTATTGATTCTCCTCATAAGACTTTCTGAAAACTCATCTTTTGATGACTTTCTACACTCAGGACACTCAACCATGAGAGTTGCGTTTCCTTTATCATCAAATACATTATACGTATTAAATTCCTGGTCATATATGAAAATAGTATCACAATGTGGACATACTTTATATCTAATATTATCTGTTAATATACATTTCATATTTAGTCCTCAACATCATAATAAGGTCCAGAAAATGGGCTTGGAAGAATATCATCATCCACATCATAATTATAGTCTTTTTCAATCTTATGACAGACTTCCATTGCAGCGTTTACAACTTCTTCCGCAGTCATATTTTCATAATCGCAAGCTCTAGTCCAATCAGCGAAATAAAATCTTATTAAAACATCGTAAAGGACTTTTTCTTGAATTTCTCGCTTATACTGATCAAATAATTTTTTAAATTTCTCATCTATAGGTAATGCGTCAAATAATACTTTATCGTTCATCTTTTAAATCCAGATCTATAGTAAATTTTTTAGCTAACTCAGCCAGTTTATAATCAGCAATAGTGAAATATACGACACGCTCAGTCTCATCACAGTCGCCGATTTCCTCAGCTTTTTTATCTGCTTCTATCAGAACATCTCTAATAAAAAATCTAAGTTTTTGAGTTAAAGCATTTGCGATATCTGCTTCAACTGTTTGAAATTGTAATTGCAAATCTTTTCTAGCATTTTCGCTTCTCAACTCAATATTTTCTTTTTGTAGCTTAGCAGCTTTTTCCTTAATCACATTATTTGCATCTTTGTATAAACGATACTTTTCTTCAAGATTATCAAAATCATTTTTCAACTTAGTATAACTCTCTGCTAGTACATCATGCATACTCTTCCAATGGTCGCTTTCAATAACATGTTTACCAGACTGTTCAGTCAATCTTTTAACTTCGACTTTCAGTTGTTCATTTTCTTTTTGTATTCCTTGATACCCGCTAATATAAACTTCTTGATCAGATACATAGCCATTAATTTGTCTTTTTTGGTCAGCTACGATTTCTTCTAACTGATTGATTTTGCTATCTGCACCAGCCAACTCACACTTTAAAGCATAAATATAATTAAGAATATGACCATAAGTTAATGTTTTAGCTTGATTAGCAAGTATTAAACTAGTAATTTTATACTCAGCGTTATTTTTGAGGTATTCTTCGATTTCGTAAGGCTCAAATTTTACATTATCCATATAATTAATTCTCCACTTTTTGAGCTAGTCTCTTCACTTCTGCAAAACAATTTTCATAATCATTAATGGCATATAAACGATGTTCCCCGAGTGTTCTATAAACAACTTTTGTGTTATCCATAGGATTAATAGTACCAATCGTATATAAATAAAGCTTTCTAGCTTCTATGTATTCAATATCAGTCACAAAACCAGCCATAACATTTCCATATCTATAAGAATACTTTGTTGAGTATGTCTCACCATAAACATTGGGAAATAAAACAGCTTGGCCAATTTTAGCGTCATTTAACATAACTTACCTCAATATCAGGGAAATATTTTTCAAGAAAATGTTTATCATGCACCCCACTCACCCCAGAGAACTTTTTAATATTAAATTGATCGGCGATTTTCCGCAATTTTCTCCAAGCAGTTTCAGAACAAGCTTCCCTAGCATATAACTCAATAAGCGTCTTCCCCTGCATATTATCCCATATATAATCAAAATATGTCATGTTATCATAGCAATCATGTTTTCTGCATGCGAGACGTTTAACATCTACATAGATATTTTCATCATACCAGAACTCGAAACCACTTGATATGTCCTCAATAGCATTTCTATCGATAAGATTATTATCAAACAGCTTCTTAAACACTTGATATTCATCCCCATCTACCTGAATTGTAATTCTAGGATCAAAAACAACATCTTCGAAAGATAAATTTTTTCTCTTTATAAATGCATAAACATTTTCGCCGCTATCATTTGTTAAAGACGTATCTGGATAATTTTTCTCACCAGCAAATCCTTCGTGATAATATTGCACATTCTCACATCCAGTCGCTTTTTTAATGAGCGCGTCAAATTTATCTTTAGCTTCTGGTTCGATATAATACTCGAAAGCTTCAGATCCTTTTCTATCCTTATGATAATTATATCTAACAAATAACCCTACCAAATAACGCAATTTATCAATTGGTCTATCTAAAATCCTAAATGGAGCTCTATGAAATTCGGAATCATCACTAGAAAATTGAAGTAGATGGAATGTATTAGTTTTTTTATCTACATTATAACCATTACCTAAAGTTAAATCCCAATCGTCGTAGCCATTTCTAAATTCTTTAGCAATACAAATAGAATGCATTGAGCTTGAATTCGTTTCAAAACAACCTTTTCTAATACTAAGCATAATCGTATATCACCTCACATAATCACATTATTTTGTATATTTAGAATTGCTTTCTTTATAAGTTGCGCATAATCAAAAGGAATAAACTGATCTTTATTAAAATGAATTATATAGCTATAATCACCATTTATCTTTTGCTCTTCGAGACTGACATATGTTAACAAATGTTTCAATAAAGATTCTTTTTCACTATCTGATAACTTAGTGTTTAACATAATTTATTTATCCTCAATATTTCTTTTCTCACAGCAACCCTTGCAGTTACAATCTTTGCATACCCACCTCTCAAAAAGCCAATCTGCAAACATTCTAATAGGTATGCATGCAATCATTATACCTACAGCGATTAATATTCCTAACATTTCTTCTCTACTCATGTTTAACCCCATTTTATTAAATTAATCTTACACCACATCTTGGACAATAATCGCAGCCAGTGACTTCTTTTCCACAAACTGCGCACTCATATCTTTTTATTCCATCTGTAGTAGAATTATATTTAGGGTTAACTCGCTCATTTTTATATTTAGCATGAATTGTGCAAGCTAATTCCCAACATTTTTCATCCCAAACATCTGGATAAATAGAAAGCTCATCTTTAATCGTTTTATAAATATCTACAACATCTATTCTTGTCATAATTACCATTCCTTGCTAGAGACTAGGGGTGGAAGCTTCGATAAAAATTTGAGCTTATCAATGCTGTTTTGAGTTTCAGAAATTGTTTCTTCTAAATTCTTAATAAACGTATCAGCACAAATCAGATTGCATAAATCCCAATCTTCTCCAGAATCATATTCTACGATCAATTGCTTACCTGCGTATTTTGAAAAGTCCTTCTCATAGATATTAAAGCTGCTACATAAATTAAATCTAAGATAATAAATTATATAATACCAATCATCTGGATCATTACACTTAAATGTATCATAAATATTATCCATAAACACTAACTCTTGCACGTATGTTTCATAAATATCCTTAGCTTCGTGCAGTTTGCATCTGTGTTCAGTATCAAAAGTCTTACCATCAAAGCTTTCATATAAAATTTTGGTTTGAGTTTCTGTTGACTTGATTATTCTCATAATTACACCTTCGCTATATTATCTAAAGGATATGTTTCCTCAATAACATCATTATATTCAGTAATTTCAATTTCAACAATTGCATGGGTACTGGAAATAGCCTTTATTGTACCAAATCTACACCCAGGTACAACAACTAAATCGCCAACATTTAAGTCTTTCATATTTCACCTCAAGTTCTTTCTTTAAGTTTTACACTACAGTGAGGGCAACGAAGTGGGTAAGAATACTTACCAACTCTACCACCACATTTTATGCAATTAAAATATTTCCAATTTGCATATTCGTCCCAATCATTTTCAGCTTTTGGCTCATATATAGGCTCTTTCTTTTTAGACATAATCTTTAATCTCTCTGCTATCACTCTGTCTCTGTTGCTTATTTGTAAGCTTTTTCTTATTAGGAACAACCCTGGTTCTCAAAACATTACCATGACGTACTCGCTCAAGTCTTTGTTCAGGTGTTTCTTTTTTAATATCTATTTTAGGTATTTTGAGTACAATTTTGTTTTTCATTATTAAACCCTTAATATTTTATTCGCAAATATATTATATAATAAATTTAAAAATAAATCAACTAAAAATACCACAGGTTCTTAATTTCCTGTGGTATTATCTATAAATGTATTAAATTTATCTAAAGCTTTTTGTTTATTTTTATTAGGCTTACCCTTTATCGATACCTCTAAATGCTTTTCAAAAAGATGTTTTATTTCTTTTTGTGCTTTTTTATAACCATAAGCAACTCCATCTCGATAACCCTTACTGGATTTATTAGGGTTTATACCAAACTTTCCTGGACCCTAACTTCCGCTAGTAGTGTTTCTAAGTTGATATCCTTCATTAGCCCATTTTTTGCAATAGAATAATTCTTTTTCATCTAATACATCTTCATTGCAATATTCAGCTATAGTTACTTTATATCCAGTTAGATTTTCTTCGGAATACAATCCATGTTTACGAATACTTAAATCTATATGCTGATCGTAGCCCTTGAGATGCTAAATTATTCTATTTCTACAATTTATAGACTAGCCAACATAAGCGAACTTAAAACCTTCCTACTCTCTGTAAAAGATGTATATTCCAGATTTTTCTTCTATATTTTTATCTATAAGATTATAATCTAAAAACATCAATCTGTTTTCTCTCTTACAACTAATATTTTATCTTCCTGTCGAACAATCTCGTACTCATCTCTTTCTTCATAGACATAAAATTTTTCTGCTTCTACATGGTAGTAATTTTCATAGTGTGGGGTACCTACATATGGAACTGTTGCAATAAAATAACCTAATACACAGATTATTAGACTCATCATAACAGTGCAGCCTAAACTTGTTAAAAGCATATTCATTTTCTTCAAAAAAAGATTTTTGAATGCGAACACAAATGATAAAAAGCCTAAAATGGAGATGCCTACAACAAAAATCCAAAAGAAGGTCCAGTTAGGATCTACAAAAATTAGATGCTGTTCAGTTTTTAATATAATATCTTCAAACATAGTTCACCTCAATCGTTCATATTAAAAGCGTTGTTTTTACGTACTGCAAATTCTAAATCCTTCAAACCCCTACAATTAGCTATTACTTCAAGAACTTCTTCATCTATATCCATGAAACTTTTCATAAGTTCTTGCCAGCTTATATACCCAGTAAAGTATGCAGCAAGGTCAGATGCATCTAACTTATCTTCCCACACAGCAGCAAATAGAACTTTATATTTTTTACCAAAATATCTAACAGTTTCTACTTCGTACTTTTTTGGTTTGTAGTTGCTATTAGGACTATTGAAGTATTCATAATCACCATGTAACTGGAGGATACCAGTGGTATTTAATTGCATACGCTCTCTATTCCAACAAATCTTAATTCTTATAGCGTGCTGAATATCACCTTTTGTGGAGATATAAAAAGAAAAATCAATGTCTTCAACCTTAACAGATTTTCCCCGAACATTAGCCATCTCCAGTAAAAAGCGTTCATGTTCTTCTGGTGTTTCTAAATCTTCAAGCACATTAAAATCTTCTTCTAAGTTTTCCATAATTAATTGTTTCCCAAAAGTTTTCTTGCACAATAAACACCCATAACCGATGCCATCATAAGACCTCTAGTCCAACCACTGCTGTCACCTAAACAGTGTAGACCGATAACCGATGTATTTAAGTTTTTATCCATCTCTACTTTATTACTGTAAAACTTTAATTCTGGACTGTATAAGAGAGTCTCATCACTCGCAAAACCTGGAACAACCTCATCTAACTGTTTAATAAAGTTTATAATGTTAGTCATGGCTCTATAAGGCATCGCAGCAGTAATATCACCAGCAATAGCATCAGGAAGAGTGGGTTTAACATTACTTCTATTTAATTCTTTTTGCCAGGTTCGCTTACCATTGAGAATATCACCAAATCTTTGCACCAAAATGTGTCCATCACCGAGCATATTTGTCAGCTGACCTACCATCTTAGCATATTCGATAGGTTGATTAAATGGTGTAGTAAAATTGTGTGAGCAGAGAATCGCTAGATTAGTATTTGTTGATTTAGTATTTTTAAAAGAATGGCCGTTTACTACTGCTAAACCTTCGTCATAATTTTCTTGAGCAACAAACCCACCTGGATTTTGACAGAAAGTTCTTACTTTATTTCTAAATGGATTAGGGTAACCAATCAATTTTCCTTCATATAAATTTTTATTGATAGTTTCCATAATTTCATTTCTACACTCAACACGGACACCAATATCTACAGTACCTGGTAAGTGTGCAATATTATGTTTTCTGCAGCATTCTTCTAACCACGCTGCCCCTCTTCGACCTGTAGCTACAATTACCTTATCAGCATAATGTTTAGTCTCGGTGATAAAGCGTTTATCGGTAATTACACCTACACATCTATTGTTTTCAATAATCAAATCGTCTACTTCAACTCGATCTATAATCTCAACACCATTCTCAATAAGATATTGTTGGATATTATAGTAAACTTTATGAGCTTCTTCTGTACCTAAATGCCGCACTGGACAATCCACCAGTTTCAAACCAGCTTTAATCGCTCTTCTTCTAATCTCAGTAACTTCTGGATTATCTAAATTTAAACCTTCTATAGTTTCGCTAGCACCAAAATCCAAATAGATATTATCAGTATATTTGATCAATTCTTCTACTTTATCGTAGCCAATAAGTTCAGGAAAATCTCCACCAACTTCCGGACTTAAAGATAACTTACCATCAGAAAAAGCTCCTGCACCACTAATACCTGTAGTGATGTTGCATGGATTACAGTTAACACATTTTTTCATCTTATCTTTAGGACAATGTCTATTCTGAACTAACTTACCCTTTTCGAAAATGGTAATTTGACCCCCAAAGTTGTTTTTAATTAGTTCTAATGCGGTAAACAGACCTGCTGGACCTCCGCCTACAATAATAATTTTACTCATCTATTACCTCTATATTTAGATTATTATCTTCTTGAGCAATATTTCTTTTTGAGCTCAATATCTCTTCTGCTCGATAAACTGCAGAATAGAAATTATCTTTTGCTTCTTCGCAAGCTTTTCTTATAGCTGCTAAGTCATTGCTACTAACAGTTGATAATATTTCAGGTTGGTTTCCGCCCTGTCTATACACTATAATTTTTCCAGGTGCTAAGCCTTCTTCTGATAACTCATCGCAATCTACAGAGCCATCTTCTACTAATAAAAGTGGGCTAGTAAATCTAACTAACAGATTAGTATAACTGTTCATGAGCAAGTTGTATTGGCGTTGATACGGTATAAGGTCATCGACTAACCCATATCTTCCAAAAATCTGATCTTCTGGTATATTATAGCTAAATAACCAACGGTGGATAACTGGTTTCATAAGATTATAAACAGAATGTTGCTCCCAATAAAATCTATTATCACAACGCACAGGTTGATTTGAGAAATCGTTCCACATAACAAATTGATCGCCAGCAACAAAATCTTTTTGATATTGCTCATATGTAATATTTGTTTTTTCTTCTAACATATATGTACCTCTTGCTTATATTATATAATTTATTATAAGTAATTTCAACTATTTTTTACCGTAGATCTATCAATTCTCTCTATTTCTGTATTTAAGTACTCAATAGCTTTTCTTAAATTTTCAATCGCTTTATATTTAGCATCAATAGAAGCATTATTTGAAAGATCGCATTTACTTATATACTGTATAGCATTACCTAAACAGTAATTTAAGTTTTTATCTAAAATATAATCTATGCATTCTATGTTATCTTGACTATCATCTCCGGCGTCTTTATCTGAGCTAGTTGTCATGGTAAACCCAGGTAATATATCCGAATCATGCGCTAAAGACATTTGGCAAGCATCGCTTATTTTTCTATCTATATATTCTTTAAGCTCTCTATTTGTCATTTCAGTTTCTAAATCATCCATTCGCATAGAATCATCGTAATATTTATCCACTTAAATAGTCCTCCACATAATATTATACAAAATAAAAGACCCCTAAATGCAGGGGTCTTAAAAATTACTTTCCAGTTATTCTTATTATATTTTGATTTCTAGAGCCTCTAAACTCTAAGGATATATCTTTTTCCTCTTCTATAAATGGTCCATCTACTAATACATCTACGCAAGAGTGTATCATTTCTAACTGCTCTACAGATAGACTCTCATAAGTGTATCCAGTATATAACCAAATAATAATTTTAGGAAATTTTTCTCTGACTTCTTCTAGTAAATTTTTGACAGCTATAAAGTTGCACGGCATAAGTGGGTGACCACCAGAAAGTGTTAACCGTTTTATTTCAGGTCTTTCTAACTCTGAAAATAATTTTTGTTTAGCATTTTCATCAAAAGGCTTACCGAAATTTGGATCCCAGGTTTCTTTATTATGACAACCTGGACATTGGACATCACAACCAGATATCCAAAGAACTACACCAATACCCTCACCATTGCAAACATCACAGGTCGTAATGTCACAAATATTCATTAAGCATTATCCTCGCTATCTTTTAATACAGAAATACCTGTATGTTTTACCCTAGCTTCGGTTTCTTTCTGCTTACCATAATTGAAAGAATCTTTATAGGAACCTGTCAAATAACCTGTCACACGTCTCAATCGCTGTATTTTTGTACTACCGCATTTAGGACAAATATCTTCTGTAATTTCTGCTTGATAGCCACAACTCATACATTGATCTACCGGTACATTAATCGCATAGTACGGGATATCATGATCCATAGCAAAATTAACTAAATCTTCTAAAGCATCTATGTTTTTTGCTACAGATGCATCTAACTCAGTATATGTTATACAACCAGCTGAACTATATCCAGTAAGCTCACTTTCAATTCTTATTTTTTCAAAAGCATCTATTTCTTCCCAAACTGGTACGTGGATAGAATTTGTAAAATACTCATGATCTGAAACTTTAGGAATAACACCATAAGCTTCTACAAATTTATTCATTGCAGTATAACAAAGATTCTCAGCTGGTGTGTAATATACGCCAAAATTAAGCTTATATGTTTCTTTATACTCAGCACATTTTTGTTTATATAAGGAACAAATTCTCTTTGCTAGTTTCATTCCTTCTGGTTTAGTATGATTACAACCAACTAATAATTCTAAAGTCTCAGCCATACCTAACATACCGATAGCTAAAGTACCATGTTTTAATGCTGATCTAATTCCTTCTTTCGGAATGTAACCTTCCATAGTTCCATTTTCATACATAAATTTTGCAGAATCTGATGATTGACTTGAAATCCATTCGAATCTATCAATTAAAGAATCTTTCGCTTCTTCTAACTTAATTCTCAAAAGGCGCATAAATTTCTTAACATCTTTCTCTGCTTCCATAGCTAATGTTGGAAGAATTATAGTAGTAGGTGCTATGTTTCCTCTACCGTCTTTTAGTTGAGCAAAGCCGTTTATATCATAACCATTCGCTGTTCTACACATTTTATCTAACATTACTGTTAGCACTGACTATATCTTCTACTTTTATTATAAGTAGTCTTCCGCTTCGGATTGGTGCTTATCTCCAATCCTACTTCCTTAAACTCATCAGGAATAGTCGATACACTTTCAGTTGAGAATAGATATTCTATAATTATTTACAATAATATCATGTTTAATAATTGCTAACTCAACATTTAGAAATTTTGCTGCTTTACTTTTACTATTAAAAGTATATACCTCTTTTGTTTCTAAATTTAAAAGCTAAACTTTTATTCCTTTTCTAGTAGATGGATCAAAATTCTCATATTCTAAAAGAAATTGATCATCTTCCCAAGCAAAAGCCCAGGTATTTTTATATAGGTAATTGTAACCACAACAGCGTTTTCTTATAAAACCAGTTACATATGTACCAAAAAACCTAGCACATTCCGCGGTCGAACCAAAATGAAATTCTTCTCCGCTTTTTGTGTTTTTACATTTAACACCTTTTGACATACCATTTTTAGAACCAGAATTTGCTTTTGAGATTTTACGTTTTATTTTCTGCATTTCTTCAATACTTTTAAATTTATATGTATTTCCGCCGCATTTATTTTTATTATTTGTCTCATTATAACCAATATCTGGCTTAAAGCTTTCATAAAAATTTATCCAATAATACTCTTTTTCAGTTAAATCTTCTTGATTTTCAGCAAAATCTATATCTTCTAAAATAAAGTTTTCTGGACCATATTTTCTTATAGCTCTAGCTAAATGCGTATCTAAATCATTTGTTAAGGCACCTTTAACATGATGTTCGAAACGTCTTCTAGATGTATTTTTTGTTTGACCTATATAAATTTTATTATTTTTTAAACATGTTATTTTGTATATAACCAAATCTATCCTCACCCGCTTAGCACGGTCTCATCCAGGATGTCTGGACCTAACCGTTAGCAAAATATTATCAATAAATTTAGCATAACCTTTAATTAAAAATATTTAAGGTTCTACCCATTTAGTAATATTAAACACCCTCGAGCGAGGTTCAAAAGATTTTAGATGAGCTGTAGTTTACGCTTACCCATCGTTGAAAAATATGTTTTAGGATCTTTTGGATCATATCCAGCATTACCACTCCAATCTACATTAGCATAGTTGGGGTATAATCTCTCAGCAGTTGATTTTAATGCTAGCCTAAATAAATCATAATTAGGATCACCCTTTTTACGGTTAACACCCTTCATGCATTGAAATATAACACATGGGAAGATAGATGTTTTATGAAACTTACCTAAACCCTGTCTACACACAGTAAGAATTTCTTTACTGACTAACCGCCCTTCTTCTTGCGTACATGTTCCTAAATTAATGCTGGTGAAAGGAAGTTGGCAGCCAGATCTACTTTGCAATGTATTTAAGTTATGATATAAAGCTTCTACTGCTTGATGGGTTTCTTTTTTAGTCATTTTCATAGCATATCTATAAACTCTTCTAAATCTTTTTAAGTTTATAGTAGCATCATCGAAAGGTAATTCTTTTGGTGGTTGATAGTTTCTAGTATCCTTAAACAATTTCCACCACTTGAAAGGTAATTCTTCCATACCATCTTTAAAATGTTTTGCAAAAGATTTTCTCACATATGGAACCATCGTCCAATCTAGATGTGTTGCACTTACTCCACCGAATTGTTGTAAACTTTGTAATTGGAATATAACAGCAACTAACTGCATGGCTGTATTAACACTATTTGCAGGTCTAACATCAGTTTGTCTAGTATTAAAGCCTTTAGCTAATAGCTTATCAAAAGGAATACTTAAACAGTTATGACTTCCAACAGCATAAGAATCGAGGTCATGTATATAAACCTCATTATTGAGATGATTCTCTCTAGTTTTGGGTGATACACAATAATCTAAAGCAAACTGTTTCATTATTAAAGATGATGTTTCACCAATTCTACCACCAAAAGATTTTTCATCTAAGTTAGCATTTTGATTTTGGATATCTTTGCATGCTACTTTATTCGCAATAGCATCCATCATCTTAGAATATTTATCTCTAGCTAATTCTTTCGTATATCTATGTTTTATATATGATTTAGCTAACTCATATTTATTTATTTTAATGAGATAATCTTCCACTGCATCCTGGATATCATCTATAGTAAACATAGTTGCATTTTCTTCTGCTAGCTTCTCGATCTTCTCAGCTATATTGTTTATTATAGTTTTAGATATTCGATACTCTTCTAAAACTGTTTCATTAGCTTTTTCTAAAACAATTTTTATTTTTTCTTTGTCAAATTTTTCACGCTTACCGCTTCTTTTTACTATAAACATATTACTCCCTCTATATGGAAAAGGACTAACTATTCTTAAGTAAATAGTTTATCCACACATAGTTTGTTATACATTATCTTAAAGATAAACCATATAGATCTACAACATCTTGATCACTATCTTCTGCATGAATTTTTATCAGCTCAATATAATCATTATAATTTTCTACTATAGCTTCTTTTGTTGCTATAAGCCATTCTTGCTTATATTTTCTAGTCTGATAAATATCATTTATTTGTGGTATCAAGAAATTTTGTACCCCATCTGTAAAAATTGGTCCACCTAGATAATCGCGTCTTAATCTATAAATTTTCATATGCAACATTAAATGCTCTAACATGTTACAGTATGTTAGATGATCACTTAATTGATATTCGAAAGGGTATTTTAAGGCTAATTCTTGAGTGCTTAAGCTATGACATGTCCAGTCATTTGGATTCCACTCATAATCATGATGCACGTAAAGTCCTTCTTTAGCTCTTTTTATTTTGTTATTTGTAGATTTGCAACTCTCAGTAAGAAAATAATTTCCTTGAGGTAATCCGTATTTATTTTTTAGGAAGTTGAGTTGGTCATCATAAGATAAATTATACTGGTGCCATAATTCCTTACTATCCATATATCACAACCCCATGCTAAAAAGATCTAAAGACATAGTGTTCATTTTTTGAATTTTATCTTGCTTATCTAACTCGTAGTATATTACTAACCAGCCTTTTTCTACCATCGAATATACAATGTCGCATATGTATATAATTTCGCCACTTTTATTCTTAATTTTTTCACCAATTTTAAATGAAATAGAAGGTGTATCCATAAGTTTGTCCTCTATATATCTATACATGAAAATAAGCTCAGAATTTTATCTGAGCTTATTTATTTACTATTTTATATTATAAAGCAATTTTTGTTCTCGCTCTCGTGATTTCTGTTTGCTTACAACCTCTATATTCCTCATGGGCTTTAACAGTCGCTGTAAATTCGAGCTCAGTATCTGGAGCTAAATCTTTGCTGGTTGTCCAAACAATCTCATCATTACCGACTTTCATTTTATAAATATATACCCAACCAAATTGGCTACTTCCAGAATATACGCATTCAGGTATAGCCTTAAATGTGATTTTTTGCCCAACTTCGCCAACATAATTTGACTGAGCTTTTTGCTCTTTTTCTTTATTCTGATTTTCAATGCGAAGTTTTGTACCAATAGCAGAAACAACTAACCCAATTTTATCTGCGCCAACATAATCAGTCTTAAGAATAGTTTTAATATTATTTACATAATCATCAGACGAATCAAGATCTCTATAGAAAGAATACACATTTTCTACAGTTTCTTTTGCTTCTTTAGATATTTCTTTATATGTTTCATAAGTTTTCTTGCCAGTATAGTAGTCTATATAATTAGTAATCATCATAAACACTCTACTAGAAGTGCTATCAGTCTCTAATTCCCAGGACTTGCTCTTGCTGATATAACCATGATGTCTAACTTCTTCTGCAGCTTGCTCCAAAATATAGCTCACCTTATACATGGGCTTAATTCTGGTGATATTGTCTTTTTCACATTCTTGCAAATATTGCTCAAGGTCATCGAAGAAAGACAAATAAGCAGCGTATCTACCCAAATCTACACCAGTGTAATCTTTTACACAACTTTTACCTACCTGGATATAATCATCGGTTTCATTATTTTTCAAAATAATTGTAGATTTTCTGTAGCGCTTAGTGTTGCAATGATCGCATTCTCTGCGAGTCTTATAAATTTCAGGAACATAAATATCCTCAGAAATTTTCTTAATAAGATTTTCTTGAGCTTCTTCTACCCATTCGAGAGATGCTACAAAAGAATAATCACCAACTTTATAAGAAGCATTTACATCAATATCTACTAACTCATAAAGATATCTAGGACTATTTTCGTTTAAGCACACATAAGGCTTAGATTTAAGATATTCGCAGGTACCATATTTTTCGAATTTAGATGCAAATTTTTTCATCTTTTCTTCGAACATTGCTACTAAATCTTTATGGATTGTGTATTTCATAATAAAAATGACCTCTTCCTTTATTTACAATTATATTATAATATAAATAAAGGAAAAGATCAACTATTTTAATTATTTATTTTAAGAATTGTTATGGGAATTAAAGAGTTTCAGCTCCATTGTAGTTATGTTCTACAGTTTTAGCGCTTGAGCCTGTAGTCATAGTTCTGTTAGCCATATTTACGCGGTTAGCGACGTCAATTGAGCAATTGAAAGTAACACCAGTTTTTGCTGTTAGCATCGTGCCATCTGCAGTTTTATTTTCAATAGTATTACCAATTACTGAACCACCTTGCAAAGTAATATTAGAAGCAGAAGTTCCGCTAAATGCAAGACTTGAACCAACTACTCTATCTGCATAAAGGTTATCTACACCCTGGAATTTGCAACCAGTCATAGTCATGCTAGTAAATGCGCAAGTAGCTGCTGAGCTTACAACATTAACATTAGTAAGATTAAGTACCCAATCACCATAAACAACAACAGAAGGAAGAGTTAACTTACCTCCAGTCATTTGGAGTTCGAGAGGATAAGTACCTGCAACAGCTGTAGAAGTGATTTGAGGGAATGCGATGTTACCACCGATAACATTAAGCTTATATGCTTTAGCCTCAGCAAATTTAATATTAACATTTTGGCAGTTATAGAATTCGCAATTGCTATCAATAACTACAGTTTGATCAGGACCAAAATGACAATTATAGAAAGTATTTACACCATAGAATCTAATTACAGCAGTTTCAGGAAGTTCAAGGAATGAGCATGCTGTAAAGGTGCAATTTTCAAACTCAGGAACTAGAGCATTTCCCTCATCATCTGTTGTATCACTGGGTTGCCAAACAATGCCTTGACATCTACAATTTCTATAATTAGCATATCTAGCTCTAGCGTTAGTTAAAAGCAAGTTTTGTCTTACTTCAACAGAATCATCTACAAAATTAAGTTCCATAACATTTTCAGTATTAATTGTATCCATTAATAAAAATTTCCTTATTTCTAATTATTTTATTTTGCTTGGCCAAGCAATCTTTGTTCATTTATATATACCGTTAAAAAACACCAATTTTATTCTATCCCTTCACATTCTGTAATAGACTCTAGATAAATTTGATTCGAGTTTATGCTAAGTGGATAAGAATATCTAGAACTATAATACATTTGAGCGAAAACAATATCATAGGTAAGACCTGGCGCTATCTCATAATTATCCTCTCTAGGAATATACAGCAGTGGCTCACCATCAAGATTTGCAATGTAATAAGTATCATCATACTCTTCTATTGATATACCTTTAACGATATAGTAACCTGGAGCATCCTATATTGTAGCTATTTCGTAAGGATTTACTTCAACTAAATAATCATCATAACCGATATCATTAATGTTTGTTAACTGCACTCCATCATGGTATAGTTTAACAGTACCAGTAAAATCTGTTATAACCTATCCCTAAGTAGTAAACTCTTCTGGTAACCCACCATTCATATAAACTGTAGCATAACCAGTAGCATCGCACAATAATGCATAATTACCCTTAACAGCAACTACATAGCATTCTCCAGAGAAGATAAAAGAAGTGCCATCCTCAAGTGCAGAAACTTCGGTTAAATCAGACACCTCTGCTACAGTAGGTTCATCAGGTTCATCAGGGGTTATTGCCCCCCCCC